TAGTTCATTCTCTTGATCTTCATCTAGTTCATTCTCTTGATCTTCATCTAGTTCATTCTCTTGATCTTCATCTAGTTCATTCTCTTGATCTTCATCTAGTTCATTCTCTTGATCTTCATCTAGTTCATTCTCTTGATCTTCATCTAGTTCAGCATCCTCTTTTTCTGTATCTGAGTCTTCATAATAGGCTTCATCTATTTGATTTTCATTGTCTTGTTCACCTTCGGTTGAATCATTATCATATTCAGTTATATTATATTGTTCACTTCCATCAGATTCTTCAGTAGATTCATCTGATAAACTTTTGTTTGTAATATCTGTTAAAAATATATTACTCATATTTTCATCATTATTTATTTCATGATATATTTTTAATTTATTTACAAAATTATTTGTTATAATTCTAATACCATATACATTGCAATTAAATACATATCTGAAAATATAAATAAATAATAATTTAAATAAAATAATAGTTATTTGCAAAACGTCATTTAATTTTTTATATTTATTTACACATATATTTACTAATTTATTACGTTTTTGATAATTTGTTATTATTTGTGGGACATTCGGTAATATTTTATTAAATAAAACAGAATTAATAAATAAATTAAATAAAATAAAATAAATAAAATAAATAATTTTTAATTGCGATAAAGCAATACCATAAATTGCTATTTCTATTAATTGCATAGTATATAAATTAAAATATAAAATTATTGTTTAAATATATATATCTAATAAGTTTTAAACAATTTCAAATAATTTATAAATAAAAGTATTTTTATATTTATTTATTTCTATAGTTTTATTATATATTTTACCTTTTGATAAATATTTAATTGTTAGCATAGTATATTCTTTTGGTATATTTAAATAAGAAAACACATATAATTCAATAGCTGAATTATAATATTTAATTGCATGTGCTAAATTGTATGATTGTGTTAAATCATTATCAGACACATAAAACTCTAATAGCACTGGTAAAATATGATTTGTATAATTATTAGTAATTTGATATGTATTATCTATTTTATAGATAACTTGATAACCAGTTAACCAACTAAAATATTTTATTATTATAAATGGCATTAAATATAATAAATAATTAATAAATGTATCAAGCCATATGTAATGGTCATTTATTTTTAAACCAATTATACTAACAAAAAAATTCTTAATAAAAAAATTTCGTAAATTTATATAGATATTGATAATCATAATAATATAATATATAAATTACTAACTTTTAAATATAATTAAAGAGATTTTAGTGTTTACAAAATAAATGATTAATTTAAATACTAATTTAATTTATGAATGGAATTTATGGTATCATTCTGAAAAAGATAATTGGAAAATATCAGGATATAAAAAAATTTATGAAATGAAAACAATCTGCAACTTTTGGAAATTATATAATAATTGGGATAAATTAGGAGGTATTACAATGAAACATTTTTTTCTTATGAAAAATGGTATAAATCCAATATGGGAAGACCCGCATAATATTAATGGTGGTTGTTGGTCATTTAAAATTCAAGAAGACAATGCAGAAGAATTATGGGAAGATTTATCAATTCATTTAGTATGTGGACATTTATGTCCAACAATCCGCGAAGAAGTTCTTGGATTATCAATATGTTTAAAAAAAAATAATAGTGCTGTAATTAAAATTTGGAATAAAAACTCAAAAAATAATAGTTTAAAATTAATTAATCAAACTATATTACAAAAATGGGGAATGGATATTATTTATATTGCTCACATGCCAAATTAAATGTTTATTCAGACTTGCTGGGGCTTAATACTAATTTAATTTCACCAAGAGCTGCTATTTGATATGTTACTATTATTGGATAATCATTTTTTAAAAATAATGTAACCTGATTACATAAATTAGTACATTTTGTAAAAATTAATAAAAATTTTAATTCAAATAAACCTTGAACAATTTCATTAATATTAGCAGTTGTTGAAACGATAGATAACCCGCCATTTGTTTCACCAACTTCAAACTCTAAATTACCAATTTCTCCCTTACCGGAAAAAAATAATTTTTTAGAGGTTGCTTTAATTTCTATTTTATCTGTTGATGCAGCCATATCTTTACAATATTTATGAAAATCTTGTGATGGTAATGTAATTGAATATGGAAATTGAATTGGGGTAATATCATATGTTTCTTCTTCAATATCCATTAAATTTAATTTAAATGTTTTCTTTTCTCTTTTTTCTACACTTTCTAATATTACAATTAATTTATTAATATCGTCATCATCAACTAACCATGACATTGTATCAAAATGAGACATACATTTTAAACATTTTAATAGATTGCCAATATCAATACCTAAAGTTAATTTTTTTTTGTGATAATTATATTTATATACATCAAATTTATTCGCATCTAATCTCATATATACTAATATTTTACCTGTTTTATTAACTTCTTTTAATACCACACCACCTATAATTTTTTTATTTTCTATAATATTTGTTGAAGATTGTCTCGTAGGATGTGATAAATAATTTGTTTTATTACATTCTTTATTATCTATTACTGTTTGAACATTATTTAACAAATCTTTAGATATATCACATGTCTCTATATTATTATCTAATAATTCATTAGATATTTCAGATGTTTCTGGTTTATCTGTATATTCTTCTATATGGTCTTTAGCAAAAATGGTTGGTTTAATTTTTTCACCAGGTTCATAATTTGAATGTCCTTCTAATTTTATTTTTGATTTTTTCCCTACACGTAAATTATTTTCTTTAGGAAATATAGATGAATCATTGGGAATGATGTGTGAACATGATGGATTATCATATTGAGGTATATTACTTGATAATGGCGAATATTCAGATTGGTCTGTTTTATCTATATACTGTTCTGATATATTGTCATCAATATAATATGGATAAAATTCAAAATTAGCATCCGTTAATAAAGAATTAATGGCATCAGTTACAATTTTAATAGAAGCTGCTTGTGTAGTTTTAAGTTCTAAAATATATACCATTTATTATTTATTATTTGTGTATTATTCTTTAAAATGTTTTTACATATTCAATGAAAAAGTTGTTATGTAATAATTATAATAAAATATATAATTTTATTATAATAAAAACTTTAAATTTAAAATTAATAAAATAAAATCTAATTAATAATATATAATGGCTACAAAATATAACCTTCTAAATCCACATATTTTGGGTGATTTTAAAAATCAAATAACGGCACACACATCAGCTGAAGCAGCTAAAATATTTTATACTAATTTATCTCAACATTTTAATAATGCAGTGCCCCAATTTCATTTTACAATTCAAAAAGGTAGTTCAGGAACAGGTAAATATTATCATTTTCAAGTAAAAGAAGTAAAAAATAAAAATAAAGTTACATTTAAAATTAAACCAATGCCAGACATTGATACATCACATGAAGCCATGGCTCCATTTATGGAAAAATTAGACAAATTCAAAGAAAAAATAAATCAAGACGGTGGGAAAAAGAAAACTCGTAAGAAATCTAAGAAATACGATGATTCATCTGATTCTGATTCGGATGATTTTTATAAAAGTATAAGAACATACCGCCCTGTAAATCAACCCATTTATTATTGGTGGTATGATCCCTATATATATAAACTTGATTCACTTTATATCCCAACATTTTATTCATATATGACTCCTTTTATTGAATTAGGTCTATATCCTTATATTTATCCATAAATTATTTATTAATATTATGATTAAATTTATATATTTTTTATTTTCTTAAACATTTAAAAAATATATCTGTTTTTAATAATTTATCTGGAGTAGTATATTCATCATCTACTAATATTCTCCCACGTTCTGATACATACTCTCCAGATTCATATTCTGGTGGAATAACTCTTTTTACAAATTCTTTAACTTTTGTTGGAATTTCATCTTCTGTATAAAATTCTGGGAAAAATCCTTTTCGCGTTAATGTACTAAAAAAATAATGAATATCATAATATTTGTGTTGTTTTGGTTTAATATTTATTTTATTAGTCCATTCAGCATCTACTTTAGAATTATTAACAACACCTGGAATACATGCAAAATCAAAATCCCATAATTTAATTTGAAATCCTATATTTGGCACAATATATTGTTGTTGATTAATTTTATATAAATATTTTTTATTTGTTTCATCTATATCAATATTATGAATTAATATATTATTTGCTTTCATATCATTATGTCTAAAACTAGGATATTTGGCATGAATGATTGATAAAACTGATAAAATTTGAAAAAATATTGCTTGCCAATGTTTTACTTTCATTATTTTATAATTTTTTCGTAAATAATCTAATAAATCACCACCATTGGCCCATTCACTAACTAATATTGATACATTTTGATAGTATTCACCTTTTTCATATTTTTCTACAAATTGTTCAAACTTTTTATTATTAACAATATTTGATTTTGTTAAACTTAAAAATGGTTTTATACTAGTATTAAATGTAGTTATTGGTAAAACAATATGAGGTGTCTGTTTGCTAATTACTAAATTAGATAACAAACGTATCATTAATAATTCAGTATTTTCTGGCCTTTTTGCATTATACATATCACCATAATTTTCTTTTTTAGGATATGCTACAATTTTAACAGCATACGATTGTTTATTTTCATTGTTAGGCGGTGGATGAACACCTTTAAATGTATGTCCTGTTGAACCACTTTTAATATATAATAATTTTCCCCCTAGGTCATTTATTGCTTTACTAAAATCAACATATTTTTTAGGTAATAATGAACGTATATCATCAGTATTAGTTGAATATTCAAAAGAATCTGAGGATGATTTAAAATCTAATATTGGGTCAATATAATTCCCGCCAACCATTTTTTGAATAATATCAATTCTATCAGAAATAAAATTAAAATTTTTTTTGTTTATGTTTTCTTTTTTATTCATAATTAATTTATATTATATTTTTAATTTATATATAAATACGCCCTCTAAATATATATTTTTATATTATTTTATAAAAATATATATTAATTATTTATAATAACTAATCAGAATTTCCTTGATAAGGATTAATATTTGTATTTCTGCTTTTTTCTTCTATAGTTAATTTATTTTTATATTTATTAAATGTTTTTTTTACCATATCTATGTCAAGTGGTGGTAATTTTGGAATACCCATCCAATATCTTTTTTTATTAATAAAATCTTGAATAAATTCACGAGGATATAAATATATTATTGGTGAATTACTTGATAGCATTAAATGCTGTAGGCTTTTAGGTAATAAATTACTTGAGTGCGGTGGCAATACTGATAATAATTGCATGAATGGTTTTAACGGTGTGCCTTTTGTAAATTTAATTTTACTAATATTAGCAGATTCTAAATATTTTGATATGTCTGATATAAATGGTGGATAATCATATGGATAATACCAGTCCCAAGAAGGACATTCTTCAAAATAATATAATGTAACCCATTTTAACCCCATCAAATAATGTCTCACTATATTTTGACTAAATTCTTCTAATTCATCATCTCCTACGCCCCAATAATGTTTATAATATCTTTTTCTCCAGTGTTCAGGCGCGCCTGATCCTAATTGAATAGGATCATTAACTTTAAATTGCACATTTTCAACCATTGCAACTTCTTTTTCATATGCATCACCATCAGACCTAAAAAATCTTCTCTTTGCATTAAAATGTTCAATTAATATATCATTTTCTGATAATGCTAATTTATTAATAAATGATGTTAAAAATGTACTATTAATTTTATTTTGTGATTTTATTTTATCATCTAATAAATAAAAAATTTGTTTTTTAGCCATAAATAATTCAGTCATAGTATCTGCATAACTAACTATTAAACTTTCAATACCCGATTTATGAATATCTAATGATGGAATATGTGGTAAGAAATCATTTCCTAAAAAATAACATATAAAAATAAAATCATTCACTAATCTTGTATCATCTAATAATTCACCAATAGATGTTTTTGATAAGAAACTTTTAATTGTATTAATAATAGATAATTTCATTATTTTAATACTTACATGATTTAATACTTCTTTGGATTCTTGTTTATTAATTTCATTTGCTTCTCTTAATAAATATATTTTATCAGATTCTGTGGCTAATGCTAAAAAAATTAAATCAGCATCTAAACCATATATAACATAAGAAAAATCATGTTTTTCTTGTTGTTGTTGTCGAATAAATTGTAATAATTTATGTTCTCCTTCTGCTGGTGTAAAACAAGATGAATATATTATATGTTTTTTATAAGTTTTAGCCCAGTCAATTATTCTACTATGTAATTTAACCATAAATTCAGTTCCTGGTGTAATTGCATTACTATTCCAATGATGTGTTAATGGTTTATTATATTTCTTTTTTAAATTATCCCACATTGCTTTATCAGCAAGTGATTTAAATCGCCTACTTCTTTGTTGTTTAATTTTTGCAACTGGTGCTACACCATCAATCGCCAAATAGATACCTTTATTTGGATTAACATGAGATATTATTTTTTCTAAATATTCAAATATTGCATTTATCATTTTATGTTCTAATATATCATTATCTGTTATAGTTGGATTATCTGCTAAAATTTTATAACATACAGGATGTATTAAACAATTTGCATCAATTAAAATGTAATTAATACTATTAATTTCATGCAATATTGATGAATCACTATCTTGTATATTTGCTTTATTAAATATAAATTTATCTTTTTTATAATTTTTCATTAACCATAAGAAAAATCCAGGGACACCCATATTATACTTAATTATATAATATTTTATTTGTTTATATATTAAATTTTTCATAAATAGCCTTGAGCATTCTATTAATCATATTTACATATATTATAATATCAATGTCCTGATTAATATCCATAATATTAAAAACACTTTCAAATCTTAAAATATATTTAACATTAGAGTCTTTGTCTGGATAATTTTTTTTTAATATTTTATAACAATTATAATATTTAGTATCTGAGATATTTTGTTTAAAATTATTTGTAGTATTATAAAATAAAATAATAAATGGATTAATTACAATATTAAATAAATTTCTAGATTGATTATGATATTCGCATTCTGTCCATTTATTATTATTAATTTTTGTAATTAATTTATAATATAATGTATTAGCCGCATAATAATTTCTATAATCTATATTCTGTAAATATTTAATAATAAATTGTGGGTTTATTTTTTCAGATATTTCTATATCTAATTGATAAAAATTTAAATTAGATATATCTCTTGCTATTTTTATAGTAATATCATTTATATTCTTATAAAATACAAATGGATTATTTGTCCATTTACTATCCCTTGTTTTGTCAAAAAAATTATATATAGTATATATGGCAGCTGGTAAAATTATCTGTTTTTCCATATAGTGTTTCTTATTTTATAATAGATTATAATTTTGCACTAGGTGAAAAATTTATAATATATATATATATATAATGATAAATTTGAATAATGATTTTTACAAAATGAAATATAAAAAATATAAAAATAAATATATTACAATTAAAAACCAATACGGCGGAACAGTTGCACGAACCGAATCAACACTTCGAGTGGCTGATGATAAAACTATTGATAAAGATTATAAAAAATTAGACGAATTAGACGAATTAGAAAAAATAGATAATATAACAGAACTTACTTTTAGTTACAATACAATTGATAATGATGGTGCAGCTAAGATAGCTGAATTTATTAAAAAACTAACAACACTACAAAAATTTGAATTTTTGAAAAATACTATTAAGGATAAAGTTATACAAATAATAGCAGCTAGTCTTAAAACTCTACAAACACTAGAAAAACTAGAAACACTTAACATTATCGAATATAATATGACTAATGAAAATATTATTGCACTTTGTGATAGTTTTGAAAAAATGACCGGATTAAAATCACTTCTCATTCGATGTAATACAATTGATAATAAAGGTGCAAATGCACTTGCGGAAGGTTTTAAAAATCTGCGTAATTTAACATCTCTTAATCTTGAATATACTAAGTTTGACAGTGAAAGTGCTAATGCACTTGTTGAAGGTTTTAAAAATCTGCGTAATTTAACATCTCTTAATCTTAACTCTACTAATTTTGGCGGTGGTGTTATTGCGCTTGCTAATAGTTTTCGATATATGCCTAATTTAAGTGGTGTTAGTGCACTTGCTAATAGTTTTCAACATATGCCTAATTTAACAAATCTTGATTTTTCCAGTAATGATGTTGGTAATAAAGGTGTTAGTGCACTTGCTAATAGTTTTCAACATATGCCTAATTTAACAAAGCTTAATCTTTCTTATAATAAGTTTGGTAATAGAGGTGCTAGTGCACTTGCTACAGGTTTTACAAACCTGTCCGAATTACAAATCCTTAATCTTTCTTATAATAAGTTTGGTAATAGAGGTGCTAGTGCACTTGCTAATAGTTTTCAACATATAACAAAGTTAAGACATCTTTATCTTTCCTACAATAATATTGGTAATAGAGGTGCTAGTGAACTTGCTAATAGCTTTAACAACATACCCAAATTACAAGAGCTGAATTTTAATGGAAATTATATTGGTAATAGAGGTGCTAGCGCACTTGCTAAGAGTTTTACACATTTAACTCAGTTAATAAGCCTTGAACTTAACAGAAATACTATTAGGAATAAAGGTGCTATTGAACTTGTTAATAGTTTACAACACAATCCTTTATACTCCATTGAACTTCGCGACAATAAAATTGGTGATGCTGGCGCATTGTCAGTTGTAAATATTGTTCTATCTACTATAACTACTATAAAAATTCTTGATCTTTCAAATAATTATATTAGTAATGAATCTCAAGACACACTTACATCCATAAATGCTGAGAAAAATAAACTTAAATCCTCATTTAACCAGCATACTTTAAGGCTTAATAATCAAAAAAAGCAAACATTTATTTGTATACCTAATGTTAATGGAAAATATGATACTATGTGTGAAGAAAGTGAAGAAAGTGAAGAAAGTGAAGAAAGTGAAGAAAGTGAAGAAAGTGAAGAAAGTGAAGAGATTACCAACTACTTTCAGGCTTAATAATCAAAAAAAGCAAACATTTATTTGTATACCTAATGTTAATGGAAAATATGATACTATGTGTGAAGAAAGTGAAAGTGAAGAAAGTGAAAGTGAAGAAAGTGAAAGTGAAGAAAGTGAAGAAAGTAAAGAAAGTAAAAGTGAAGAATACTAAAAATTTATTTTTTTATAATAATATGTATAATGATAAATTTAAATGATAATTTTTACAAAATGAAATATAAAAAATATAAAAATAAATACATTACAATTAAAAACCAATACGGTGGAATAGTTGAAAGTCCTTCAATGCTTAGGGTGGCTGAAGAAACTATTAATAAAGATTATAAATTACCAGATAAAACAAATATAACAGAACTTACTTTTAGTTACAATACAGTTGATAATGATGGTGCAGCTAAGATAGCTGAATTTATTAAAAAACTAACAACACTACAAGAATTTCAATTTTGGTATAATACTATTGAGAATAAAGTTATACAAATAATAGCAGCTAGTCTTAAAACTCTAAACACACCAGAAAAACTAGAAAAACTTGACATTGGCGCAGATAAAATTGCTAATAAAGATTTTATTGTATTTGCTGAGAGTTTTGCAAAAATGACCGGATTAAAATCACTTCTCATTCAATATAATAAAATTGATAATAAAGGTGCGAGTGCACTTGCTAGTAGTTTTAAACATATGTCTCATTTAACATCTCTTAATCTTGCATATACTAGGTTTGACAGTCATGGTGCGGATGCACTTGCGGAAGGTTTTAAAAATCTGCTTAATTTAACATCTCTTAATCTTGACTCTACTAATTTTGGCGATAGTGTTAGGGCACTTGCTGAAGGTTTTAAAAATATGTCTAAATTAACAAAGCTTAATCTTTCCAATAATGAAGTTGGTAATAAAGGTGTTAGTGCACTTGCTAATAGTTTTCAACATATGCCTAATTTAACAAAGCTTAATCTTTTCAATAATAATTTTGGCAGTGATGAGGCTAGTTTACTTGCAGATGGTTTTACAAATATGTCTAATTTAACATATCTTGACCTTGCCTACAATGATATTCGTAATAAAGGTGCAAGTGCACTTGCTAATAGTTTTCAACATATAACAAAGTTAAGACATCTTTATCTTTCCTACAATAATATTGGTAATAGAGGTGCTAGTGAACTTGCTAATAGCTTTAACAACATACCCGAATTACAAGAGCTGAATTTTAATGGAAATTATATTGGTAATAATGGCGCTAGTGCATTTGCTAAGAGTTTTACACATTTAACTCAGTTAAGACGCCTTGAACTTAACAAAAATACTATTAGGAATAAAGGTGCTATTGAACTTGTTAATAGTTTACAACACAATCCTCATTTATACTACCTTGGACTTCGCGGAAATTATATTGGTAATAATGGTGCGTTGACAGTTGTAAAAAGTGTTCTATCTACTATAAAAACTCTTGATCTTTCATATAATTATATTAGTAATGAATCTCAACTCACGCTTATATTCATAAAGGATGATAAATATAATTTAGTGCTTAATAATCAAAAACCGCAAACATTTATTTGTATACCTAATGTTAATGGAATATATGATACTAATTGTGAAAGTGAAGAAAGTGAAAGTGAAAGTGACGAAAGTGAAAGTGAAGAAAGTGAAAGTGAAGAAAGTGAAGAAAGTAAAAGTGAAGAATACTAAAAATTTATTTTTTTATAATAATATGTATAATGATAAATTTAAATGATAATTTTTACAAAATGAAATATAAAAAATATAAAAATAAATACATTACAATTAAAAATCAATACGGTGGAGCAGTTAACACATATGGTTCAACACTTGATGTGGCTGATGTAACTATTGATAAAGATTATACAACATTAGGAAATATAAAAAATACAAAAAATTTAACAACACTTATTTTTAGGAGCAATAAAATTACAAATAATGGTGCAATTGATATAGTTAATTTTATTGAAAAACTAACAAAACTAACAGAATTTAATTTTAGCTATAATGGGATTGATGATGAAGTTATAGAAAAAATAGTAGAAAGTCTTAAAAATCTGAATACACTAAAACACTTTACCTTTAGCGAAGGAAATATTAGTAGTGCCGATTTTGTTGCACTTGCTTCTAGTTTTAAAAGCATGTCCGGATTAATACATCTTAATCTTTCCAATAATAATATTGATAAAGATGTTGCTATTGCACTTGCTAATAGTTTTGAACAAATGCCTAATTTAACAAATCTTAATTTTTCCAAAAATTATATTGACAGTGAAGGTGCTAGTTCACTTGCGAAAAGTTTTAAAAATATGCATAATTTAACATCTCTTGATCTTTCCATTAATGATTTTGGCAGTGAAGGGGCTAGTTCACTTGCTGAAGGTTTTAAAAATATGTCTAAATTAACAAATCTTAATCTTTCCAGTAATAATTTTGGCAGTAAAGGGGCTATTGCACTTGTACCGGGTTTTACACACACGTCCACATTACAAACCCTTAATCTTTCTAGTAATGATTTTGGCAATAAAGGGACTATTGCACTTGCGGAAGGTTTTACAAACATGTCCACATTACAAAACCTTTCTCTTTCAAATAATTCTATTGATAATGACGGTGCTATAACACTTGCTCGTAGTTTTCACAACATATCAGATTTAAAATATCTTTCTCTTAACCACAATACTATTGGTAATAACGGTGCTAGTGCACTTGCTAATAGTTTTAAACATATAAAACAGTTAACAGAACTTGACCTTGGTGGCAATAATATTGGTAATAACGGTGCTATTGCACTTGCCGATAGTTTAAAATACATACTGCAATTAAAACACCTTAGACTTCACAACAATAAGATTAGCGATAAAGGTGCAATTAAACTTGTAAATAGTTTTCCAAACAATAATAAATATAATACTCTTGATCTTTCATTTAATTATATTAGTAATAAATCTGAAAGCACGCTTACACAAACAGTTATAAATAAATATCAATTATACATTACTAATCAAAAAAAACAAGAAAACTCACAAATTTGTATACCTAATGTTAATGGAAGTCATACGACTATCGCGGAGTGTGAATCCAATGATGATACTAATACATAGTAGATTTATTTTTTCATAATATATATATAATGATAAATTTGAATGATAATTTTTACAAAATGAAATATAAAAAATATAAAAATAAATATATTACAATTAAAAACCAATATGGTGGTGGAAGAATTGATCAAGACAAATCAACCCTTGAAGTGGCTTATGAAACTATTGATAAAGATTATAAAAAATTAGACGAATTAGAAAAAATATTAGAAAAAATAGATACTATAATAAGACTTGTTTTTATTAACAATAAAATTGATAATGATGGTGCAACTAAGATAGCTGAATTTATTAAAAAACTAACAAAACTAAAAGAATTTCATTTGACGTCTTCTAATAAGTATGAGAATGGAGTTATACAAAAAATAGCAGCTAGTCTTGAAAATATGAATACACTTAGCTTTATAGGAGGTAAATTTGATAGTGATATTATTATTGCACTTGCTAATAGTTTTGAAAAAATGCATAATTTAACATATCTTAATCTTTCATTTAATACAATTGGCAGTAGCGATGCTATTAAGCTTGCTAATAGTTTTCACAACATGTCAGATTTAACATATCTTAATCTTTCCAATAATAAAATTGGCAGTGATGGGGCTATTGTTCTTGCAATGAGTTTTACACACATGTCCAAATTACAAATACTTGATCTTTCCAATAATAATATTGATAATAAAGGTGCTATTGAGCTTGCTAGCGGTTTTAAACACACTCGCGAATTACAAACTATTAATCTTTACAACAATAAATTAGGCAATATAGGTGTTAAGGCACTTGCTGATAGTTTTCAACATATAAAACAGTTAGTATACTTTGACCTTGCCTACAATAATATTAGTAATGAAGGTGTTATTGAGCTTGGTAATAATTTACAACACATACTGCAGTTAAAATACCTTGAACTTGATAAAAATAATATTGGTGATATAGGAGCAATTGCACTAGCAGAAAAGCTTAAAATCACAAGTTTTACCAATGTTTCTGATACAGATCGATTAAAGGTTAACCTTTCTAATAATATAATTGGGGAAGAATGTGTAACAAAACTTAAAGAATACAAATACAACAATATAGAAATAAAATTATCCAATCAAAATATACAAACCCAAATTTGTATACCTAATATTAATGGAAGTCATGAGACGATGGATGATTGTGAAAAAAATAAAAACATGGAAGAGTTGTAAAAATTTATTTTTTATAATATATATATATAATGATAAATTTGAATGATGATTTTTACAAAATGAAATATAAAAAATATAAAAATAAATATATTACAATTAAAAACCAATACGGTGGAACAATTAACACATATGGTTCAACACTTGATGTGACTAAAGAAAATATTGATGAAAATTATAAAACATTAGACGAATTTAAAAAAACAGATACTATAACAGAACTTATTTTTAGGAACAATACAACAATTGATAATGATGGTGCAGCTAAGATAGCTGAATTTATTAAAAAATTAACAAAACTAACAAAATTTCAGTTTAGCAATAATGAGAATGATGATGAAGTTATAGAAAAAATAGTAGAAAGTCTTAAAAATCTGAATACACTAACACACCTTACCTTTAGCGGAGGAAATATTAGTAGTGCCGATTTTGTTGCACTTGCTTCTAGTTTTAAAAGCATGTCCGGATTAATACATCTTAATCTTTCCATTAATAATATTGATAAAGAGGGTGCTATTGCACTTGCAGAAAGTTTTACACAAATGTATGATTTAACATATCTTGATCTTGCCAATACTAGATTTAGTAGTGAAGGTGCTAGTTCACTTGCGAAAAGTTTTAAAAATATGCATAATTTAACATTTCTTGATCTTGACTCTAATAAATTTAATAGTAAAGATGCTATTGAACTTGCGAAAGGTTTTACAAATATGCCTAATTTAACATATCTTAATCTTGCCTATAATAATATTGGCAGTGAAGGGGTTATTGTACTTGCTAATAGTTTTAAAAAAATGCATAATTTAACATATCTTAATCTTTCCAAAAATTCTATTGGCAGTGAAGGTGCTAGTTCACTTGCTGAAGGTTTTAAAAATATGTCTAAATTAACAAATCTTAATCTTTCCAGTAATAATTTTGGCAGTGAAGGGGCTATTGCACTTGTACCGGGTTTTACACACACGTCCACATTACAAATCCTTAATCTTTCTAGTAATGATTTTGGCAATAAAGGGACTATTGCACTTGCGGAAGGTTTTACAAACATGTCCACATTACAAAACCTTTCTCTTTCAAATAATTCTATTGATAATAAAGGTGCTATAGCACTTGCTCGTAGTTTTTACAACATATCAGATTTAAAATATCTTTCTCTTAACCACAATACTATTGGTAATGAAGGTGCTAGTGCACTTGCTGATAGTTTTCAATATATAAAACAGTTAACAGAACTTAACCTTATCGGCAATAATATTGGTAATAACGGTGCTATTGCACTTGCTGATAGTTTAAAATACATACAATTAAAATACCTTAGACTTCACAACAATAAGATTAGCGATACAGGTGCAATTAAACTTGTAAATAGTTTTCCAAACAATAATAAATTAAATATTCTTGATCTTTCACATAATTATATTAGTAATAAATCTGAAAGCATGCTTAAACAAACAGTTATGAATACATATGAATTTAGAATTAAAGGTCAACAAAAACAAGAAAACTCACAAATTTGTATACCTAATGTTAATGGAAGTCATACGACTATCGCGGAGTGTGAAGACGTTGATGATACTAATACATAGTAGATTTATTTTTTCATAATATATATATAATGATAAATTTGAATGATAATTTTTACAAAATGAAATATAAAAAATATAAAAATAAATATATTACAATTAAAAACCAATACGGCGGAACAGTTAGGGTTGACTCTATAAATAGCATTTTATATACTAAAAATGAAATTACACATATTAATGATAAGAAACAAAAAGTTATATATAACTTTGATTTAAAAGATATAACAAATCTAAGTAAACTAATCTTTGTCGATAGTGATTATGTTAAAATAGTATCTAGTCTTACACATCTACAGCTGTCTAATTTAAATAGTCTTAATATTGACTTTTCCAATTTTGATATTATTAATGACGCATATATAAAATTATTAGCTAATAGTATTTATACTAATAGTATCATACAAATGCCCAATTTACAGGATTTTACATTAAGGATTAATAATGATGATGATATTATTATTAGTAGTGATGAAGGTGTAAAAGCACTCGCAAATAGTATTGCACAACTGAATGATTTAAACTTCCTTTATCTTGATCTTACAAGTGTTATAATTAGCAATGATGGGGAAGAAAAACTGATGAATAGTATTGTACAATTGGTCAAATTAGAACATCTTTTTCTTACTCATACCATTAACGATATAAATAAACTAGCATTTAATCTGAAAAACCTTTCTGACTTAATAATACTTGACCTTAACAATAATAATATTAGTGATACAGATGTAAAAGTACTCGCACCTAATTTTGAATACTTGACTAAATTACAAAATTTAGACCTTGGCAATAATAATATTAGTGATACAGGTATAGAAGCACTCGCACTTCATTTTAAATACTTGACTAAATTACAAGTGTTAATCCTTGTCAATAATAATATTAGTGATACAGGTGTAAAAGCACTAGCTCCTCATTTTGAATACTTGACTAAATTACAATTTTTAGCCCTTGACAATAATAATATTAGTGATATAGGTGTAAAAGCACTAGCACCTCATTTTAAATACTTGACTAAATTAGAGGACCTTCAATTTCCCTCAAATAATATTGGTGATAATGGTGCTACTATACTTGCTGATAGTTTTCAATTCATGCCCAAATTAAAATACCTTGATCTTGAGAACAATAAAATTGGTAATGAAGGTGCTCTTGCGCTTGCTGAGAGTTTTCCCTTAATATCCAATTTAAGATACCTTTCTCTTAATAAAAATAAGATTGGTGATAAAGGTGCAATTGCACTGGCAGAAAAACTTAAAAGCACTCTTAGAGGCACTATCGGTGCTACTGATCCAGATGAATTAACGCTTAACCTTTCTGAAAATATAATTGGGGAAGAATGCGTAAAATACCTTATACAACTCAATGAGGACTATATAAAAATAACCGTATATAACCAAATTATACATATTTGTATACCTAATGTTAATGGAAGTCATATGACTATCCAGGATTGTGAATACAATGATGATACTGATACATATTATTATGATACTGATACTGATACTGATACATAGTAGATTTATTTTTGTATAATATATATATATATATATAATGATAAATTTGAATAATAATTTTTACAAAATGAAATATAAAAAATATAAAAATAAATATATTACAATTAAAAACCAATACGGCGGAACAGTTGAACACATTAATTCAAGGCTTACGGTGTTTAAGGACACTATTGATAAAGATTATATAGAACAAAAAGAACTAGAAAAAATAAAAAATTTAACAACACTTACTTTTAGACAAAATACAATTACTGATGATGGTGCAGCTAATATAAGTGAATTTATTACAAAACAAACAAAACTAAAAGAATTTATTTTTAATCATAATACGAATGAGAATAAAGTTATAGAACAAATAGTAAAAAGTCTTGAAAATCTGAAAGAACTAGAAAAACTTAGCTTTTATGGATACGAAATTGTTAATACCGAATTTGTTGCACTTGCTAATAGTTTTAAACAAATGACTGGATTAAAATCACTTTACATTAAATATAATAATATTGAGAAAGAGGGAACTATTGCACTTGCAGAAAGTTTTAAACAAATGTATGATTTAACACATCTTACTCTTGACTATACTAGATTTAGTAGTGAAGGCACTAATGCACTTGCAGAAAGTTTTAAAAATATGTCTAATTTAACATATCTTAATCTTGACTCTAATAAATTTAAATTTAATAGTAAAGATGCTATTGCACTTGCAGAAGGTTTTAAAAATATGTCTAATTTAAAATCTCTTAATCTTGACTCTAATTATTTTGGCAGTGAAGGTGGTAGTGCACTTGCAGAAGGTTTTAAAAATATGCCTAATTTAACATATCTTAATCTTAACTCTAATCATATTGGCAGCGAAGGTGTAATTAAACTTGCAACTAGTTTTAAAAATATGTCTAATTTAACATCTCTTAATCTTGCCGATAATAATTTTGACAGTAAAGGCACTAGTGCACTTGCGTCGGGTTTTACACACATGTCCGGATTACAAACCCTTAATCTTTCCATAAATAATTTTAACAATGAAAGTGTAATTGAACTGATTAGTAGTTTTGAAAAAATGATTAATTTAACAAACATTAATCTTTCCAGTAATAATTTTGGCAATGATGGGGCTATTGCACTTGCTAATAGTTTTGAAAAAATGATTAATTTAACAGAGCTTGTCCTTTGCTTCAATAATATTGGTAATAGTGGTGCTATTGAACTTGCTAAAAGTTTATATCACATACATCTATTAACTTATCTTAATCTTAATAATAATAATATTGGTAATAAAGGTGCAATTGAACTTGTAACAAATTTTCTAATCAAGAACAATGATAAAGATTGTTATCTTGATCTTTCAAATAATCATATTAGTGAAAAATATAAATCCATACTTATGTCAGCAGTTAATGAGAAATATAAATTATACCTTGATGATCAAAAAACGCAAGAAAACACATTTATTTGTATACCTAATGTTAATGGAAATCATACGAATATTGAGGAATGTAAACAAAGTGAAGAATACTAAAAATTTATTTTTTTATAATAATATATATAATGCTAAATTTAAATAATAATTTTTACAAAATGAAATATAAAAAATATAAAAATAAATATATTACAATTAAAAACCAATACGGTGGAAAATTTAAACACGATGGCACAAAACTTGAGATATATGAAACTATTGATAATGATTATACAACAATACTAGAAAAAATAGAAAATTTAACAGAACTTATTTTTAGACAAAATAAAATTACTGATAATAGTGCAACTGAGATAAGTAAATTTATTACAAAACAAACAAATCTAAAAACATTTAATTTTGAGCATAATACAAATGAGGATACAGTTATAGAAAAAATAGTAGAAAGTCTTAAAAATCTGAATACATTAGAAAGACTTACCTTTGCAGGAGGTAAGTTTGTTACTAAAGAGATTATTGCACTTGGTAATAATTTTGCAAAAATGACCGAATTAAAATCATTTATCTTTACATATAATAATATTGATGAAGACGGTGCTATTGCACTTGCTTCTGGTTTTAAAGAACTCCGTAATTTAGAATATCTTGATCTTGGCAATACTAATATTACCATTAAAGGGGCTATTGCACTTGCGGAAGGTTTTAAAAATATGCATAATTTAAAATCTCTTGATCTTACCTTTAATCATTTTTTCAGTTATACTATTGACAATAAAGGTACTAGTGCACTTGCGGAAGGTTTTACAAATATGCCTAATTTAACATATCTTAATCTTGACAAGAATTATTTTGGTAGTAAAGGGGCTAATGTACTTGCGAAAGGTTTTAAAAATATGCCTAATTTAACATATCTTAATCTTGCCTATAATAATATTGGCAGTGAAGGGGTTAATATACTTATGGAAGGTTTTAAAAATATGCCTAATTTAACATATCTTAATCTTGCCGATAATAATATTGGCAGTGAAGGGGTTAATATACTTATGGAAGGTTTTAAAAATATGCCTATATTAAGATCTTTTAATCTTGCCAATAATAATTTTGCAAGTGAAGGGGCTATTGCACTTGCTAAAGTTTTTAAAAATATGCCTAAGTTAACAGATCTTGATCTTGCATCTAATAATATTGGCAGTAAAGGGGCTATTGAACTTGCTAATATTTTTCAACACATACCGCTATTAAATGACCTTAGACTTGACAAGAATAATATTGGTAATGATGGCGTTATTGCACTTGCTGATAATTTTCGATACATACCGGAATTAATCACTCTTTATCTTACCTACAATAATATTAGTAATAAAGGTGCAATTGAACTTGTAAATAGTTTTCCAATCAAGAACGATATTGGTAATAAAGGTGCAATTGAACGTGTAACAGATTTTCCAATCAAGAATGATAAATATCGTCGTCTTCTACTTTCATATAATTATATTAGCGATGAATCTAAAATCACACTTATATCCACAGTTAAGGAGAAATATCAATCATACTCTGAGGTATTCCTTCAGGTACACCTTGATAATCAAAAAACATTTATTTGTATACCTAATATTATGGGACAATATGATACTCTCGAGAAATGTGAATTATTTGAAATTGTTATTTCTAATCCATAAAATATTGTAGCTGTATAATTTACATCTATTAAATAATATATTTTTACTTTTTTAGGCAAATATTATTTAAGATATATAAAAACTTTATTATAATAATATAATATGTCAAAAAGAACTAATATAAAAACAACATTATTAAATATTGATAGTGCTTATAGAACAACATTACCAAAAAATATATGTCAATCTAATTGTATATATTTACCAAATAATCCATTAATATTTACTAAAGGCTCTAATATTATTAATATATATTATCCTGATCATAAACTAATTACAAGTGATAATATTACAATTCAAAATGTTGAAGGGGTTACAAAAATAATTAATAGTTCATTATATTTACTTACTGATTTTAAATATCTTATGATAGTAGTTGATTCAAATGATATTGATATTGATTATAAAAATTATACACCTGAATTATATTGTAATATAGATATAGTAGGTGAACAAACTGAAAATAATTTAATTGGTAATATAACATTTAATACTTTGATTGGTGTTAAAAAATTTTTATTAATTAATGATATTGCTAAATCACATTTTGCTACTATAGAATCTATTATTCAATCAATAGTAAATTCTACAGAACAATCTATTATTGAACAAAAATGTTTATTTATTGAATTACCTATAGAATTTAATAGTATTAATAATCAATACATACAAATTAATCAAATTTTTAAAATATCTTATTTACATATTGGTGGTATTAAATTAGGATATTTAAATGCAAATTTTCCTATTAATAATTATAATTATCAAAGTAATTTTGAAGTATATGATATTATTGATTCTAATAATTTTTTAATTAAAGTTAATAATAAATCTTATGGTAATATTATATTTGGTGGAAATAAAGTTATTGTTATGAAAATATTAGATACTCTAATTGGTTATCCTGATGCTGATGAATATGTTATCAATCTTAAAAAATCTTTTACAAATATTACTAATATTGAATTGGTTAGCACTGAATTCCCATATGTTGATATTGTTATTAAAAAAAATGTAAATGATAAATTATATTGGAAAAATATAGAAGATGGAAATAATATTTATAGTATAATTATTGATGAAGGTTTTTATTCTTCAGATACATTTATTAAACAATTACAAGTTAAAATGAATCTAGTCAAACGAATAAATTATACAGTATTTAATAAATTATTTAATTATTTTGATATTGTACTTGAAAATAATCTTCATAAAATAACTTTTAAACCTTATAATTTATCATATTTACCTAATTCATTATCAATAAGAGAAGAATATATTAATACAGAAAGTTATTTTATTTTAACAGTAAAACATCCTAATAATCTTGTTGATATAAATGATAATATTATTATTACAAATTCAGAAGATCTTACAATTAATAATAATATTACCTCTAGTTATATTTTAATTAGTAATTCTTATATTAATAAAGAACATACAGTATATGCAATTAATTTAAAAAATTCATCTTATGATATTATTTTAGGAAAAAAGATTAATATTACAACTACAACTTCATCTACTTTTAAAACATCAGGTGAGAATATAATAATAAAAAGTAAAACAAAAGTCAGTTTTTTATTTAATTATTCTGATACATGTGGAGAAGTTTTAGGTTTTAGAGATGTTGGAACTAATAATTCTATATTAGATTTTAATTCAATAATTACTAATTATGATTCATATATGAATTCAATAAATGTAAATTCAGTCGGCAATATAATTACATATCAATCAAATTTTATGAATTTTGTAGGAAATTTTAATTATTTTTTAATGTATTTAAATGATATTGAATATATTTATTTGAATAATAATTTACCATCTGCATTTGCTAAAATACAATTATCAGGTAATCCAGGTGATATATTATTTGATACATATACTGCTACACCATCTAATATATATTATAAAGGATTTCCAATACAAACCTTAACAGATATACATGTTAAATTTTTATATCCTGATGGGTCACGAATATATTTCAGAAATATTAATCATAGTTTTACATTAAAAATAACAGAAGAACATGTTCAAAATGACAATACTTATCAAAATTCACAATCAATATCAGTATTAGATGAATTACAAAAAGCCAATTTATCTTAATATAAAAAGACAACTTTTTATATAAAATATTCAAATGGATAAAATATATTTATCACTAACAACACGACCTGAACGGTTAATTTCACATCATTTTAATAAAGTATATAATTCGCTATTAAATCAAACACAAACATTTAATAAATTAATTATTAATTTATCAATAAAAGAATTTACATATGAAATTCCTGATTATTTACATACTGCAAATGTGATTTTAAATGAAACTGACATTTGCGGACCATGCACCAAATTATTTGGCAGTATAGATATAATTCCAGATAATACTGTTGTAATTATTTTAGATGATGATATTGTAATGAAAGATAATTTTATTAAATCATTGTATGATTCTTATTTAATAAATACAAATAAAGTATCAAGTCATTTTACCACAACAAGTTTTTATGGTAATTATCTTGAAGTTGCTGGTTTTGGAGGATATATATTTAATATTAATAATATTAGAAATATTAAACATTTTTATAATGAAATGCCATTATGTTGTAGGTATATTGATGATAATTGGATATCATGGTGTATTAATAAATTAGGCGTGTCTGTTATTAATACTATTGAAACAAATGCTTGGAATAATGTTTTAGATATTAGAAATACTAATCCTCATCCTGATTGGTTTGAATTATGTAAGAATACTAATCGGATTGAGTTAATTAAAGAAATGTTTTCCATCTTAAAATAAATAACTTATAAAAAAAATTGAAATTATTACTGTATAAAAACATGTATATTTAAAATATATTGAACACATCCACTCACATGGACGATTTACAGCCATTTCCAGGTGATCAAGATGAACGACCGCCTAAAAAGAGACGTTTGTCGGGAGAAACATCAACAGGTGATCAGCAGCCTGCAGGTTATCAACAACCTACAGGTGATCAGCAGCCTGCAGGTTATCAACAACCTACAGGTGATCAGCAGCCTGCAGGTGATCAACAACCTACAGGTAATGCATCATCAAGGCCTAATTGTATTAATCGCATTAATAGACATACATTATCAAGTGAGATTACTGAGCTTAATTTCACAGACGCGGGCTTGAGTAACACAGATATTACAGAACTTATATTATATATACAACAACAACGTCTTGCTGCACTTCAAATATTGTGTTTGGGTGAAAATAATATATCAGATTCATTAGCAGCTGGTTTATTAGATGCATTAACTGATGCAAAACTAAAAATAATAAAATTAGATATAAATAATAATAACTTTACAGATATAACTGGAGCGGCACTCGCAAGATTCCTAAGATTTAATAAGGAGTTAGAGTATTTAGATATTGGTGGTTATTATCACATATTTGGTGAAGAGACCCTATGTGATATAATGACTGCAATAGGCGATATTGAAGGATTAAAAGTCTTAAAACTATATGGTTTAAGTTCAGATTATTTACATTTGGCATTAAAGAATAAGCTACTACTAGAAGAATTAGATATTCAGTTAGCAGTATTAGCCGAGACACTTTGCGAACAATGTGCGGGACTCATAGATATGCCAAATCTTACTAATTTAAATATAGCCGATGTTGATCTAAGTAGTCCTGAAGCATTTCTTTTTCTTCTAGATTATCTTCTGAGTAATACAAATCTAAGAAGCCTTCATATTGGATGGACTGAATTAGATACGCGTCATATAAGGATGTTGGGGTGTGTATTAGAAAAACAACATAATCTTCAAGTACTAAATGTTAGTGGATTTGATCTATCCGAAGCAACTAAGATGCAGTTAAATGAGTTATTTGGAAGATTAAAATCTCTTGAGGAGTTGTCTCTTCAGATGTGCGACATAACTAATTTACGAGATCTGCTTGATGCAATTAAGCAATCTCCTATTAAGAGATTAAATATAACAGGAAATGATTTTTATGATATAATTCCAGATCCAGAAGAAGCTTTTATTGAAAATTATTTAAAGAAGAAAATTGAGTTTTTTCATTAAGTAAATTAAATTTTATAGCATAAAAATATAAATATTTATATTTTTATATATAATTTGTTTTATTCATCTGATTTTACTACATTTCTTTCACGATTTTTAGTTCTTTTAAGAGTTACCCTTTCTACCATTGGTCTTGATTTAATAATTTCTTGTGTAATCATTGTTGCTTTATTCGTATCACCTAAAATAATATTTAGTTATTTTAGTAAATAGTAATAAATTATATATTCAATTTTGTTTTATATATAAAAAAATTGAAATTATAAGTGTTTAGTGGTGCTAATTATTTTTACACTATTAAGAACCACAAAATGGACACGGGGGAAAACGCAGCCACCTCTAACGCAGCCACCTCTATGGAAAAAGTCCTCGCCCTCTCGCATTGTGCGGTGTTTCTATGGCGATTTAACTATTTGCCCAATGAGACCATCACACTCGAACAACTCCGTGGTGTGATATATAAAGTCACCTATGAGGGAGGTCACATTCCAAAAGGGTGGACACCGGACAAGTTCCTAACCTACCTTCATGAAATGGTGCAGATGTGCGAGCCTTCGGTGAAGATGTGCGAGCGCTAATTCCAAAAGGGTGGACAAAGGACGAGTTCCTAGACTACCTTCGTGAAAATGTGAAGATGTTCGATCGGTCATAATCCGAGTTTCCACTTGAGGACGGTAGCCAGTTGGATGAAAAAATATAAATATTTATATTTATTCATCTGGTCTTATTATATTCCTTTCACGATTTTTAGTTCTTTTAAGAGTTACCCTTTCTACCATTGGTCTTGATTTAATAATTTCTTGTGTAATCATAGTTGCTTTATTAACATCTCCTAAAATAATATTTAAAGTATTTTGTATAGTTTCTTTTTTTAATGGTGCTATTGTTTTTGAGATATTTCGTCGTAATTTTCCATCATGAACATCAATAACATTTTCATCAATATTCTGTAAATAATTTAAAATAAATTCTTCCCTTTCTTTTTTATCTGTTGCTAATTTTTTACTTTCTTCTTTTAATTGTTTTATTTTGTCATCAATTAGTAAATATTTTTTAACATTTTCAACAAACTCTGGAGAGATTCTTTTTTTTTCAACTTCTGTCATTATTATTATAAAGATTTTTTCTTTATTATTAAATTTATAAATTTAATAATAATTAAAACGCTTAGTTATTTATTTGCGATTTAAAAAAAATCTAATTTATTTTATAATTATAATGGAATATAAATGTTTAAGGAAATATAATACAGTATTTAGAAAAAGATTAATTAATAGATTTGAAAAAATTAAAGATAAGACTGATTATATTATTATTTATAATATAATTATAAAAGATATTGGTAATAATTTCTCATCAAATAGGAATGGTATATTCATAAATATGAATATTTTATCAGATAATTGTATTGATAAAATATTAGAATTTATTAATGATAAATTTAATATAACTAATACATATTCTGATAGTGAAAAAATTAATTATAAAGTATATAAATTAGATGAAGGAGAACTAGTTGCGGATAGGATGCATAAATTTAGCAATCATGAAAAAAGTATAATTAAAAGAATTAGAAATAAAACAACTAATTAATGTATTTTACTATTATTAAATTAATTTATATAATACAAAAATGACTAAATACTCATATATTTTACATAAAAAAATTGAAATATTAATTATTTAAGGTTTCTCTTAGTTTATTTCTATTGATTTTAGTGACTCGCAACGAACAGGGATGACAACGATTTTTTGCTGTTTTCGGAAAAAAGAAAGCATTATAAAATTATTAAAAAATAAGCCGGCTGGCTATAGCCATCCCTTTAAGGGTATGCTCTTAACCCATACTGGAGGTGGAAACATAACAGAAACTCGGATTGAGTCCAATCCAGCGTTCTATCTAAATAACGCATCGCTGGATGAAGCAAATAAACAAGTAGAAGAATCATTTAGAAAGTTCCCGGCTTATATTGGTCGTTATGCTAACTATACGTATCAGACACTGCTCCCCGGACAGTCTGGTATGTTTATGGCTGTTGATGGTGAAGTGCTAATTGTATATGGCACAATAAAAGTTCCTACCTATTTTGATGGTATTGCTTACACTAAAGATGGTGTTATTTATTACAGCAAACACGTTGACCTAAATGTACGTTATCTAAAACATTCAGGTGATCTTAATGCAGATAACTTATTATTGCACACGCTCACTAAGAATGGAGATCCTGATGGTAGAAACCCTCAAGTGACTGTCATTGCAGCATGTGGATTCCAAAGTCAGTGCCTGTACAAATTTGCACCATCAAAGCCACACATCTTAATGATTGATCATAAGAATAAAATTGTATATATTGTACCATTCACATTAGATCGTGCATCTATTGGCAATAGTCATTTAATTGCACCACTTGTAATTGAACAGTCAGAAAATGGATGTATTCGTTGGTATATTCCAGATACGCCGGCACAATATACTAATATCTCTAGTGGTGGATATCCACTGGATCTCAAAACAATTATTAAGAAAGTTACAGAAGAGTTTCCCATGGAGTTTAATAAATATCAAGACCGTGCAAAGCTAGCAGAACAGCAGGCAGCACAGGCAGCACAGGCGACAGCAGTCCAACCAACAGAAACTATTGACAAATTACTCGTGTCAGAATGTAATCTCTTAAACGATAAGGTAGGGACGCTTTTTGTTGAAAATGGTGTCGCGGTTCCGCCAATTAACACAGATTTACGTAAGAAAAAGTTAGTGTTATGTAGAGTTGGTATTACGCTTGAACTATCAGAGCTCACAGAACAGCCAGAAACACGCCCGTGTAGCGTAGCAAACTTGCCAATTTTATTAGGATCTGCTGAAAATTCTAATTCTCTTGCACTTGGCGAACCATCGCCTGAAGGCGAAGGATCAGAAGCAGATATAACACCTGAAAAATGGGAAGAATATGTCCTCCGCACACTATCACTTGTGTTTGCATCACCTAGATGGATAGAAAGCACACTACAAGCAAATTTGTGGCGGATTAACGGCGTTCTTGCAGTATCTTATCCATTCCCACCAAGCGCACATGAGAGTCGTGATAGTTTAGTGCGTTTCTTAAATGATATGTGCATTCCATGCACGCGATTGATGGGAGGATGTGCAATAATTCTAATCTTTGATGAATCTACTAAAAAATACTTTTTCTATCGCGGACCGTATTCTTTATGGCCTGGTTTATTTCCTAAGGAAGTTGCTTTTGGAGATCAAGTAGATTTCTCAGTTGAGCGCTTTGAAGAATTTGCAACAGCTTTGCGACAACCGGGTGCAGTGCCTCTGCCTTTCAGTTTTGCTGTGCCTGACAAGTCAAAGGTAATTATTTGGGATGGAAAGCCAATTGACTCAGCACAAGAGATTATAGCTCTTCTTGCAGCAGTGTCAAGTGTAAGTGGGTTGTTAAAATTACAACCTATGATACAGGCTGCTTATGCTCAAATTTCGGTTGGGTATAGTACAATCGAAGTGCAAAGCTTGCAACAACAAATTCGCGAAATTGCTCATAAACAAATTGAACTGTTACTTGAACCAGAACGTAAAAAGATGCAAATTATCAGAAATCTTATAAAAACTGGTGATTTGTCATTTGATGATATAAAAAAGTACTCGCAAGAGTTAGGTGGTTTGCGTGGAGAAGAACGCAAAAAAACTAAGCAAGTTGCATTTATTCTTGATGATTTAGAAATGTTAAGCTCCTGTCAAGTCACAAGCACACGTAGTGTCAGCTTACAGTCTTCTATGCGCAAAGCTGCAATCCAAGAAAATCTTAAGACTGCTAGTGAGATGACTTCAGATGATTTTGCGGAGTTACTTGAAAAAATATGCAATAATTGCGTTATTGGTCAAACGATTAATGAAGAGATGACCGAGTTACTACAATGTATATCTAATAAAAACTTAGGACCATATCTGAGAAAAATAAACAAAGATTTGATTGCTTATGCCTTAAGAGAAAATGAATGGCCTGAAGAGTTGAAGTCAGCAATGCTACAACTTTCCCCAGATGATTTATCAATAATTAACAGAGCTCTCAAGCTGTGCGATAAGGGTTCAACTTTTGATGCTTCAACCATGAGTTGTCTTTTTGTGGGAACTGGTGCAGGTGAAGCATCTAATCATCCACTAGCTACAAAAGGCACACCTATTGCATTCCGCCTGCAGCTACAGTTCTGCTGTATTGCTATCCCGCTCCAAAAAGACACATTCGATTGGGATGGTAAAAACTATATAGACTTTATGAACCGAGCAAATGAACCAAATGTCGCACTATTTCGCATGTTATGGCGGAAGAATTTTTCTGAACTTTTGCGTCGCGATTGTCCTATTGATGTTGCATCAAAAGAACTTTCTATTGGATCAGTAATAATGATATTGTCCCTCATGGAAAGCATTCGGTCTAAGATGAGCCATGTTCCTACTGAAGCAGACAGAGATAATACGACATGTGAAATGATGCGTGGGCTTATGGATATTGCCATGACATTTGCAGCTGCTGGCACAACTCCAGCAAGCTTTGTGTTTCAACTTATTCAGCCTGGAGCAAATATAACACTACCATCCACTTCCGAAGAATGGGCTATTTATGCATGGGTTGCACGTCTCTTCTTGTGGTGTGGTATGAACACAGATACTCTTATTAAACAAGCAAGACTATTACTTGTGCGATCATTGCGGAAAATGATAGTAGATCCCGTAACTGCACCACTACGTGCAGGAGTTGCGGCCGCAAAGAAAGTGGAAGGTAATAATTCTCAACACGAACGAAACATTGCCCTTCAATGGTATAAAGCATTATGTAAAATGTTTCATCGATTTGATCCAAATACTGAGACTCCTATATCTGTTGAGACTGCTATTGCATGTGCAAAGATACTGTTAGATAATGAACCAACTGCAGGAAAGCACAAAAGCACCTTAAAAAAGTGTGTTCGGTCTCTCAATATGATTAAGAGCGGACACGTGTTAACTGAAGAAGAATGGGCATTCATTCGCAAATATGTTGCACAAATTTCCATTAAGTATTCAGGATGCTTTAAAGAATCTAAGAAAAAGGCAATTATTAAGGCAAATAGATCAGAAGATCCCGCACCTATTATTAATAAAAGAGTTGAATTTATAGCTAAGCAGCTAAAGATTAATCCAGATGAAGTAATAGTAACAAATCGTGCTTTGTTTGTTCTACCCAAAGATGTGCCAGCAAAAGATAAGGATGAAGCTTTGAAGGCTGCTGTTGGTAAGATGAAAGGCTGTGCCGATAATACAAAGCCACAGTGGGGCTGTAGATGTGAATATAATCCGAGTCGCGCGACTGATGTTACTTATGATACTGAATTCACTGCTAAGAGGAGAAAGAAGACACAAAAGCAACTTGAAGAAGAGTGGGCAAATCTTCAGTGTCCAGAGCATCTGACATGTGAAGCTCTTCTAGGTAATTTACTAGACAAGAAAGAAGTTCCTCTAGACATTGGTGTAGAAATACTAGATAAGGAACAAATGCAACTTACAAGTGCGCCACCGGCTCCAGGGCCTTTTGACGCGCTTAAGGAGTTGGACCCAGCTAAATCAGGTGCAGCACTAGAGCTAGCTGATAAGATTGGGACAATAACTGTTATCGAAGCACTGGAGCAAAGTAAATTGCCTATTGAATCGTTAATCAGTCTATTTATATCCGCCGGATGTCCTCCGGATAAGATGCAAGATACAATTGCAGTGATCTTGAAAGAACTTTTACTAGGTTGGCAAGATGTAGTTGAAAGCGAGAGAGCTGCTATATGTGTTGCGTTCCCGCATGCATAAGTCAATAAACCTCAATAAATAATAATTTTATGTAATTTTACATAAAGTTAATTTTATAAATAAAATAAGTTGTTTTATACAAGACTTATCCAAAAATCATTAGTTTCCTTTAATTCTATACGTTTATTAATAATTTCAAATAATTTATATAATAATTTAGGGTGTTCTAATTTTAGTAAATGTAATAATCCAACTGTTACTTTATATTTATTATTTTGTTTAATTATTCTAATTTCTGGTGATATTGGTAATTGTTCATTAATTATAGATGCATCTATTATTTCAGTTAATGTTTCTCCATTTTTTTTAAAAGTAATACTATATTTTTTGTTAATATCGCCATATATTAAAAAATAAGTTGATAATGGTATTCTACATCGTAATGCCGCATCAAATATCATTGGTCCATATATAAGATCATTAAATACTTTATATCGTCCTATTTTAGTAATATTATTAATATTACTAATTTTTGTTGTATCTATTCCATATATATTAATATTATCTTTTTTATCTATAGATTTCATAAATATATGAATTGGTATTATATATATAATATTATGTTCTTTATGATGTTGTGTTAAAATACCAACTAATTTATCTCCAGTAGGTGTTTTAATAAATATAGGTGCTCCGGAATTCCCAGATACTAATTCATAAGTATATTCTTTGGGTAATTTAGCAATTATATAAAGCATATAAGGGTTATTTTTAAACAAATGTAAAGGTTCAAAATGAAGTTTTACATATGTTAAGGAAACAAGTTTATTATTAATAAGTGTATACATATGATTTAAGATATGCGGCATAGCAATTTGCCATTTTGAAAATGATATATAATTAGTTGTATTTGTATCATGTTGTAATGGTATAATCACTGCTTCCGCCCATTCAGTAATATTACAAGATGTGTTTATATTATTGATAAATATTTTTTTAATTGGCAAACCATGATTAACGGTTAGTATATATTTTTTATTTGATAATGTAATAACGGTTCCAGTTAATTGTCTTGTTAATTTCATATTTTTTATTTCAACTAATTCATATAATATTTGGGGACTTTGATATTCTGTAATACATAGATTAACTATTCCGTGTGATATATCCTGCACTTGCGGATCAGTATCCATGAGATTTATATATAATATAAATTATTTTAATTATTAATTAAATATTCAATTTTTATAATTAGTAATTTACAAATCTAGATATAGTTTTTATTATTCCACTATAAAACTTTTGTAATATAGGTGCTTTATCACTATCCCAAATAGTATAATTATTATTCCAACTATTTATTTGAACCGCCTGCAATCTTGATAAGTCTGCTGATTTCGCATATAATTGCTGATATTTACCTGAACTATTTTCTGTAGCTACTGTATTTAATTTTACTAATGCATCCATACTAGTAATATCAAATATATTAGCAGGATTAAATAATAATATAGAACAGGGTGTTAACCATTCTGGTTTTATTTCACTTATAAATGATATATCAATAATTGGAACAGATGTATCATTTGGATAATCACTGTTTTTATATCTATAATAAAATATAATAGAACTATAAATATTTGTTAATATTATTTGTTCTTTTCTGTCATTTTGTTCAATACGTGTAATAACCTTACCACTATTAATAATAGTATATAATGCATTTGTTAAAGTCACATCAAATTTAAATGTAAATTGGTCATGATTGCCATATAAAAATGATCTAATAATACGTTCGTCTAAAGTATAATTTGTTAAATGTTTTACAAAATTAGAATTTAATTTTTTAGCCCATTTTAATATATCATTATCAGAAAAATCAGTTTGTAAATATAATGTTCCTAATTTTTCTAATATTTTTATAATTACTTCATAATTTAAATAGTTTATATCACACCAAAATTTTATTTTATCTTTATATTCATAAATATTTGATAAAATGATATTAAGTGTAGAATTATCTGTTTTTAATACATCTTTTTTTTCTATACTTAATAATCCTGCTCGTTTTAATTGTGATAATTTATTCCATAATAATACATCATAATTACTTGGAGGAATAATAAATTTATCAGATAATTCCATAAATTTTTTAATAGTATTATCATAATGTTTGTCTAACACATCATGTTTTGTATTATCAATTTTAAATAAATATAAATATGAAAAATTTTTTTTTAATTTATTTATAAGTTCGTGAATAAATAATAAATCAGATTTAATATTTCCATATATTTCTTTGAATTGTTTCCAAGTAATGCCCTTCTTTTTAAGATTATCTAATGTTTGGATAACTTCAATACACTTAATAATATCATAAACTTCTTTAAAACAATTCATACTACGCGCTGCTAATAATGTTAGTGCATTATTTACCGATATTTCTAATAATTCTGTTATTTTACTTACATAATCACCTAATTCTGTTTTTACAAATTGTATTTCGGTGTTAACTTCATATTTATTATTATATAATCTATATTCAGGATCAATTATTAAATTTTTATAATACAAATTTTTTATAATTTTTTGAAATTGTATAATTGGAATTTCATTTTGTGTAAGATTATTATCATATAATTTAATAATTTTATTTAATATATTTCTTTTAATATATTTTTCAAATGGATGAATTAAATAAAATAACCCTTTTTTATCTAAAATATTATCAAATATTTGCCCATCACTAAATATTGTAAATTCAACAGATATATCTTTAGGTTTTGTAGAATTAATTAAAAAATTTTCTTGAAATATTTTATATAATCCTGATTTTTTTGTATAATAATCTTTATATTCATCAGACTGTATCATATCATCAGTTGTAAATTGATTTATTTTATCTGAAATAATTAATTTATCATAACACATTTTATCAGGTGTTAATATTGATTCTGCTGATTTCATACCTAATAATTTAAGCATTGTTAATTCCATATTTTCTTGTGTAATTTTATACTGTGGTTTAATATTTTTTCTAGCATCTTTAGGATACATATAATATATAATTCCATCACCTATACGACCAACTCGCCCACGCCTCTGGATACGACTAGATTCAGAAATGGGTTCAACAACTAAATCGACCGTGCTTAATAATGAATTATATGTATTGACTTTTGCAAAGCCATTATCTACTACATAAACTAAATCAGGTATTGTGACAGATGCTTCAGCAACATTTGTAGCAACAATAATAGCTCTTTTATAAATACCTGTAGATACAGTTATATCTTCAATATATGTTTCCTTCCATTCATTTACTATGTTGGTCCGTTTATTTCTTATAGTTGAAATTTTAATATTTATTTTAGATATTATATTTTTATAAGTTTCATTTAATTTAGAATAATAAGGTAAAGCAACATCACCTATCGGTAATATATTATTTAAATATTCAACTGCTGCAGCAATTTCACCCTCGCCTATTGCAAAAAATAATATTCCTCCAGTTGTTGATTTATTACATATTTCAATTATTTTTTTATAACCTTCTTCTTGTGCTTTTAGCGCAGTTTTTTTCCAATCAATTATATTTAAATTTTTAACAGTTAATTCTGCATCTAAATAATATTCTTCTATTTTATATTGAGTTGTAGCTCCAGGTGGTGATATATGATATCGCCTATCCATATATTCAACATTATATTGTTTATTAGAAAATGGTAAAAATTGGTTATTTTTATTGGGAAATAATAAATAATCTTTATTTTTGTTAAAATATCTACGATAAATAGGTTCATCGTCATCCATTGTAGCAGAAACTATAATTAACCTAACTTGATTATTTATATAACATCCTTGCTTACCTAATGCTATTATAATATCCATATTTGTGTTATGTTCATGTGCTTCATCAACAATAATAATATCATATAAATTTGTATTTTTAATTTTATCATTATTTATAACTTTAAGTGTTGGAGAATTAAGCATTTCACTATAAAGTGTTCCATCGGTTACTATTTTTAATGTATTATAATTTGTATGTTTTATATTATGATTATTATCTTTATGTTTATATTGCACATAATAATTATCAGTTTTAATTTTTATAGTTGATAAATTAGAAGTTTCTTCAATAGGAACTCCTAATTCTTCTGCAATCCTGGTTGCATTACCAGTTGTAGGTGTCTGTCGTGGCTGAGTGCATATTACCTTACCATTATATTTATAATCAATACATTTGAGTGCATATAGTAATAATTTAGGAACTTGGGTTGATTTACCTTGTCCTGTTGCGCCAGTGACATACATAATTTGATGAAAAATATAATGTTGAAAAAAACTAATTTGTGATATCCAATCCATTGCATAATATGCAGGCCATTCATGGTGTTCTGAAATAACATCAAAATAATGCATTTCATTATATTTATCAGTTGAGATTGCATTTGTTTTATCAATTTTCATTTTAGGTAGATGTTTAAATTTTTTATTAGTTAAATAATAATATGATTTTTCCCAATCTTCTTTATTTTCATCAAATAATTTTTTCATTAATTTTTTCACTTGTTTTTGCTTACTTTTAGTATCTTGTGATAATTTAGTTTTATCAGTTATATGTAAATTAGGAGTAAATTTATTTAATATTCCTGAACATACTAATTCTTCAAATGTAATATATATATAGTTTTCTTTAAAAGCATCTAACATATCTGTTGTTTTAGCATCAATATCTTGTTTAGATAAATTTTCATTAAAATATTGTCGTTTTATATTTTTATTTATATTTATCCATGAACTATAATCGCGTAAATTATTAATTCTGTAAAAAAAGTCCAATTTAGTATTTGGATCAAGAGATATATAATTATTACTTAATGGTTCCCATTCAGTTATATTAGTACGACTTAATGATTTTGCTATATTATAAATATTTTTTAAATTTAATCTATCTTGTCTATATCGTGTAGTTGCACCTAATGATTTCCAATAATAATAAGTTTCTGAAATAGTTTTATTTAATTTATCATCAATTAAAATTAAAAATTTACCATATGCTGATAATTCTAATAGTTCAACATTTGTTTTTAAATAATTCCATAATACATTTGCACAATTTTCTTTAATATATTTTAAAGCATTTATAATATCAGTTAATATAATATTTTTAATTTGTAGTGTATTTTCAGAATTAAAATCATCAGTTTTAAATTCACGATTAATTTTTTCTAATTTAAATTTTTTATAATGTTCGGTATTTATATCTATTGTTTTATCATTAGAGAATAAATATAATAATGTATATTTTAATATTTCAATATCTATTTTTATATTATTTATAATACTTTTATCAAATAATAAATTTTCAATAAGATTATTTAATTTATTAATAAAATAATCTTTATCTGTTTCAGGTATATCTTCATAACTATTATATTTATTATTAATTATTTTATTAATATCTAACATTTTATTTAAACCCTGGATCAAATATGTTGTTATTTTTTCTGGGGGAGATGTATTATTTATTTTTTTAGGAAGTATTATTTCATATGGGAATAATAACCATTTAATTTTTTTAGCATCTTCATAATATTTATTTCTAAATACATTATATATATCTCCAAACCATAAACCAGAATATTCTGTAAAATTTCCATTTTCTAATTCTTTTATTATTTTATCATGGTTTGGTATCTTTGTTTTTTGTATAATATCAATTTTAGTACTAAAATTCCTAAGAGCCATCTTTGTTTGTTTAAATAATTGACTAGCTTTATAATTAGGTAAATTTAATGGATTTATATTAATCCAATTAATATATAATTTACCATTCATTATATCAAGAGTTTGTAATAATCCTGAAAAATTATTATGAATTATTGTATGAATTAATTTTTCATTATTATTATATAAATTTAAAATAAATGATTGTGTTGTAAATTTTTGTAATAATCCAATTGCCATATTACCATATTTAAATTTATTTTTAACTTCTTCATCATCTCGTGATAATTTTAATATAGATGATGATATAAAATTACTTTTATTAAAATCTTTTTCAGTTTCAGTATTATATAATAAATGATTTAAATCTTGTAATGATTTTAATAAATATCCATTTTCTTTATCATCTATAAAAGGTAATAATAATAAAATAACACCTTTAATATCTCTATTATTATTTTGAGTCCATTGTTCTTTATAGTCTTGATTTGTTTTATCAAAATGATATTTAAATGATATTAAATCTACTATAAATGTTGTTAATGTTTGTAAAATGTTTATATCTTCATTATTTAATTTTGGAAAAAAGTCTCTAACAACAGAATGTATTTTTTCTTTTAATGATATATTTACAAATTTAAGAACTATCTTATTAATTTTGTGTGTTATTAAATCATTTAATGTATTTATATTATCCATTATTAGTTAATAAGATAAAAAATATTAAATTAAACTTTATTATATAAATATAATACGGATTCCCGTTTAATTTAATATATTACTAAATAACAGTAGCAATCCGCCTATTATTATTAATAGCAATGCAAATGCAAAATGCCTATCAGGCGTTGAAAAAATATATTCCATTGGATTTTGTCTATTTAATAATAATTCCATTATTTTATAAAACATATCTTTAATACTAATAATAATATCTTCAATAGATTTTTTATGAGGTAGTTTATTTCCGATTATTTCATCATATTTATTATTATCATCACTTTTTATAAATTGTCTTTCTTCTTCTATTATTTTATCATTTTCATCAAACTTTTTATTAAATTGTTTTATATCAAATTTATTACCTAATTCCCTATCTGATTTATTAGTTGTATTTTGTGCAGTTTTTTTTATAGGTGCTATAGTAGTCATTATATATACATAGATTAAAAATTGATTTTTAATTATATAATATAATTATTCATTTATTATTAAAAACATGGAAAACATCGTCCACAGCTCTTTTGATAACAAACTATATAAACTAATTATTAATCAATCTGGTAAAAATACAAGACAAATTAGAAATATTACATTATGTATTGATATTTCAGGATCAATGAATACTCTATGCACCGTTCAAGATCGCGAGTGTGATGGGTTTTCACGATTTGATTTGATTAAACATTGTATATATTTAATAATAGAAATGTTGACTGAAAATGATACACTTACTATTATTACATTTAATACCACTGCTAAGCGCCTACTAACATACAAACTAACTGTTGATAATAAACAAACAATTAAAGATGAACTTGTAAAGGTACATCCGTATGGATCTACAAATATATGGGCCGCTTTAAATGTAGCATATAATTTAGATGATGATGCTAAAATATTGGAATTAGAACTACCAGATGAAATTTACTTATTAAGTGATGGAGAAGCAAATATTCATCCACCGGGTGGAATTGAATATTGTTTTCAAAATCTTTATAAAAATGAAAAATATAAAAAAATTTCATTACATGCACTCGGTTTGTCTAATGAAAATGATTCAAGATTATTATCTACACTATGTAATTTCACTAATAATGGACGTTATCATTTTATGCCAGATGCATCAATGGTAGGACCTGTTAGTATTTGCTGTATTGCTAATTCACTATTAAGTGACAATAATCAATTTAAGATTGAATTAGTTGAAAACACTGGTGTAGCTATAACTTTAGAAGAAGATATTGACCCAGCTAAATTATATGAATTAACTAGATATCATGTATGTCAAATATTAAATAGTATATGTAAATCTGTAGATAGTCAAGATAAATTACGATTGTCATTATTTAACAATTTAAAATCATATATTGAAAAAATTATTAATAGATTTAAGGTAGAAGAAAAACCTATTGAATCTTATAACATGTTTATAGAATTATACAAAGATTTATATTCTCTTGATAAGGATGAAGGACAAATATTTTTAGCAATAAATAATTCTTATTGGAAAAAGTGGGGAAAACATTATTTATTATCATTATATAGCGCACATATGAATCGCAAATGTCATAATTTTAAAGATAAGGGTGTGCAATATTATGGCTGTCCAGAATTTAAAAATTTAATTGCTGATGGATTTGACAAATTTTGTAAGATACCACCACCAGTGCCATCAGCACAAATAATGAATACAAGAGCTTCAAGTCCGACTAGAACTACACCAAATAGATCATATACAATGAATCCAAGAGCGTCAAGTCCAACTAGAACTACACCAAATAGATCATATACAATGAATCCAAGAGCGTCAAGTCCAACTAGAACTACACCAAATATGGGGGATTATCTAAGTGGTTCATGTTTTGCAGATGGTTCTAGAATATTATTAGCAAATGGAACAGAATCAACAGTTGAAACATTAGATGGAACTGAAGAATTATATTATGATGGAATTAACAGTGTTAAAATTAAATATATAATTAGAATGCGAGTGAAAAATATGGTAGATATGTGTCATATTGGTGGATTAGTTATCACACCGTGGCATCCTATTTACGCAGATTCTAAAAAAGAATGGGTATTTCCAATTGAATTAACAAATAAATCTAATAATCAGTATAGTTTTATGATGCCAACACAAATAAAATGGTTATATAATATTATCTTGGAAACTGGACATTACATTTGTGTTGATGGTTTCCAGTGTGTATCTATGGGACATAATTTGTTAGAGTTTGATTCAACAACAAAAATATTAGAACACTCTTATTATGGAACTAATAAAGTTATTACTGATTTAGAAGCTTTTAAAGATAATTCGCAAATCATTACATTAAGAGATAATTTTGTCATAGACAGAGATTCTGCAGGACTTGTTTGCAGAATTCGTAAAGTGTAATAATTTATTTTAAAAATTGAATTAAAAAAATATAATATATTATAATTTAATAATACAATATGCTTTATTTAACTTGTCCAACATGTGGTTATTTTTTAGGTCAAAAAGTAATTGAATATGAAAAAAATAAAACATTAATTTGTGATAATCCTAAATTATCAGTAGAAGAAAAAGACACACAATTAAGTAAATTAGTACTTGATGCAAATCTTAGACGTTATTGTTGCAAAGTGCGATTAATGACATATAAGGATATTGTGGAGATTATACAATCTGTGCCTACAAATGAATAATAGAAAAATTGATTTTTTATTTATAGAAATACTTATTTTAATATATATAGAAATGGACACTAAAACTAATTATATTAATGATGGTTTTATTATTACAAATCAAAATGGTGAGGATGAAACAATTCATATCCCATATAATATTAATAATAAATTAATAACTGAAGCAGATATTATAGAAATTTTAGCAAAGTGCAATGTTAGTATTAATAAAATAAATCATATTGAATATTTCATACAAGCATTTACTCATAAATCATATTGTGTAAAAGATATTTATCCATCTCATGTTTTAAATATGGCCAAGAATGAATTACATAATCCACCTAATTTGCTAGAATTATTTGATAAATCATATGAAAGATTAGAATATTTAGGTGATAGAGTTTTAAAAGTGGTTGTATCAATGTATTTATTTCATAGATATCCTAAACAAGAAGAAGGATTTATGACAAGATTACAAACAAAATTAGAAGATAAAAATACACTTTCGCAGATGGCAAAAGAGATTGGATTAAATAAATTTTTTATTATTAGTAAACAGATTGAATTAATGAATGGGCGTAATTTAGAAAAGATTCATGAAGATGTTTTTGAATCATTTATTGCTGCATTATTTTTATCAAATGGTTTTGAACCATGTTTATATTTAATAGTAAATTTATTAGAAACATTAGTTGATTACTCTGAAAAATTATATTGTGATAATAATTATAAAGATCAATTATTAAGAATTCATCATCAAAATAAATGGACATTCCCGCAGTATATTACAATTTATATTGAAGGACCACCACACAAAAGAAAATATATAATGGGTGTTGAAAAACAAAATGTTCAACCTAATGATCCTCTTGAACAAAGATGTATTAGTTATGGCGTTGGGTCGTCAAAAAAAGAAGGTGAACAAAATGCTGCTAAAATGTCATTAATAATTCATGGTATTTTAAATCAAGATCAATATTCACAAACAGATATATATAATCCGCCTTGGGATAAAATTCTTAATAAAACTGAAACACCTATATTAGATAATAAGAAAGATAATAATCAAAATGAATACGATTCAGATTAAATTATTTTAACAATAAATTAATCTAATCTTTAACTAATAAACGCATTAATTTATTTAAAAAAGTTTAAAAATAAAACCTATTTTATTCAATAATGTCATTTAACACCCGTGGTGGAGTTGAACCAAATGGAGTTTCAGAGCAAGCGCAAATTCAAAATATATTTTTTGCAAAAGATACTATTTCAGAATTAAATAAAGTAATATTACAAAATCAGATATTGCAAAGCCTACCGCGTGAGAGCAAACAGGAAATAATAGATATACTAATTAAAAATATGAAAATAGTTTATAAAAATTTAGATATTTCTAAAATAAATCAATCAAATATTCAATCAATTCATACACAATTTAAAAAAATATCATTAGAACAAACAATAAATGATATTAATAAACATACAAATTATTTAAAATCACCAACTGATTTAAAATTTCAACGTGATTTCACATCTAATCCAAATAAAGGAAATAAATTAATGGATAGACCAGAATCAACAAAAACTAATCAACCTGTAAAAGAACCAACATTAATAAATACTAATCCTGGATTAAATTTTAATTTAAATGCTGATACTAATAGTTTTGATGATGCATTTAAACCAATGAGTGATAATTTACCCATAATGACAGAACCAGTTAAAACAGGAAATACGCAAAATGTATTTAATAATTATAGTAGTGATAAAAATATAGAGGATATTAAAACACGTATGCAAGTTGTGCAACAATCTAGAGATAATGAACTTAGTTTAAAACAACAAAGACCAACTACCCCTGAATTTTTAAAACCAAAAAAGACAAGTATAAAGCAAGAAGAATCTCTAACTAATATTATGCCACAAACTAAAACTAATATTATACCACAAACACATTCTGGTGCGCCTGATTTTAAAAATATGAACTCTATGCATTTTAATCAAGACTTCTCAGGACTACTCAATGATTCTAATGATAATTTATATAGTTTAGATAATATAGATAAACCATTAGTAGAAACTGAAATATTTGAAGATAATAGTAATTTTGAAGATAGACTTAAAAAAATACAATCAGAAAGAAATAATATTAATGTGCCGAAAACACAGACTAATATTGATTTTACAAAATCAGATTATCAACAATCGCAAAACAATTATCAACCACCTCAACAACAATCGCAAAACAATTATCAACCACCTCAACAACAATCGCAAAACAATTATCAACCACCTCAACAACCGCAAAACAATTATCAACCACCTCAACAACAACCGGAAAACAATTATCAACCACCTCAACAACAACCGGAAAACAATTATCAACCACCTCAACAACAACCGCAAAACAATTATCAACCACCTCAACAACAACCGCAAAACAATTATCAACCACCTCAACAACCTATGAATAATAAAATGGCAGAATTAAAAACTAGTTTACAAACACTAAATATTAATGTTCCAGATAAAAATAATATTGCACAAAAAATACAACAATATCAAGATAAAATAATTAATTTAGAAACACAAAATAATGAACTATTAGAATTAATAAATAAATTACAAAATAATTTTAATAATTCTAATGAATCAGAAAAACTAACACAAATTAAAAATCAAATAGCAACTGAATTTGCAGAATTAACAATTAAAAATGAAAAGATTGATACATTAAATTCAACTTTAAAATTAAAAGAAGTGCAATTAACTACCAAGGAAACTGCTATGAATGAATTAATTACAAAATATGATTATTTATTTAAATCTGCGTATATTCAATTTGAAGTATCAAATACCGAAAATAAATCAGCATATACATGGCCATTAGAATTAATTAAAAATATTATTGGTATAAAACTAATGACTTATTCTATTCCTTTACCAAGATTTAATATTGAAGAAAATAAAAATAATATTTTTTCATTTAAATTAAATGAACAAGAACATTCAATTACTTTATCAACCGGTAAATATACTATTGATGAACTTATAACAATATTAAATGAAAAAATAAAACAAATTAATGAAACATTATTAATTAGTGTAAATGTGGAACAAAAAGTTATTTTTGAATCATCTAATACTGAAGATACTATTACAATTATAAATACAATGCTATCAAAAGAAAATTTAGGATTTTTAGTAAATATAGAAAATAAAAATATTCAAATATCTGATAAATGTTGGGATTTAAGAATTGATAATAAAGTTTATTTATATTTAAATAATTTATCAGAAGAAATACCATTTGGTATTTTATATTTTAATGGGACTGCGGTAAGTCAATTTAAATTTGAAAAACCATTTAATTTAAATAATTTAGAAGTTGTTTTTAAAGATTCATATGGCATGCCATATAATTTTCACAATCTTCCACATTCATTAACATTTTTGATAGAAAAGATTAATTAACATTTTTGATAGAAAAGATTAATTAACATTTTTGATAGAAAAGATTAATTAACATTTCTAAAAAATTCTTTTCGTAATCCATTTATTTCTTCATCACGTGTAACATTGGTAGTTACATTATCAAAAGTATTACCTTTAACTAAATTTAAGATAAAATTCATTGAATATACACCACATTCAGAATCTTTAAATTGATGTTGAATATGATTATATTTAATATCAAACTGTCCGTTTAATATATTATTAAGATGTGTTTTAGTATTTTTATTTATTTTAGATGTATTTATTTTTTTTAAATCTGATAAAACATCATTTATTGGTAAATTCATATTATATTTTTTAGAATATAAATATTTAGTAATTTTATTAATAAATTTACGTATTCTTAATGGGGGTGCAGTGCCAACAGAATCAAAATAGTAAATTTGATTTTTTATAATATTAAAATATAATGCAACCCAATGTGATCCATTTTTCCAATGTTCATCTAAATTTATTATTAATCCTATTTGTGTTTTACCATTAGCTTTTAATGTATCAAAATTTAAATTATTAATACCTAATATAGGTAATTCATCAAAATCTACAGGAACCGCACCTAAAAATAAAAAATCTTTATAAATAGAATGATATTGAGTAATAACATCATTAATATGTGTTGTTGTCAACCATTCATATTGCCCAGGTGGGCCTTTTGGTCTAAATGTATTATTTATTATATCTGAATTTTGTAGTTCTCTTACAATGTCTAATCTTATCCAACATACTTGATCTGAACATTTATCTGCTAATCGGAATTCTAATTCTTTTACTAATTCTTCTTTTGTAAGATTTAAATTAATTTTATTTTTATTTTTTTTATTATAGTTAATTGCTATTTTTTTTAATACATCAATAGTAAAACATGATCCATCTGTATATTTTTTACTTGGAGCACATTTTGTATCATATTCTGCGCGCATTATTATAAATATTATTAGATTTTATTAATTAATTTAATTAAAAATTAATATTTTAATTAAATTTAATTTCTATTTTATTAATATATAATGTCATATTATGATAAATATTTAAAATATAAAAACAAATATCTTCAATATAAAAATAGCTTAGAACTTAATATGCGCGGAGGTACTCGTCCTAAGTATCCGGATGATGTAAAAACAAATAATATCTTTCATATTAATAATTTAACTGAAACACCTACTAATGACCGGTCTAATAAATCTAATTATAACTCATATAAACATAATAAAATATTATCTATTGAAAAGCTGACTGACACGCCACGTATATTAGAATTTGCTGGAGGAGCACATAAACGGAAAATTAAATCTAAACAAGAACAAGATAGATTATTAAAATTATTAGATACGCATACTGGATCTAGTGAAAAAACTGAAGATGAATTACTAGAAGATCTTAAAAACAATCCTCATAGAATATTAGGAACCAAGCACCACTATTTTGCAGGAGATATATCTAGTAGTTCTACTAGTTCTGATAGCCTAGGTATATAATAAAAAAATTGATAATAATAATTATTATAAGTAATTATTATCAATTTAATAATTTTCAGAAATGACCAGTCCTGTTAATTTTACTAGTGGTCTTTCACCAGATGAAAAAATGATAGACAAAATATTTAAAAATTATTCTCCACTCGCAATGCAACAATTAAAAGAATCATTATGTGTTAATGGTTTTTTAGACGACGATGATAATATATTAGGATATACAATATTACCAGATGATAATTCTACACATATACATTATAAAATAAGTCATCAATTTAAATATGAACTTTCAGATATAATACATGCTAATATAAATTCTATATTAAAAAGACATCAACAACCGATGGAAAAATCCGATATAATTACTGAAATTAAAAAGATTAAAATATTATCAGATATTGACAGTGATATAATTGACCCATGTATTATAGAATTATTTGACACAATGGTTGTGAATGAATATATAAAAATAGTTGATACTAAATATTATAAAGTGATTTACTAAAACTAAATATAAAAATTGATAATTTTATTAATTATTATATTTAGATACAATATTATAATTTCACATTCAAATGGATGAAGATACTCGCTACATTGACAATCCTTTTATAAGTAGTCCGATTAAAAAGATGACAATAGATGATGTGATTGTTATATTAGATAAACAAAATATAAAAGAACATTTTAGTTGTATATATATATTATGTATAAAAGAAAATAATTATAAAATTCCTTATGAATTTTTTCTTCAATCTATTAGTTATGAATTATTATTAGAAGTCTATTCACATTTATTAATTATTAAAGCACCAATAAGAATGCTTAAAAATCTATATCACTTTAATAGTATAATTATATTATCTGATGCAAAATTACAATTATGTAATATTTTTAAATATCCATTAGAATCAAAAAATATTATATTACCAATTTTTACTATTAATTATTTTCAAATAGTGCCATATATTAATCAATATTATAAATATCAATTAACTGATTTAATAAATATAATTAAATTAAATCAAAATTTTAATTATAATGCAAGTAGTTTAAAAGACCTTATTGCAAAATTATCAGAATCTACATATTGGACTAAAGGTATACCTATTAATTTTACAAATGCATTTATTAATAGACGCTTTTTAGATAAACGTAAAACACACTTTTCTACAATTGAAAATTATGTTGGGTTTACACAAAATATTAATATAGAAAAAAAGCCTATTGATAATTATACTTTCAAAAGTAAGAAACATTATACTGAACATGCATCTAAAAATATTCCATTTAAAATTAAAACATCTAATTTAACATTTGATAAAATAAATGAATTATTTAACTCTTTATCAAAAAATAATCAGGAATTATTATTTATGCATTTAATTGCAAGTAAAAAACATGCACATTTAGTTCTTAATAATAATCATATTTTAACTTTATTATCACTCTTTATTCAAGAGAATAAAACACTTAAATATTTATTATCATATGCATGGATTACATTTTATCTAGAAGAATGTATTCAAGGAAATAAAATAAAAATTACAGATAGATTTATTTTCTCTGTTGATACTGTTTCTAAATTACCATATTTTACATTTGATCATGCTGATCCAAAAGATAATCCTTATATGCCATTATTACTACATGATTTAGAATATGGACCAGACACATTTCATAGTGTTAATGAACGTTTTATACATACTGGAGGTGTATGTAACTTAGAGACATTTATAAAGAGAATACTTATGTTTCTCACAGGTGATCCTAATAATAATATTTTTGCAGGACTTGATTTTAAAGAAAATGATATTTGTATTACAGGTAGTATAATTCCCGCGTGCGGACCAAAAAATATACATATGGCTCATAGTCAGCAAACAACTACTACTGTTGTTGGTGTGCCCAGAGTTTTTACAGGCGCTACAAGTGCTACAAGTGCTACTGGCGCTACAGGCACTACAGGAGCTACAGGCGCTACAGGCGCTACAGGCGCTACAGGCACTACAGGAGCTACTGGCGCTACAGGCGCTATGGGCACTACAAGTGCAACAGGTGCTACAGGCGCTACAGGCGCTACAGGCGCTACAGGCACTACAGGAGCTACAGGCGCTACAAGTGCTACAGGTGCTACAAGTGCAACAAGTACTACTGGTGCAACAAGTACTACTGGTGCAACAAGTACTACAAGTACTACAAGTTGTATCAAAACCCCTAAAACAGATGATGAATTATTTAAAGAATTTCTTAAAATACATTATTCTGATTCAGATGTTGATATGATAATAAAAAATGTAGATATAACTACTAAAGAAGGTTATACTAAATTTGTTAATACAGTTAAAATAATACATGATACAATTAAAGTAAAATATAATGAAACAGAGTTAATACTAACACCTTTAGATTATTTATTTGTATCAAAAAAACATATTGAAGAACATATTAGTCTAGATGGTAATATATCTAATAAAATAAATCACATATATAGTCATATTAATGAACCAGAAATAATAGCCAAGTTTAAACCATTATATGAAAAATTAAAAGCACAAAGACGTGCTGAATTTGTTCATAAATATTCACTTGAAGAAATTACAAAATGGGAAGAACAATATCCAGATATGCTTAATAATAATACTTTTAAAATATGCATATCAACAAATACTACAGATAGTTATTCACTTGTATTTACTTGCAAAGCTCATATTACATCCTCTGGATTGTCTAGAAAATTAGAAATATTTTCTATTAAAGAAGATGATTTTTTCAGTATAGTATCCACTTTTCATTTTCCATGTGTTCGTGGAATTTATGATGGGTCTAATGTATATCTTATGCCATCATGCATAACCGCATTCATGACATTAATGAATATTGATTATAAATATGTATGTTGTGCAAAAGATCCAATTGAATTAATACTAAAATATAAAGATTTTAGAGGATATGGAATATATTTAAATATAGATGAAAAGAAAAGTGTAATTAAATATATTATGAAAAATCAAAAATATTGGCTGCAATACAATATTGATAATACAGATACATATCAATCAGCATATAGTAAAATATTTAAATCCGTAAATATTTTATCAAATAAAAATACACAAGTAATGAGCGGTTTTGGTAATCGTAGAGCAATTGATAAATATGGGAATATAACTCCATTAGATATAAAGTTTATATAATTTTATTTAATAAAAATTGATATAATTACTATATAAAAATATATTTTTCATTAATAGTTAATAATATTAATGGAAGTAGAAAAACAAATTCGTGATAGTTATCGTAAAAAATATGAGCAAAAGTTTAATACAGTTATAGCATTAAAAATTGAAAATGGTATTTTTAAATTTACTCAAGAATATGTAGCAAAAGAAGAAACACCTTATTTATCTGAAGAGATATATAAAACTAAATCATTAGAAATACTTGATTTACTTAAAAATCCAACTCTTATTAAAAATATAGAAACTGGTAAATTAGATCCTTTTACATTAGCATATATGAAACCTGAAATACTAGACCCTGAAAAATTTAAAACACTTTTAAACTCTCGTAAAAAAGAAAAAGAGAAAAATGATAATGTAGGTACTAATGTGTTTAAATGTTCTAAATGTAAAAAATCACGAAGTAAGGTGACACAAAAACAAACACGTGCAGCAGATGAAGCACCTACTACATTTGTTGAATGTTTAGAATGTGGTCATACATTTAGAATTGATTAATCTTAATTATAAATACTATAATTTTATAGGATTTTAATTTTATAGGATTTTATTTATGTTCAATTAAACATATTAATGTTGCTAGACATCTATAATTATTAATAAAATATTTAAATATATTTTCAGCATTAACATGCCACATTTCAATTGTTTTTACTATAAATGTATCTAAATATTCAACAACAGATTTATCAAATATATTTAATATTTCTTCAGATAATGTAATTTCCCCCTCTTTTAAATGTGCAAATAGATTTAGTAAAATTAGTCTAGATGTGTTAGTCTCATATTGAATTTCATCTTTTTTATCTGTATATATATTTGATGCAATTATTACCAAGTCTGGAATTGTTTGTTCAATAAGTGTCTGCATAAATGTTTTACCAGATGTATCTTTTTTTTCCTTTAAAATATACTTAATTACTTTATTAATTTTTTTAGAATTATCTAATATTTCAGTAAAATATTGGAATAAAATACTTTTAACTAATAAGAAAATACTTGTTTCAAATGTTATTGTAGCTACATAAGTTAACATTTCTTTAATAAATGCTGCTGTTTTATTATCTTTTGTAAATTTAGGTTTTGTAAAATAATCTTCTCCAATTGTAGATATTTTTTTTAATTTATCAGATATCTCATTTAATTCCTGTAAGTTCGTATTATTATCAATTGTGTTTAATATATTAATTTGTTGAATTATTAAATTTATTAATTTCATATCATAATTTTCTGTAATATTAAAATCTGTATCAAAAAATTTTTCCCATACTTTTAATGCTTTTAATGATTTAACCTTATTATAATTATAACTTTTATAGGCTTCTATTAAAGTAGAATTAATGACTATATTATCTACATCAAAAAGACCTGTGTCCTTATCAATTTCACTTTTAATAATAATAATCTCGTTGTTTATCTCATTAATTTGTTCTTCTACATCACGTTTATGAGTTGCTTCTAATTTACTGAGAGATTTAATATTATTTAATTTATCTAAATAATCTGTATATGTTTTTAGTAATTTTGTTTTTGTAGATAATACATCATCCGCTATTAGTGAATTTGTATTTGTATAAATTTTTAATTTATTCATTTGTTTATATAAATAAATAGGTTCAATGGATGTGGCATTTGTGTCAATTGTAGTTTTTAAATAATGTAAAATTAAATAAGTTGATATATTAAAAGATATTGGAATACAAATAAATTCATTATTTCCATAAGTATTATTTGCTAAGATTAATTGATGAATATCTTGATATAAATATTCATGAAAATTTAATAATACAGAATTTAATTTATATTCTTTCATTATATTGGGAATTATTTTACCTAACATATTACTTAAGTCATCAACAGTATATTTAATTGAATTTTTACTATTATAAAAGCGTATATTGTGATTTGTTAATGTTTCATACAATTTTTTAATAGTATCAATCTGATAATTTTTTAATAAATAATCAATAGGTGTTAAATTTTCCATATTTAAATGATATGGTATTCCTCCATAGTCAATTAATAATTTTATTATATTTGTTTTTATAGTAATTGCATTTTTTATTTTAAATTTATTAATATTAGTTAAATCATTTGGATATAATATAAATACTATTTTATCATCAGATGGTGTGGTTGGTGGTATTACTAAATTATATAAATTAGATAAATCCGTATTGTCACCAACCTTCTGTTTGCTATTATTTAATGTGATAGATATAGTTTGTTTTTCTAAATGAGCTAATAAAAACTCAAAATTTATTAATTGCATATTTTTATCTGCACCGCCCGCAATCTCTTTAATCTCTGTTTTTTTTTTAATTATTTGGTCTATTATATTAGTAGTATAACGATTAATAATAAGTTGCTCTATTATTTTTGATATTAAATAATATGTATATATTTCAATCATTGATTCTGGAGGTTTTATATATTTTTTAATATAATCTTTAGCTGTTGTATAAAAAGGATCTCTAGTGTTAATATTATTTAGTATGTTGGTAATTAAATAAATAGTTGTATATTTGTAAAAATCATCAAAATTTACATATACTGATGGGGGCAAACTATCTTCCTTATTTGTTACAAATGATGAGTTTTTTGCAGCTATAGATTTATTATTTAAATAAGGATTATTTAAATATTGCTCATGCGATGTAGTATAATCAGGTATATCATATATATTAAATAATCCAATATTATGTAAGTCTCGTGTTGTTACTTTTGTTATTTTTGTATTAACTGGTTGTAATTTTGTAGGTTCTTTTAATACATCAAACATAAATATACCAGAAGCATAATATAAATATTTAATTGCTTCATTTTTACGGGGTAATTGAAAAAAATTAAATTGTCCCAATTCAATTGCATTACCTTGTTGATAAATATAATGATATAGGTAATAACTAGAATTAATTTTATTTAATAGTTGTGCAAATTGATCATATTGTATAGGGTTTTCTAATAATTGTAATTTACTACCATTTGATTTAATTTCGGGTATGTCTTCTAACCAATCTTTAATGTGTGGATTTGTTTTAGATAAACTATTTAATTGTGCTTCAACTTCCTTATATGATTTATAATAATTATCAATTATTTTTGATAATATAATTATGTTAAAATAATATGTAGTATAGACATCTTTAATATTAGAGTTTTCACCTGTTATAAAACTGTGTATTTCCTTATAAATTAGATTATATATGTTTTTAATTAGTGTTTGATAGTATTGAATTTTATCATATAGGAAAATAAAATAAGAAATTGTAGTTGGTAAAATAATTGGTTTTTCATATATATTATAAAAATCAGCATATTCATTATAATTATAAGGTAATATTTTTGTTTCTAAGTTCTTAATTATATTATCATTTATAAATTTTATAAAATTAATCATAAAGTCTATTAAATTTTTAATATCCGAGTTATGAGTAAGAATAAAATTACTATAATCTGGAGCTGCTATATAGGGATCTATTAGCTCATTAATTGCCTGGAATGCGTTGTTAAAATAGTAAATATTGTCTATTTGGAATTGGTTTATAACATCATTTATTGCATTTAATTCACCATTTGAATAGGGTAGATATTGTGGATATGCATCAAAAGTAGTATTATAATTGGTAAATATATTATCACTAATATAATTTGTATCCCATAAGTTTAATATTTGTTTTATTATAATAAATATATTATCAATCTCATTGGAAGGTATTTGGTAGGTATTATCATTTGTATATGATTTGTCAATACTTTGTATATTATCATTATTTAAAGTGGTTTTCATGCGTTGAATATCCTCTTTAAGTGTATTAACCAAATCTTGTTCTTTCTTATTAAAATTATTTTTATTAATATAAGTAAATTGTAATGCTAAAGGCACTTGATACTTTCGTAATTCATTAGTTGTATCATATACTGTATGAAACCACCCTAAGGGATTGGGCTTTTCTATGAAACCTGGCATAAATTGGATGGTATTAGATACATTACTTAATTTGTTTATGTACGTGTTAGTATCTATCATATTAAGTGTGCCTTCATAATATAAACCTAAAATATGTGCAATAATAAAATGTCTTTTTATTATTTTATTATATTTGTCTTTTATCAGATCAGATGGTACTGTAGCGCCAGTTGCACCATATGAGATATTAACAATTTGTAAACTATTAATAACATTTAAATATCCATAATGACTAGGCATTAAAATCGTATCAAGCGGTTCCTTTAGGTCAAGTGATGGGCTGTGTGCTATGTTAACTATTGAGGATTGTAGAATATTATCATCATAGGTTAAACTATCAATAATACTAATTGGTTTAAATACATCTAACTTAGTTTCCATATTATATTTATTTAATAAATATAAAAAATCTAATATAGTTTGTTTTAATGGTTTATTACTCATTTGTTTATATTCATCAAGTATCATATTACATAATATATCTATAAATGTATCATATTTTTTTTTATAAGTATTATAATAAGTTTTTATATTTACATCTGTATTGGGGTGTTTAATAAACTGATCAATTTTATCTTCCCGCGCAGTGATGTCACCTAGTATAAAATAGTTTTGTATTAAATTATACATATAATTTATATTTGGCATCATGCGTAAGTAATTGATAGGCACCTTAGTCTTAGTCTTATTATTTAAAATATCTTTTATGTCATTAAAATTATCTGAATCATATAATAATATTATTATTATATTAATAAGTATAATAGAATAATTACTGCTATTTGTTGCACTTATATTTTGTGTATATTGACTAATTAAATGTGGTTTTAATGAATTAAATATACTTGCTTTAATATTAGTTGTATCATTTAGATTATTTATTAATATTAATAATTTAAAACTTACACAACCTATTAAATTACTTCTAGATGCCCTACAACTACAATCTGTCCACATATTAAATATCCATGCACCTAAATCAAAATCTGTATTATCTTTATTATTATTCCACAGCTGAAACCATTTTGTACCAAATTTGGTATTTACAGAGATACTAGTGTTCCCCGGAGTTAATTTATATTTAATAGCATCTTTGGATAAAATTATATACTCTTTAATATTGTCATTAATAATATTCAAATGTAAGTCTATTAATTCATCATCATTATCATAATTTATTAGTGGATTACTGTCTTTTGGTTTAAGCATATTATCTAGTAATTCGTCCTGATCGGCGTTTATCAATTTATCAATTATTTCAAATATTTCTGCGTGTATTATATTAATATTATCATATATATTATTATTATAACCTAAACGAATTTCCCTTGGACCGCCCGTATATTTAAGTGTTTTAAAATTAATAATACTTGATGCATTATCTAATGCTGTTTTATATCGTAATTTATCATCTTGTTCTATAAACGTGTCTTTAATTTGCGATGATGAATATCTGTCTTTATTTTTGTTTTTTTTAGCATTTGGTGCAGGGGGTTTGCGAGGGTCCTCTATGCGATAGTGTAAGTAGCTTGAATTTTCTTGCCACCCAAACTTTGTTTTATACACATATGGCTGTTTTGATTGCTCATTTATGTGTCTTATATACAAATCAAAATATATTATTTTATATATATCTATATTATCATCATCTACTAAATCAATTGTATAAGGAGTAAACTTTTGTGCAAGTTTTATGAGTTCATTATATTGTTCTTTAATTGTTGTTTTAATACTTTTGCTAATATTACCATCTTTAATAAATGCATATTCCCCAGTAGCACCTTTTGGAAATACCCATGAAGTTGGTGTTTTTTCATGAATTATTAACTCTTTCAAAGGTTTAACTAAAAATATGTTATTTATTCTTTGCGTTATCTTAGTTTCAAATATTTTTTCAGATTGTAAAGTATCTCCTGCTGAATAAATAGAGTCTGTTAATCTTAAGTCAACAAGTTGTGCATTTGTAAACTCTTGAATAATTTTTTTAATTTCTGCGTCATCACTTATAAATGCAATTATGGTTTCTTGTATTGTATTAAAAATAGGAAATTCTTTTAACAGTTCTAACTGTTCAATTGTATATGTTTTCATATTGTTTATTAATTCTATTTTATCAAAATTAACATTATTTGTAGAAGGTATAAAATCTATAAGTTCTGTAGGAGGAACCGGATTAATACTACCATTTAATAAATAATGAAATGATGTGAATCCTGAATTATCTTTAAAATTTGGGTTTGCGTGGTTTTTTAATAAATATTCAACTATTTTTTCTAATTGCTGATTACATGCTAGGTGTAATGCAGTGTGATTATATTTATTAGGTTTATCTGGGTCAACACCGTTATTTATTAAAAATTTTATAACACTTAATTTAGCTAATTCAGAAGATTTAGATGGATTATTAATAAGAATATGAATTAATGAATTTTTAGTATCATCCGTTATAGTAAATGGTATCTTATACATAAGATTACATTGTAATATTTCATGCGTATCAAGTGATAAAACTGCATTAAACATATCTGTTTTTCTTCCAAGATCGTATAATGGAAGTGGTAAATGCGGTTTATCCAATTTATTTAATTTATTTGCAATTGAACTCATATTATTAGATATGATATAATTTAATTTAAATTTAAACTTAAATTTAAATTAAATAAATATTATCAGATAAATTAAAATATTTTATATTTTATTATTCCCACATCCACAATTACTTATTTTATCAGTAATAGATAAACATTTACCATGTACAGCACATGTATTAATACTTTCTAAATATGCGCGTTCGCGATTAATAATAGTATTACCATTATCTTGTAAAAATCGTTTATAATCTTGAGCAGAATTAATATTATTAACATTACGAATATATTGTTCAAAAATACTATTATCTAAATAATTAGTTATAAATCTTCCATCTTGCATAAGTGGCGGGCATTTGTAATTAAAATAACGATTATCCATTATTATATATATATAATTAGATATTTTTTAATTCAATAATTTCCATAATTAATTCATTTTTTGTTTTTGGTTTATAAACACCATTTATTTTTTTATTTATATGTATTTTATTATCTTCTGCTATTTTTTTTATTTCATATAATTTATGTTTATCTAAATTTTCTAATAATGTATTAGTATTACCAGGGATACTTTCTAATAATGTATTAGTATTACCAGGGATACTTTCTAATAATGTATTAGTATTACCAGGGATACTTTCTAATAATGTATTAGTATTACCAGGGATACTTTCTAATAATGTATTAGTATCACCAGGGATACTTTCTAATAATGTATTAGTATTATTGGGGATACTTTCTAATAATGTATTAGTATCACCAGAGATACTTTCTAATAATGTATTAGTATTATCTATTTGTTTTTCATCTTGTGTATTTTCACAAGAATCATTTTCATTTGAATAAATCGCTAAATGACAAGGCGAATCTATATTAGTAGAATAATCACAATGTTCTGAATTATCTTCATCTATTATAATTAAATTATTTATTTTTTGAGTATAATTACATGTATTTATTATTGGATATAAATCACTAATTATATTTAATTTTATTTTAGATAAATCATCAATTATATGTTCTACAGATTCATTGCACTGTTTTACAGTGCAAGTTAGCTTATCAGGTGCTGTATATTCAGCTTCTTCAATTGATATATCAGGTTCATTGCATTGTAAAGTAGTGCAAGGTTCAGTTATTATTGGTTTAACTCTTGCTATTTTATTAGGGAGTTGTGCTAATATATGAGATTTATTAGTAGAATCGTGTATATTAATAATATCTTTTTCTATTCTATTAATTTTTATTCGTAAATATTCAATTTCTCTATAAATAAAATATACTACTATTGTTAGTCCTAGTAAAATGATAAATTTGTAGTCAAAAAATTTCATATTAATATTTATAGATATTCTTATATTTTTATAAACTCACTTTATAAATTACTATAAAATTTATAAATTACTATAAAAATTTTATTTAAAATTATTTAATTTAAAAATATTTAGTTTTTTTCTATATATATTTAATGACATCTCCTACCGATATACAAATCACTAAAGTTGATTTAACACTTTTCATAACTGTCCTAACAGTATCACACATTGTTTCTTATCAATTATTCCCTGGGCGCACCCTTTTTGATAATGACTGGATAAATTCAACCGTTGCTACATTACTTGCAGTTGCCCTTCACGGTTTAGTAACAAATAAGTTAAGTGCTACTATTAACTCTCAACTTGATACTAAAAACCCAGGAATTGAATCGTCTGTGTATGATCTTGTTAAATTCGGTACTATTTTTGCAGGTGGTAAAATAATTTATGATTTAATGAGAAATGCGCCTATTGATGGTTTTGATCAGTCGTGGTTTACCAAACATGGTGCAATCATTGGTGGTTATGCACTCTTCAATATGATGCTTAAACAGTATGTACCAACAGTGTCCAATAAACAGCAGCCTCTAGTAAATGATATTATTAAAGTATCTGCCGGTGCTTTATTATCTACTTATGTTATGACTAAAGCATTCCCTCTCAATGATATGTATGACCTTGGTGCAACATTAGCTGGTTTCACTGTTTTCCATTTATTAACAAAACAGTTAGTTGTTCCTATGGAAAAATTTGCACAACAGGGTGGGATTTCAGTTAATTGCCCCTAAACATTTATTAATCAATGATACAAAGTATAATTAATAAATATAATTAAAAATATTCAAATATATTAAATTAATATAATAATTTATTATATTAATTTAAAACAAAAGTATTATTTATAAATATTAATATAAAATGACTGGAGGAATTATACAAATGGTAATATCTGGAAAACAAGATATTTATTTAACAATTAATCCAGAAATTACTTTTTTTAAAAAAGTATATAAAAGACATACTAATTTTTCGACAGAATTAATTGAAATTATACCAGAACAAACAATTAATTTTAATGGTGAATTATCATTTATTTTAAATCAAGGCGATGCAATACATAGATGTTATTTTGAAATAACATTACCGTCATATAGTTTCTCTGATAAATACATTACTAATACTAATTATATAGAAAGGAATAAAACAATTATATCTAATTTAACAACACAATACAATACATATAAAACATTATATGATAATTTAAAAGGTTTTGTAGATGTTGAAAGTAATTTATATAGAATTTTATATAATATTTTACAAACAGAAAATATTACTTTAACAATTTTAAAAGACCAAGTTGCATCATTTAATTATAAAAATAAATTAACAAAAGATTTATATAAAACTAAAGTTGATGAAGTAATATTAAATGAAATTAATATATCTAATTATATTTCTAAATTAACATTATTAATTACAAATGATAAAATTTATGATTCTACAAAATTTATATCAAAAACAGAAATTTTAACTAAAATTAATATTTATTATGATCAAATGGTTTATTATTTAAATTATTATAATAATTTAATAAATGACACACAAACTAAAATTGATGCTATAATACAACCTAATCAAATTAATTTTAATTTTGCAGAATATTTAGGTCATAGTTTTTTTGAATATGTTAAATTAGAAATTGGTGGCACTGAATTTGATAAATATACAAAAGATATTTTACACATTCAACAAATGCACAATGTTAAACCTGATCAAATGTCTAATTATTTAACTATGATAGGGCATACTCCAGAAATGATAACATATAATAATAATATTAAAGGAAATAGAAAAATTTTAGTTCCTTTAATATTTTGGTTTAATAAAAATCCTGGTGCGAGCTTACCACTTGTAGCAATGCAATATTCAACTGTTATAATAAATACTAAACTAAGTAATATTTCTAAAATATTATGTTTTGAAAATTATGATAAAAATTATTTAGATGTAATAAATGTAACAGTATCTAATGTTATTAATTTTACATTAAATACAAATTTAAAATACAGTTCTCATTCTATTAATATAAATAATAAATCAATTAGTTATGTATGTAATATAATTAATAATGAATTATTACTATTAAAATTTCCAGAATTAAGTGAATCACAACGAACATTAATATTAAAAACAAATGGATCATATAGCGGCACTGGTAGTTTAACAGAAGGTGTTAATTATACTATGAATAAAGACCAATGGTTTCATTTTCTAATGACTATAACTGATCCAATATACAAAGATTTTATATATAAAATAATGTCTTATTATCCTTACATTAATTATAATTTATATAGTAGTAGTATTGAAGTCCCTGATATTAAATTAATTTGTGAAGCTGTATTTTTAGATGATATTGAAAGAACACAATTTGCTAGTGGGAAACTAGAATATATTGTTGAACGTTTTGTTTCAGATACATTTACAATTAAAAATACTAATTCTTTTGATTGTGAATTATCTTTTAATAATCCATGTAAAGAATTAATATGGTATATTCAACCTAATTTATTTATTGATGGATATTCGCCATTTGGACAAAATTATGAATTTAAATTTGATATAAATAATTATAATAATAAAAATATATTAATTAATCAAAAATTTATATTAAATCAATTAGATGTATTATTAACAAATGTAGATGATAATTATTATACATATGTTTTATCTTATAAATTACTAAATAATACATTACCCAAAGGTCTTTATTATCATTCATTTTGTTTATATCCAGAAGAAACACAACCATCTGGAACATGTAATTTTAGATATATCAAAGGCAAACAATATAATATAGTGCTTAATTCAGTTTGGCAAAAAGAATATTTAACACAATTAAAAACACTTTTCACTTCAACTAATACAATTAATATTAAAAATACATTAATATTAAAAATGATTGGTAAAGTATATGATTTATTTGTTGTAACACATGGGCAAGGTAAATTATTATTTAATTAATATAGTATATATTATTCATGCATAATAATTTTGATATTGGAATATAATTTATTAAAGTATTAAATTGGATACATGTTAAATTATATAAATTAAATAATTTTATTAAAGTATTTATTAATTTTGTAATTTTTTTATAAATTATAATCATATATTGTATTATATATTATGTGGTAAGTCATAAAAATCTTTAACTTTTATTAATGGTATTTGTAATGACACAAAAATATCCTGATTAAATATATCTAATATACACATTAATCTTTCAATAACTTGTGATATAATATATTCATAATTTGTATTTTTATTAGCAAATAGAATACTTATTTTATAATTAAACGGTTCTTTACATTTTGCACAATCAAAAATACTATTAAATCTTTCTTTTAATTTGAATAAATAATTATATTTTTCATATGATAATAAGTTCCAAAATAAATCATTTGTATAATGTGTTCGCCATTCATTTATTGTAAGTAATAATTTCATTTTCTTTAGATATAATTTATTAAAATTATATACTACAATGCATGATAATGGATAATCTATTATCATATTTATAATATAATCTATATTGTATTCTAATAAATACACTTTATTATGTTTAATATAATTTTTTATCATAAAACTTAATTCATCATCTGTTAGTGTGTTAGTAGAACTTTTATTTTTATGTAATAATTTATGTAAAAAGATTCTTAAATAATTCATACTATATAAGGTTATAAAAAAAATTGATAAATATATATAAAAATATAATTATCAACTATAACAACTATAACAATTATGACAACAAAAAAATCTGATGCTGAAAAATATAATAAAATTGGACAAGTTGAGCATATATTACTTCGACCGGATACTTATATTGGCGATATTGAACAAACCACCGAACTTATGTGGGTATATAATCAAGAATCTATAGAAAATGAAGAGTGTCCTAAAATCATTAAAGATACTATTACATATACACCTGGTTTTAGAAAAGTATTTGATGAATTATTAGTCAATGCACGCGATGCATCTGAAAATGATCCAACATGTGATACAATTAAAGTTAATTATAATATGGATGAAGGATATATAAGTGTTTATAATAATGGAGATATTGGTATTCCTGTTGAAGAACATCCTATACATAAAATACTTGTTCCAACAATGATATTCGGTGAATTATTAACTAGTTCAAATTATGATGATAGTGAGGCGCGAACAACCGGAGGCAGAAATGGATATGGAAGTAAATGCGCAAATATATTTTCAACAAAGTTTGTTGTAGAAATAGATGATGCTAAAAGAGGCAAACGTTATAAACAAGAATGGTCTAATAACATGTTTCAAATTGATAAACCATCTATTACAAAATTACCTGCTAAAACTAAAAGTTCTGTTAAAATAACATTCTATCCAGACTTTAAAAAATTTAATATGAAAAAACTTGACAAAGGTCATGAAGCATTATTCTATTGTAGAACAATTGATATTAGCGGAACTAGTAATAATAAATTAAAAGTATATTTTAATGATACAAAGATAGAATCCAATAATTTTAAATCTTATATTGAATTATATTATCCACCAAAACAATGTGAATTATATTATGATATTAATGAAAGATGGCAAGTTGGTGTTATTTATAAACCTGATGCCGGAGGAGATGTTATTAGCTTTGTTAATGGAATTAATACATTTAGAGGCGGAACACATTGCAATCATGTAATGGATAATATAATCAAAGTATTAATTAATGATTATATTAAAAAGAAAGATAAAGATATTAAAATCACACCATCAATATTGAAAGAAAATTTAGTCTTTTTTATTAATTCAGTTATTATTAATCCAACTTTTAGTTCTCAAACAAAAGATACATTAATGAGTAAAGCAGATAAATTTGGTTCAAAATATGAACCATCAGTGCCATTTTTAAAGAAACTTGCTAAATGTGGAATTGTAGAACAAGTTATTAATCTTGCTAAATTTAAAGAAAATGCGGGACTTAAAAAAACAGATGGGAAAAAACAAGTTAAAATTTCTGGAATTCCTAAATTAGAAGATGCTAATAAAGCAGGTTCCAAAGACTCTGACAAGTGTACATTAATTCTTACAGAAGGAGATTCAGCTAAAGCTACTGCAATGGCCGGTTTAGGTGTTATAGGTAGAGATTATTATGGTGTTTTCCCATTGAAAGGAAAATTACTAAATGTACGAGAAGCAGGAGCTGCACAACTACTTGCAAATGAAGAAATTAAAAATATTAAATTAATTTTAGGATTAAAACAAGGCGAAGACTATTCTACAGAAGATAAATTTAATACTCTTAGATATGGTCATGTATTGATGCTTACCGATCAAGATTCAGTTACTGGCGATACACCATTATTACTAAAAAATACAGTTGGATTTTTAGAAATTAAAACAATTGATGATTTATCAAATGTATGGACTAAACGTAATGATAAGGAAGTAGCTAATTGTGAATTCCAAATATGGTCAGATAATGGATGGACTAATATTAAAGAAATTATTAGACATAAAGTAACAAAAAAAATATATAGAGTATTAACACATACAGGTGTTGTTGATGTTACTGAAGATCATTCATTAATTGATTCTAATAATAATGAAATAACTCCTTCTGCTTGCAATATTGGTGATAAATTATTACATAGTTTTCCAGATACTTATGAAACAGAACATGATTTTAATATTACAAAAGAAGAAGCATATATTATGGGTTTATTTTGGGCAGATGATTTATGTAATAGTGCGATTTATGAAAAATATAGAAATATGTTTTATGATAAAAATAAAAATAAAAATAAACAAATTTCTATTGAAATATTAAACTCTTCTAAAATAATTAAAGAAGAATTTTATAAAGGATATTGCGCAAGTGTAGCTATTAACATAGATACTGAATGTCATACTTTTGATATAGATAGTAAAATTGGAGCTCATGGTTTGTATTTATTATGTAAATCTATTGGATATGATGTATCAATTAATATTAATCCAAATAAACTAAAAGTATATACATTAACAGCAACTAAAAGCAAACAACAAAAAGATCCAATTGCTATTAAAAAAATTATTGATATTGGCACAACTGAACAATATGTATATGATTTAGAAACAGAAAATCATCATTTTCAAGCTGGTATTGGAAGTTTAATAGTGCATAACACCGACGGAACACATATCAAAGGATTATTTATTAATATGTTGCATAGTTTGTGGCCATCGCTTGTTAAAAAAGATTCATTTGTTCAAAGTTTAAATACACCTATTGTTAAAGCAGTAAAAGGTAAAAATATAATTACCTTTTATAATTTGTCTGATTATGATAATTGGAAGGCTACACCAGAAGCAAGTAATTTTAAAATTAAATATTATAAGGGGTTAGGCACATCAACTACACTTGAAGCAAAAGAATACTTTGATAATATTGAAACAAAACTTTTAAATTATATTTGGCAAAATACTATTACAATAGAACCAATTGTTTCATCGGATACGTCAGATACTATTAAAAAGAAAAGTAAAACTAAATTAATTACAGAAACAGCAGATGAGACTATTAGTGATGTATTTATTCCAATTCATGATGATGATGATGCTATAAGATTAGCATTTGATAAATCAAGAGCAAATGACCGTAAAAAATGGTTAATGTCTTATAATAAAAATGTTGTTCTTAATTACGAACAAAAAATAATTCCTTATTATGATTTTATTCATAGCGATTTAATTCATTTCTCAAATGAAGATTTATACAGGTCTATTCCATCAGTAATAGATGGACTTAAACCATCACAACGTAAAATATTATATGGAGCATATTTAAGAGGTTTAGATAAAACAGAAGTTAAAGTAGCACAGCTTGCCGGGTTTGTATCAGACAAAGCAGCATATCATCATGGTGAAATGTCATTGAATGGTGCAATTATAGGTATGGCGCAAAATTTTGTTGGATCAAACAATATTAATATATTAGTCCCGGCTGGGCAATTTGGAACAAGATTAAAAGGTGGTTCTGATGCTGCATCATCGCGTTATATCTGGACAAGTTTAGAAAAGATAACATCACTCATTTATAATCCATTAGATAATCCAATATTAAAACAACAAGATGAAGATGGTGAACCAATTGAACCTGAATTTTATGCACCAATTATTCCAATGATATTAGTTAATGGCGCAGCAGGTATTGGCACTGGTTTTTCAACAAAAATACCACCATATAATCCTCTTGATATTATTAAAAATTTAAGATTAATATTAAAAAATAAAGAATGCCAACCAATGGACCCGTGGTGGCAAGGGTTTAATGGAACAATATCAAAAATAGATGATTATAATTATGAAATTTATGGTTCATGGTCTATTAATGGTAATAAATTAACTATTACAGAATTACCTGTAGGTGAGTGGACTAGTAATTATAAAGAATTTTTAGAAAAAATGTTAAATGATATTCCATTACGTAGTCAGGTAGATACTAAAAAAATTAAAAAGATTAAAAAAGAAAATCCATTTATTTCATACAAAGATAATAATACAGATTCCAAAGTGCAATTTGAATTATTATTTGAAGATGGTTATTTACAAGATACACCTGAAATAGATAAATTATATCATTTATATAAAAAGTATTCAATTACAAATATGCACTTGTATGGACCTGAAGGACATATTAAACATTATAATACAGTTGAAGATATTATCAGAGATTATTATAAAATACGTTTAGCATTATATAGTGATAGAAAAGCACATCAATTAGCAATTATTGAACATCAATTAAAACTTATTAGTTATAAAGTTAAATTTATATTATTAGTAGTTAACAAAAAATTAGAAATCAATAATAAAAAGCGAAGTGATATTGAAGAACAACTTATTAAGGCAAAGTTCCCACAATTAGCACGGTCAAAAGATGATGATAAAATATCATATGATTATCTTTTAACAATGCCTATTTATAATTTGACTATGGAAAAGATAGATGAATTAAAACAACAAGAACAAGACAAAGAAACAGAATATAATACACTTAATAGTAAATCACCAAAAGATATATGGATTAGTGAATTAGATGTGTTAGAATCAGAATATAATAAATGGTATGAATTAAAAATTAAAGAAAATACACCAATTATTAAAAAGAAAAAATCTAAAAGTATTAAATAGTTTAATAATTTATAATTTCTAATTAATATTATAATATTATGGAACCTAAACAAAAATTATCCAGTCAAATGCTAGATAATAGTAAAAGTGTTTTATCTAATTTATTTCAATTTTGGTTTATTTTTAAATTAATTTTATTATTTATTTTATATTTAATTAGTAATTTCTTATTTGACCGAATTAATACTGGTGAATTAAAACCTATTTTTGAAAGTGAGGGTAATAATAAAACATTAAATATTGAATTACCAAATAATGTAATATTTAAATTATTAATTACATTAATTATGATAATTACCAGCAGTTTTATATATACTATATTTTTTAAACGATTTAGCGACGCATATTTTAAATCAAGACAATAAAAAAATTGATATATATATATATTAAAATTATATATATAATAATTTTAATATTCATACCTTTTCTCTGACCACCTGTGTCAAACATGCAAAACAATACACTTAAAACGGTAATGTGTAAATGTGGTGCTACTAAAATTAAATGTCCTTTTGGTAATAAATGTAAGTTTGCTCATAGTCTTGATGAACAAAAATATATTAATCAATTTATAGCAAAATTAGATAATAAAATAACTACTATTAAATATAAAGAATTTTATGAAGGTTTAAAAAAATTATATTTATCAGAAATTATTAATAAACCATGTATTCAAGAAATATATGAAAGTTTAAAAAAATATAGTCCACAAATACCAAAAATTATTCCAGAAAATTTTATTGAATTATATAAAATATGGCATACTTTAGCAACATTTGATTCAAATAAATTTAAAATATCTGAAAATGATAAAGAATATTTACTAGCAATTAGATATTTAATACCGTGTAAAATAGAAGACAGTGGTAAATTTTGCATATATGGTAAGAATTGTTATAGCGGACATCGTATTAATGGCAAACAAATATGTATTAAAGATTTAATATTTGGTAGTTGCAATTGTCCTGAACAAATGCAACATGATCAGCATCCATATTTACATTTGGTAAGAGATTTTAGTCATGAACCATTACAACTACCCGTTAAAAATATACCTATAATTGCAACATATGAAACAGAATACCCATTATTATCTACAAAAGAAAGTATCAAAGCTACAATAGTAGAACCAATAAAAATCTCTTATACTAATATTTGTAATCGTAACATACAAATACAAAAAGATACTAGTTTAATACCCGTTTCTATTAATTATATTAAACCAATTATAATAAATAATATAAATCCAGATATTGTTGGAAATGATTGTCAGATTGCATTAAATAATCCAGAATTATTTAAACAATATGAAAAAGACCATCCAACTTATAATATCACATTTACAAGCTGGCTTAATAAAGATTCATTAAAAAGTCAAGCGTATAATATTGTATTATTTCATAATATCTCTTTTAATAATGCATTATATTATGTTAAAAATAAATTAAAAGAAATGAATATAAGTATTAATGAATTTATTACTTATATTAATAAATATCAAATAAAATCAGTATATAAATGGATTGAAGTAAATAAAAAATTAAATAATCTAAATATGTTATCAATATCATTTGAAACTTTTAAATTAAATGAAAACAATTATTATGATTATTATATTACTACAGAATATTATAAACATAATACATTTGATGTATATTGTCAAGAAAAAGACAATAATTGGAATATTGCAACAAGACAAGGTATATATCCTAAAACACATAAAAAAGATAAACAATTAATTAAAGATAAACAATTAATTAAAGATAAACAATTAATTAAAGATGCAGTAATTGTAATAACTAAATGCTTTGAATAAAATATAATTTTACTAACTAAATATACAATAATTTTATTTATATTTTTTACAGTGGAGACTATTTATTTAGTAAATAAAAAATTGTTTTAATGTCTTTATCAATAATTACCACTATAAATATTTTAATTGAAGATATTTATTTTTATATTTCATATATTTTTTATAATTATTATTTATATCATCCTTTTTATAATCTTTTTTTTTATTATCATTTGTATAATACTTATCAATATTTTCTTGTGAAGTATTATCAGTATTTTCCCGAGCGATCTCTTGAATATTTTTTTGTAATTTATTATCTATTAATTTATTATTATGTTTATCAAGTATATCTATATAATACATATAGATATTAATAGAAGTCAATGCAGATAATTCAATACATTGACATATGCAATTGTGTTTATTACTTATATTTGTATTATTATTAATATTATTATTAGTATTAACAACTGCTCCTAATCCTGTATTAAAAATTGTATAGTTTGATAATAATCTTTTATAGTTTGTTTTATTAATGTTATTTGGATCAATTATAAATGCACTGGGTTGGTTTTTTATTTTGTACATAATATTGTTATTAGTGCGGCGTACGGGTTGTTTTATTGATTTAGGTGTTGTGTCTTTATAAATTGCTATTTCTAAATCATTATTTTTTTTGTGATATTGTATATTTAATTCTTTTAATTCTTTTTGATTATTTTTAATTTTTAAAGATAATTTTTTATATTCAATAATAAATGGATCAATTTGTGTAGAATTAGAACGTATAGTATTACTGAATGTTTTTATATTTTTCTCTATAGTGTGTAATGTATTAATATCATTTAATATTATTTTATTTTTTTCTTGTATTAAATTATTAAGTTTTGATATATCTTTAACTCCAGCATATTTTCCTATGTTAATAGGCATATCTAGTTTTTCATCATACTTAGTTATTTTGTTAGATATAGGTTTATTAGTTTGTAATTTTTCTATATCTATACTATTTAAATATTTAATTTGTATTGGTAAAGTTATTACTGGCTGCTTTACTGGTTGTAGCACCGGTTGCGGCCCTGGTTGCGGCCATGGTTGCTGTCCTGGTTGTTGCCCCGGTGGTTGCTGCCCTGGTTGCGGCCCTGGTGGTTGCTGTCCTGGTGGTTGCGGCCATGGTGGTTGTTGCCCCGGTGGTTGCGGCCCTGGTGGTTGCGGTCCTGGTGGTTGCGGCCCTGGTGGTTGCTGCCCTGGTGGTTGTTGCCCCGGTGGTTGTTGCCCCGGTGGTTGCGGCCCTGGTGGTTGCGGTCCTGGTGGTTGCGGCCCTGGTGGTTGCGGCCCTGGTGGTTGCGGCCCTGGTGGTTGCGGCCCTGGTGGTTGCGGCCCTGGTGGTTGCGGCCCTGGTGGTTGCGGCCCTGGTGGTTGCGGTTGTATTATATGTACATTAATATTTTGATATAATATGTTATTAATTATATTTAAACAATAATTTATATCAGTATTTGCTTTATAAAAAATTCCTTTATTAATGTATGTATTGGGTAATGTAAATATAGGTGATCGTATTTTGTTATCACCAGTGCCTATTAATATTAATTCACTTTTTTCAACAATATCCCTAAAATGATCTGGAGTTATACACACTCTAAGCTCATATTGTGTTAAATTCTTTGGTTCTACACGTGTTAAATCTAAATCATGTGCAATACACATTAACCATGCTTTGTAATCGTTAATAGTAATATTTCTATAATTTATAATTAAATTTTTATAATAATTAATTTCGTCTTGTGTAAATATTTGTGGTTGTAATCCTAATGCAAAAATTTCAAAATTTGCACTTGATGCTCTTAAAAAACTATTATATAATATTTGATCATCGTTCCATGATGTTTCTGCTTCTCGTCCGGATACAGTAAACATGACTACAATACATAATTGTAATATATCATTATATGTTATATTAAGATAATCATGATTTGGAAATACTAGATTATTATTACGAGAATGTCTATATGCATGAAGTAACATTATATACGATGCCTTACGTAATGAATTAGCTAATGCGTGATTATGCCGTTCAATACTGTACATGGTTTGACCAATACCGTAAGCATGTTGATATTCATTACTTAAATGATTATCATAAACATATTTAGCAGCAGTTCTAAATAATATATCATCTGTAACATATAATGGTTTCATAAGTATTTGTTCTGAATTAGCTTGTGCATCCGGTAGATCTATACATAAATCTACAGATATAGTTCGAAATTCAATTTCCTTATCACGAAGTTTAACTGTCTCAAATGTTACTCCAGTTACAACAAAAAATGATTTTCTTTTAATTAAAATTTCTTTTTCATCAGGAACATGTGAATAATTGCCTATATATATCCAGTTTTTATTAGTTTTATTAATATTTATTTTAAACAGCGTCCTATCTGTTTTTGCAAAAAGAGGATAGTTATAAGTTCTTGCATACGAGGTTGATATATATTGTCCTATTTGAATAATATCACCATTTTTAACATAATCAATTTCTAAAGAATGATGATTAGGATTATTTAAAGCAATTAATTCTATAAATGAATATACAGTAAATGCATCTTTTATTGAAGGATAAAAGCCCCCATTATTATATTCTGTATGTACATTATTAAATATTATATCCATACCTTGGCACACATTTTCAATTGTTGCTTTTGATATATAATAATTAGGTCCTTTAGGATTCCCAGGTACAAAATTAGACGTAACCAAATAAATATCATTAAAGGAACCATCAGGAATTTCATTATGATCAAGACCAAAAGAAATATAATTAGAATATTCATTGATAATTCTAGATGTCTCACCTGTATAATCTTTAATATGTCGTCTTCCATCTATATTATCTAAATTTCTAATCACTGTTGCTAATCGGTTATATAACTGGTCATATATATTGTCAGCAGTGTTAGGAGGGTAGTTTCCAATATGTGTAGTAAATGCGGGGATACCACCCGCTGTGTTATTTAATAATAAATTAGTTACACATATATCTTTTCTTTGAATGTAAAGTCGTTGATATGCTTGTAGAAAATTCCTAATAATTTGCACAAGTTCCGTATCTTCTGTAAATATTAAAGATTTATTTACATATAATTTTAATCTATTTAAATCTATATTATTGGGTATTTTAGGCATAGGTAAATTAGCGACATCTGCTAATATATTTGCAAAACGACCAATTTGCGCCTGTAATTCAATGCTATTAACTTCACCTAGAAATTCACAATTATATTGAGCCATATTTATTAATAATTTTAATTTATTAACATTTTTACTATATGTTCTAGAATTATTTAATTTATCTTTTATAATATTTTGTATTAAATTATATACTAATAAAGGATATTCCGCATACTTTAATCCCTGAAAAATAAAATTAGTATGTAAATTTTCTAAATTTCCAAATTTTATTTCAGCATTTATTATATTTGCAATTGGTAAGTATATAATATTATATGGTTCATTTGGAGTGTTTAAAGGAGTTGGTGGAATAGTGTAATCATTCAAAGCGCCCTGTCTTTCATTAGAACAAATATATTCCTGACCATTTTTACTAAATAATTCTTTTTTTAATACTAATTTAATAAATAATCCATCCGTAGGTATTCCTGGATTACCCGGCTGTGCGGCTCCTTTTGATATTTTTTTCCCCTTATATATTAATTGATCTGTCATATAATAATATAACATAGTCCCTGGAGTACTTATATCATTTGGATTAGGCATATCTACTAAATTACTGTGTAATAATATATCGTATATTTGTCTTCTATAATATTTATGCCAGTGATTTTGAAGTATTAGATGTGTTAACATGTAATCTGATATATGTGTAATATCATTATCATCTTTAACACATATATCATAATTAAATGAACTTTGTAAATTATTTTTAGATATAATATTATTTAAAGCTTTTCCTCCAACTATAACATAATTAGTTGGTGTGTTTTGTAAACCCAGTTTAATTATCATATCACATACAAATGTCAATTTATTTTCTAATAATACAATTAACTCGTGAAAAAAACATGTTTGTACAGGCTGTTCTTTTAAATCATTAATATTATTAACTTGAATTGTATTATCATCATATGGTAAATCATTTATATTAATAGGTATTGTTGCCATTTTATATATATATATATATATATATATATATATATATAAATTTTTTAGATAAATTTTTTAGATAAATTTTTTAATCATCATATGGTGATAATTCAATATTACTTGGTATTAAACTATCTTCTGTATCATTTTGAATTTGATTAGGTTTAAAAAACATGTCATTATCAACATTATAATTATTAGTAAATGATTCAACTCTTGTATTACGCGTTTTAGATTCACTTATAGTATTACGCCCATTAGACTCGGTGCGTATATTACTTTGCATTTCTTGATTTGATGGTATTAATTTATAAGCCGATTTCCATATTTGTTCTCTTGATTTTCCATCACTGTACATTCTTTTAATTAATTTAATATTTAATATTGCAAGATATCCAGAATTTGTTGAATTATAATAAAATTTATCTTTTTTCATAAAACATTCTATATAAATTATAACAGAACCAATTGGTGCACCTTTTAATGATACATTTGCTGATATTTCAAATGGTTCAATTTCTGCTCCGCGAGAATTTTCATAAAAATAGATATCAGATAATATTTGAATATTATCAAATTTATATTCCATACAATTACAATTAATATGTTTATTTAATTGTTCATATATTTCTTTTTTAAAATTATCAGATACTTTAAGCCTAATATTATTAGATGGTGTTAATTCATATGTATTAACTCCGACCGTAATTATACTATTTAAAAACTTATATAAGTTATAGGTATCCTCATCTAAATTATTAATATCGCTTTGATTATTATATGGGAAATCTTTTTGTAATTGAAATGGGATATCGGGCGTAGTTGGTTTAAATACTTTCCTATTTGATACTCCCATAAAATTTTCAATAGTGTTTTTGCAATTATTAAAATAATTATTAATTTTGTTAAATAACTGACCATCAGATAAATAATGAATTATGAATATTAATAATAGCAAAAGTAGAATTTTTTTTATTAAAATCATTTTTTTATAGTTTAATTACTTTTAGATATTTTTTTTTACATATACGATTAATTATTATAGTTTATATATGAGTATATATTATTAGTATAAAAATTGAAATAAAAAATATTTATAAATGTATTTATTTAATACGTTATGATACTCAATGAACCGATAAGAACACAGATTAGAAGTAAAATACAGGTGGGAGTATCTTAAATTACTTGAAAATAATATTCTCTTTACAGCACCTACAGATAGGTTGCATATTTTACTTCCAATGTATGTAAATGCACATAAAAAGCAAATAGAGGAAGCTCCTTTTGACCCGTCCATAATGAATGATCTCCTTAATAAATTATCTAATGCAAGATACAGATTAAACATATTAACACAAGTATAATAGCTTAGTAGATATTAAATAATTATACATGCTAAATTGTTAATGGCTAAAGAAAAAGTAAAATAAATTTTTATTTTACAAAATCAGTCTGCTACAGGTTTATTAGTATATACAACTAATAAATGTTAATATATATATATTTTTGTAAATATATATATATTTTTGTAAATATTATTAATATCAATACATCTATAGTTGTCTATTATATAAAAAATTGAAATAATTAGTGTTTACTAATGCTGCCATTTTAACAACATTTTGAGCAATATGATATTCACGTGGAATCAGCCGTGTGATCACGAAAGCCCTCTTGATTGTGTGGCGGGCCTCTGTAATGGGGTGCACCTAGCATTCAAAAATGAGGATTCGATGGGGGACTATCTGGAGAATGGTAAGCTTCGCGTGAAACTAGGCGAGCCACACGAACACCGCCAGTTAAAAGAGTTGTTGGGGCCGGACCTGCATTTAAGCACTGCGGTCGATCAGGAACGATGTAAAAGATTGCGGATGGGGACTGATAGAACATGCAAGGTCCTTCATTTGAGGCCTGCAAAATGGAATATTAGTGGTGATCCGACGGAGTGGATTGGGCAGATGTGTTCCAAATAGTGCAAAGTAAGTTTAACGACTCGTTCAAGTTGTACCCTGCTTGGGTAAGTGAAATAAATTTTTATTTTACAAAATCAGTCCGCTACAGATTTATTAGTATATACAACTAATAAATATTATAATTATGTCTCATATAACCCTTTATCATAATCTGAAATAAAACAATTTGCCCAATCTAATAAAGCATCTTGTTTAGATTCCATGTAAAAAATATAATTAGAATTATATGAAATATAATATTTTTTATTTTCTTTTATAATAATACAATACCATTTTTGATTAGTTTCCCGTTTATATATTTTAACAACCAATCCACCATGTCTCAATTTTTGGTCGTATTTATTTACATATTTAATAGTTCCTCTTAATTTTAATAAAGAGAATGCTCCTACAGTATCAATATATTTATACTCTTTTAAATTATATTTATTTATTATACTATTAATATAATCATCTGGTTTAACACGATCTACATATTCATCAATTTCTTTTAAGCGAGAATTATTTATCATTTATATTTATAAATATTTAATTCTATAAATTTATTTTATAATCTAATTAATAAATGCAAAAAATTGTATATATAGATGGTGTATTTGACTTGTTTCATCGCGGTCATTTAGAATCTTTAATCAAAGCTAAAAATATATTTAATGACCCTGATAATACTTTCTTATTAGTTGGTGTTGTATCTGATGCTACATGTGCTTCCTATAAAAGAACACCTATTATTAATGAACAAGATCGTGTGGAGATTATTAGATATATTAAACTTGTTGATAAAGTTGTTTTTCCATGTCCATTAATTGTTGATATGAATTTTATTAATGATTATAATATAGATATAGTTGTACATGGATTTTCAAATGAAACAGACCGAAATAATCAGCAAACATTTTATGAAATAATTAAAACACATAATTGTTTTATGGAAATAGATTATTATTCAAACACATCAACAACTGATATCATTAATAAAATTAAAAATGGGTAATTTTAATATTTATAATGAAATAATATATATCCTATTATAATATGGACATAAATGAACATTTTGATATTTTAATAAATAAATATAATTTAAATTACATTTATAAAAAATACATAATTCTTTCAATATTAACAACTGCAATACAAGAAAGTTTTTATTGGTTTTTAATATATTTTAGTGATATAGTTAAAAATGATCCAACATTAATGCCTAAATTATCTATTGCATTAATTGGAATATTAGGTTTAAATATACCTATTGAACGACATTTTAATCATGCAAAAACTGATTTAATTGAAAAAATTAAACTAGCTAATAATAATTATTTTTATGACAGAATAATAAATATGTCAAAAAAAGAATTGTTAAATTTTAATTTGGTAGAATATTTTAATATATTAGATCACTATAATGAAAATCTAGAATTATATATTGTTAATATTAAAAAAAAAATAGATATACCTATTAAATTTATAACATTAATTATTATTGCATTAAATAAGAAATTTACCATATTAATTGGATTAGTCATTGTATTTTGTATAATAGTAAAATTATTAAATGAATATAAAAATGCAGAAGAAACAGTATTAACAAAAGATTTTTTTAAATATGAAAATATAATTAGAAATTATGTAATTAATGGAAAACACTTTTTAATTAATGATGAATTTAATAAAAAATATTTAATTAAAAATTTTACAAATTATGAAAAAGTTAATAATGATATTTTAACATTAAATTATGATTTAGATATGAAAATTAATATATTAATGTTTTGTTTAATTATAATAGTTATTCGATTAAAGATTCAAGAATTAACACATATTGACTTTTTCTATTACTTTTTAATTGTATATGATATTGAATTTATTAGTAATATGATAAATGATTATTATAAAACAAAAGTATATTTTGTTAAAATGGAGGAACGATTACAATATTTAAATAGTTTTGTTCCTCAAGTAAAAACAATAGGTAGTAAAACCAAAATAACAAATATTAAAATAATTTCAATGGATAATAAAATACCATTATTAACAAGCAATAAACTTATAACTATTAATGAAAATGACCATATATTAGTTAATGGTGAATCAGGTAGTGGAAAAACTACATTATTATATATGTTAAAAGGTATAGTTAAACCAGATAATTTAAATATAACACCGCCTATTGAAGATATTACACATCAAACATATTTAACATTATCAAATCATAAAAGTTTATATAGTGGTAATTTATATGATATTATATCAAATTATGATAATAATTTAGATAATGATTTAATACAATATGCTCTCACAAAATCAAAAATTTATGATAAATTAAATAAGAATGAATTTATTGATATTGAAACATTATCGGGTGGCGAACGTATGAGATTAATTATTTCACGTATTATTTATAATGTTACAAAATCAAATTATAATATATTATTATTTGATGAGATTGATGAAAATTTAAATAATGAACTAGCTATTGAAATATGTAATAATTTACGTGATGTTTTTAAAGATAAAATAATATTATATATCACACATAATGAAAAAGTAAAAGATTTATTTACAAAAAAAATAATTGTTAAAAATAATATGATTAATTATAATATTAGTTAAACATTTAGATTAACTTTAATCCAGTTTTGTATTTCTGTATTTGTTTTTTCCATAATATAATTTAAACTTTTTATATAACTTAAAATATATTCTGGATTTTCTTCAGTATTAATTAATATTAATATATTATAAATAATATTTAATAATGGACTATTGGAAGATATGTCTTTAGATTTTTCTATAATAACTTTTGAAGGTGTTTCTGTTTTTTCTGCAGGATCGCAATCTAATTTTGATTGAGAATATTCATATAAACTAATTATATTTTCAAACACTTCATCAATATTAATTTTTTCATTTGTATGTTTTTCAAGTTCTTTAATATTAGGAACTTCTAATAAATTTTTATATAAATGCAATACTTGTATAATTGAATTATTATCAGTATTATTATATGTTTTAATTAAATTATCTAATCCTAATAATGACATTGAACAAATTAAATTATATAATTTACTACTAAGTATTTTATTATTATTTTCTGGATTATACCATTTAATAAATCTTTTTATTACTTGAAATAAAAAATATAAATCATCTTTTTTATCCGAATTATACCATCTATTTATTGGTTGTATAATAGAGGGTTCTTGAATATATAATATATTTTCATGTATTGCTAATTTTGTTCCAATTGGTTTTACACTTAATATTGCTAATTGAATCATAGATTGTAAAGGTTCTAATATCATATCTAGTTTATCTTTATATTTATGAAATAATAAATTATTATATAAATTATATAGTTGAATCGATTTAAAATTAAATAAATTATTCATTTATTATTATATATATTTATATAAAATAATAAACACAAACTATTAAATAATTATAGCATCTACTACTATGTTATTTTCTGTATCTAATATAATAACAGAATTATTAATGATTTTTACTATGTATGTTGGTAATAAATTTTGTAAATTATATGTTATGAAACAATTTAAATTATATAATGTTGTATATTCTGGAAAATAATTAACTAATAAATCTCTATAATATGTATTATTATTATTATATAATTTGTTATGTGTAATATCTAAATGTCTTGTAACAGAAGATGCTTCAATACTAATCATATCTCTTACACGTTCCCGAATAATTTCAGTGGAAGATACTGAATAATATACATATCTAAAATTTAATGATTTTAATAATTCTAAACACATATAACATGGTCTTGCATTACATAATTCATTTAATGCATTTATTCTAATTACTACAATATCTAACTTTCTTAACTTATTCTTATTCAATTTTGTCTGTCCCACCTTTAAGACGATACCGTTGTCTACCCATAAACTCGCAAGCATCACCAAAATATCCTCTTACTGCATTCATCTCAGCATGTGTGCTTCCTTGATTGCAACATGATATATTAACCGTATTGCAATATGGAATAGTTGCTAATCTATTATTCTTTAATACACATGCACTAATTTGTGCATGCAAACAACTACGGCTTGCTGTAGTCTTAAGAGTATTAATTAATGGAGAAATCTTATTCATCTTTATAATATAATATAATATAATATAATATATTTTTATATAATATTATATCAATTTTTTATAAATTAAATTAGTTTATCGGCATGATGTTTATAATTACATACATATTTATCTATTGAATCTAATTGTTGAATTGTCTGAATATCTAATTGTGTATATTGTAAAGTATTATAATTCATTTGTAATTCTGTTAATGTATGTGATGTTGGTATTGGTCTTATATTATAATGTTTTCCCCATCCTAATAATAATTGGTCTGGTGTATTACTATCATGTTGTAAATATTCTGAATCAAACATTTTTCCACATACTAATGATCCATATGCTTGTGTAAGTATATTATGTTCTTTCATATATTCACGTAATTGTAATCTTTGATTAAAAGGAGATATTTCAACTTGATTTATATATGGTATTATATCAGTATGTTTAATAATTGCTTCTAATTCATCTTGTCTAAAATTACTAACACCTATATTCCTAATATTAAAATAGTTTTTGACAGTTAATAATTCTTTATATGCACTAACATAAGTTTTTTGTGCAGAATGAAGCATTACTAAATCTATATAATTTGTATTTAAATCTGATAATATTTTTTGCACAGCTTGACCTATTTCAAGTCTCCTCTGATTTCTATTATGTATTTTAGAACTAATCCATACATCTTCTCTTGTAGCAATATTATGCTGCTGAGCTGTAGATATAGCTGATGCAATATCTTTATGATTATCATATAATTCAGCAGTGTCAATTAATCTATAACCTAATTTAAGTCCATTAAATATAATATCTGAACATTCTTCACCAGTAACTGTATATGTTCCAATTCCAAATAATGGCATTTCCATTTTTAATAATTATAAAACTAATATTAAAATTAATAATAATTTCAATTTTATTAAATTACGGCATTTTCATTATAAAAGAAATTAATAATAATTTATTTTATTACACAAAAGAAATTACGTAAATTTTTTTTGATTCTGTTTAATATAATCCTCGCCTAAAATTAACATTGCTTGAAAAATATCCCATACATTTGATTTGGAGGCTTCATCTAATTTATGATAAATATCTTGTAATCTTAAAATTTCATTTATTTTATGTGTATTATCACCTACATTTTGTTTTATATTATTTTCATCAGAAAAGTAAGTCTCATCTCTATTTAATATTTTTTCACGAAGTGGTAAAGCATAAATTAAAAATTGTTCCATAGGTAATTTATTATTTAATTTTATAATAATTTCAAACCGATTATTATAAGTTGTTCCTACTAAAGGCGACACTTGTATTAAAAAAGAACCTAAGATTTCATTAAATTGTTTAACTATATGAGAACTCATTATTTATTATAAAAAATGAAATCTTTAAATAATATTATAAAATAAAAATTTATTTTAGTTATGTGAATTTTAGTGCAGGTAATGCTGCTTTTAACATAGTTTGATGTGAGATTTTTTTATCAAGGGTGTATTCAGAATTACCAAAGGGTTTGTAATTTTTTTATATTTAATACTGCAGTTATTATTGCATCTATTCCGTCTGAACATATTTGATTTTCCTCTAAATTAAGGAAAGTTAATTGTGTCATCATACTAAGCGATGGGACTAATGATAATGCACCCTCAGTAGTAAGTGTATTTCTTTTAAGATCTAATGACTGTAATTGTGTTAATTTTAATAGCATGGGTGCTAATAATGATGCGCCAATTGGAGATATATAATTAATACCTAGATCAAGAAGAGTTAGATTGGGCATACGTTCAAGAACAGGCCCTAATAATGATATACCTTCAATATCAATATTAGTCCATGACAAAGATAACTCTTCCATTAAAGTCAAATGATATAATGCAGGTATTAATCCTGGCATTCCAATAGATTTAATATGATTTCCAGAAAGATTAAGTGATTTTAATTTGGTCATTTTACTTAATACTGGCACAAGTAATTCAGCAGTATTAGATTTACAATAAGTATATGCAATATTAAGATTTGTAAGTTGTGATAAATTATATAATGCAGTAGGTAATGTATTATCAAGCCAATTTGACCGAATATTAAAGCTTTCTAATTTTGGTAACTTATTTAATGCATGTATTAAGCTTGTGAAATTAGTATTACTAAGATAAATACTATCCAAAATAAGTGATTTTAACTGTGTTAATGATGAAAGCATATTATGCAATAATATTCCAGAATCAGAACTAAAATTATTCTGACCTAAATTCAGCCATTCTAATTTGGTTAGTGTTCCTATAGCATCTATTATACTTTTTTCAGATAATTTAAGATAATTTAATCCTAGATTAAGCTTTGTTAATTGCGGTAGGTGTAAAAGTGCAGTTGTTAATGCATCACTACAATACCCTGTCAAATTATTATACAAATCGATAGTTGTTAGTTGTGGCATTTGTGAAATAATATGTAATAATAATTTTACACGCTTAGGGTTGCCACCTTTATGTGCATTGCTAACATTTGTTATCTGCATTTTTGCAGTTGTAAGTATTTCTTTCATATATTTTGATACACGTAATAATAGATGAGCTTTATCAAATGGTAACAATGAAATAATTAAAAATAATATCTTATCTGGCACACATGCAGTGAGATCACTCATCAAATGTTGAATTATTGTTATTAATAATATTATAAAATAATTATTTCAATTTTTATCGCGCAACTAACTATGAATTTAACGTTGTTGGATGATTGGTAATGTGTCAAGTATAAGATTTAGAAATATAATTTTATTTGGGGTAGGTCTGTAATGCTAGTTTTTAGTATATACCTGCCTTCTTCCCCAATCCGATTAGAGCTAAGGTTAAGATGTGCAAGATTTACCATTTGTCTAAGACTGGACGCTAACGCGGTTGCACCTTCTTCCCCAATCCGATTAGAGCTAAGGTTAAGATGTGCAAGATTTACCATTTGTCTAAGACTGGACGCTAACGCGGTTGCACCTTCTTCCCCAATAAAATTAGAGCTAAGGTTAAGATATGTTAGTTTTACCATTTGTCCAAGACTTGGTACTAATGCAATTGCACCTTCTTCCCCAATCTGATTAGAGCTAAGATCAAGATGTGTAAGATTTACCATTTGTCCAAGACTTGGTACTAATGCAATTGCACCTTCTTCCCCAATCTGATTAGAGCTAAGATCAAGATGTGTAAGATTTACCATTTGTCCAAGACTTGGTGCTAATGCGATTGCACCTTCTCCCCCAATCTGATTAGTGCTAAGCTCAAGATGTGTAAGATTTACCATTTGTCCAAGACTTGGTGCTAATGCGATTGCACCTTCTTCCCCAATCTGATTAGAGCTAAGATCAAGATATGTTAGTTTTACCATTTGTCCAAGACATGGTGCTAATGCGGTTGCACCTGCATTCCCAATCTGATTAGATCTAAGGTTAAGATGTGCAAGATTTACCATTTGTCCAAGACTGGATGCTAATACAGTAGCACCTGTTATTCCCATATTAATATTACCTAGATCAAGATGTTTTAGATTTGACAATTGTCCAAGATATGGTGCTAATTCAGATATACCTATAACACCCAACAACTTATTATAATCAAGTTTAAGATATGTTAGAGTAGGATTATTATTAAGAATTGCTCCAATTTGTGATATGTTTTCTGGGGTCAAACGAGTTGCCGCAAACTCAAGATGTGTTAAATGAAACATATTCTGAAGACTTGATAGTAATTCTTTACTACCAAAATTATCACTAAGGCATATATGTGTTAATTGAGACATTTGACTAAGGAATGGTGCAAATCGATTAGCATCCGCCTCATCCATTTCATTATTATTTAGGTTAAGATAAGTAAGTGTCTTCATTTGTGCAAGTATTGGTGCTAATACAATAATATTCTTCTTTATAGAAGTACGCGAGAGGTTAAGATAAGTAAGTTTGGTCATTCTTGCAAGTATTGGTGTAAACATTGCATAGTTTATTTTTGATGTATTTTTAAAACTAAGATGAGTTAGTCCTGGTATTTTTTCAAGACTGTTGAATATTATTTGCATATGCTGAAAAACTATGTCACCCCCAAAATTCCTAGATAACTTTAGGTGTGTCAATAAAGGTATTTGACCCAGTGCCCGTGCAAATATTCCAATATGCCTTGGAAATATTTCATTATCTGAGAGATTAAGTCTTTTGAGTTTTGTCATTTTTGGAAGAATATTAATTAATGAAAACATCTGATTATCCGTTAATCTCCGTTTAGATATATCTATCTCCTCTACTTGTCTAATTAAATCACGAAAATGCTTATTTGTCTCCATTAGCATTCCAATATTAGTTGAGTCTAAATGACTAATAATCATTGCAATTATTTTATCATTTAATATATTTATATTAACTTCTTGTTTTGTTCCACCTGAGTGTTTTTTAGCTTCAATGTATTTAGTTTTGTATTTTAAATATTTATAATAATATGACATTATATATTATAATGTCATATTTAAAAATTAAATTAAATTAAATATTTTATTAAGATTTGCATAATAACATGTAAAAAATAAATATTTTTTAAATTTGTCTCAGTTCAGTTATTGTTTATATTTTTATAATAAAAAATAAAAAAAGTATGAAATAGTTAAAAATTTAACTATATGTACAAACTTTTCTTTTTACATTGTTGGTACAATTCAGACTTAACCTCTCTTTGGAACTAGGTATCGCGCAAACATGCTCACGCACAACTAGAACCATGTTGTAGTCGTAGTCATGCCTGCTATGTTGAATTATTGTAATTAATTTTTATCGCGCGACTAACTATGAATTTAACATTGTTGGATAAAAGTATTCTATGTACTTAGTTAGATTAAGACGAAATACATACCACACTGTTTCACTCTGTCGATAAATATAATAGTGTCCTATTCCTGTATGCTTATATTCTCCTACATTAAGAGTATTTTCTTGATTAATTAGTTCTTGTATATTATTAGTTACGCGAGCATTAGGTGTTTTATAACTTTGTGGGTTTATGACAAGATCGGTGAAATACTTTTCTCGATCAAAATCATTTAGATTATTAAAATCTTCCAGAGTTATAAGCTTAAAATTTTGATCAACGTTAGGTGGTAAATTGTCTGGATTCATAAACCGTTCTTAAATTATTTTAATATATTAATTAAATGAAATAAATTTCAATTTTTTATATTTAATTAGTATGATAAAACACAACATATATTGTGATTAATAATGTTTTTTATTTATATTATTTATCAATATAAAATGTAATCTATTAATATAATATGAAAATAGAATTATTAAAAAATAAATATACTAATAGATTAAAATGTTCTACTATATGTACTGCTAATAATATATGTTGTAATTCTATTCATTGGAAAATAAATAATATGTTTGGTGGTGGAAAACCACAATGGACAGTATTACAACATAATGGACCATTATTTCCGCCAGCATATATACCACATAATACCCCTGTTATTATAAATAATAATAATGTAGTATTACCACCACATGCTGAAGAATATGCTACAATGTTTGCTAGATTTATTGATACACCATATATGCAGAATAATAATTTTAAAAAGAATTTTTGGAAAGATTTTAAAGTAGTATTACCGGATAATATGAAACAATTAACCCTAGACCAAATTGATTTTTCATTAATTAAAAATTATTTAATTACGGAAAAAGAAAAAAAATTATTACTAAAAAAACAAAAAGACATTATTGACCCAAAAGAAGAACCATATAAATTTTGTATTATAGATGGTGTGCAACAACAAGTTGGTAATTATAAAATTGAACCACCTGGTATATTTTTGGGTAGAGGCAACCATCCTAAAATTGGGAAAATAAAAAAACGTATAATGCCTGAAGATGTAACTATTAATATATCAAAAGATGCTACAGTCCCAATTCCTAATATACCAGACCATAAATGGGGTGATGTTATACATGACCAAACAGTTATATGGTTAGCATCTTGGAAAGAAGAAATAACTGGGAAAAATAAATATGTTTTTACTAGTTTAGATTCTTTTTTCAAATCTAAATCAGATGAATCTAAATTTGATTTAGCAAGACAATTAAAAAAGAAAGTTAGTTCTATACGCAGTGATTATGAATTACAATTATCAGATAACAATCCAAAAAACAGACAATTAGCAACATGTTTATATTTTATTGACCATTTAGCATTACGAGTTGGTGGGTCAAAAGATACTAAAGAAGAAGCAGATACAGTTGGTGTGACATCATTAAGAGTAGAACATATAACACTGCTAGAAAATAATATAATTAGATTAGATTTCTTAGGGAAAGATTCAGTTAGGTATTGTCGCAAAATAGCAGTGCATTCCCAAGTGTATAAAAATCTAGAAGAATTTATATTAAATAAAGTAAAGAAAGATGATTTATTTAATTTAATAACATCACCCATTTTAAATGATTATTTAAGTTCTATTTTAAAAGGATTAACTGCAAAAGTATGGCGGACCTATAATGCAAGTGTATTATTTCAAAGAGAACTAGATAAAATTAAAGAAGAACATATTAATCAAATGGACCCAAATGAAAAATTAAATTATTTAATTGCAATGTTTAATCAGGCTAATACAGCTGTTGCATTATTATGTAATCATCAAAAATCAACAAATACATCACTTGATAATTTATTAACCAAAATAGATAATAAATTAAAAGAACTGAAAAATAAAAAAAAACAATATTTAGAAAAAAAAAATAATGAAAAAGCTCGTAAAATAGAAAAAATGATTAAACAATTAAAATTAAAAAAAGATACTAAAAATAAAATGAAAAATGTATCACTTGGGACATCTAAAAATAATTATATTGATCCAAGAATTATTTTTGCATTTATTAAAAAATTTGATATACCACCTGAAAAGTTATTTACTAAAGTATTAATTAAAAGATTTGAATGGGCAAGTAAAGTTGATATTAATTTTAAATTTTAATCATCTGATATAATCAGAAATGGATGTTTTAGTAATTCATCAAATGATGGTCTATTAACTGGATCAAATTTTATTAATAATTCTATAAAACTCTTAAAATTAATAATATCTTCATCAGTAATAAATTCATAAATTGATGGTTTTATATATTTATTAAAGAAATCATCAAAATTTGTAAATTCTCTATCTAATATTGATGGATAAATAAATTCTATTTTATTAATTACATTGTAAAGTGATTTATTTTTAATTTCACATTTGGTTTCATAATTAAATTTATACCAATTATAAACATATATATAATATGTATTATTTTTAAGTAATTCACTACTTGTATAATTTTTATCAACTAAATATAATTGTACAATGCTCCAATATGATATTTTTATAAATAAATGTATTACTATACTAAATAATCCAAAATAATCATGTTTAGATAAATCTTTATCATCATTATGAATTACACAATCATAATATTTATCTAATGTTAATAAACTCTCAGGGGAAGTAATATAACTAGTAGATATAACATATTTACTAGTATGTGGTTGTATTAAACCAAAATCTATAATTGTTGCTGTATTTGTATCAATATCAATAACTATATTAGCTGGTTTTATATCACAGTGTATTACGTTGGTTAAACTTTTTAATTGATTAATTATTTGAATAATTAATTTAATTCTATCATTAACACTTATAGTATGTGATATTGTTTTTATTTTTTCCAAACTATAAAAGCCGAAATATGGATATATAATACCAAATACTTTATGTTTTTTAAAAAACCCGCAACTTATAGGATATGATACATGTGTAATATTATGTTTTGTAAAATAATATTTAATTAATTTTATTTCATCTATTAAATGTTCATAATAATCACGATTTGATATTTTTATTACATATTTAAGTTTCCCATCATCTATTGATTCTAATAAATATACCTGTCCTGTAGTTCCTTTACCAATATATGCAGTTATTTTATATTTTGTATATTGTGGTAAATAAGATTCATGTGTTATTTCAGTTGTATTATTTTGGTTTATATAATTATCATATACTATTAGTTCTTTATCTACTATATTTTTTGTAATCATTATTGTATTGGTTATTTCATAACTAACTTTCTTAATTATGTAATTCATTAATATTAAATACTTTTTTTTATTTATATATAAATTAATCAATAAAATCAATTGTTTCTAAATTAACAGTATCCTCATCATCATTGTTTTTACTATAATATTCATTGATTTCTTCATATTGTTTATTAACATATAATGTTATATAATCTTTATTTACACCATTGTCTTCCAGCACTGCTTTATTTTTTAATATAAATTCAATTGCTTTTGCTTTTTTTGATTTAATAGTTTTTGATTCTGTTTTAGATTTATTATATTTATTTATTCGTTCTTCATGTTCTTTATTAATAATAGCATATTGTTCATTTATAAAAGTTTGAATTAAATTATTATCTGTATTAGTTTTAATCATTTCATCTCTCATTAATAATAAATTTTTTATTGCTTTTTGTTTTTTATTATTTGCAATAATAATTGTTCGCGGTGTATCTTTCTTATTAACATAACTAGTCATGCTATATTAATATAAAAATATATAAAAATATATTTTTATATTAATATTTTAAATTTCTTTCATATAATAATAATGAGTAAATATTCGATAGATGGACGTTTTTATAGTATTATTGAAAAGTTTACTGCAGTGGAAATAGATAAAAATGTTAATTGTAGTTCATGGGCATCTACTGGTGAATGTGCTAAAAATCCAAACTACATGTTACCAAATTGTCCTGTCAGTTGTCGACCTAAAGATGAAAGTATAGTGCATGTAGCTGATCAAAATTATAGTTGTGATGTATGGGCATCTTCGGGCGCCTGTGCTGATAGTTCAGACTACATGTTACGAAATTGTCCTGTTAGTTGTCAACATAAAGATAAACACGCATTTTGTAGTTTGTTTGCATCTCAAGGTAAGTGTTTAGACTCTGACATTAAACTAAAGTGTCCTGTTGCATGTCCAGGATAAAATATTAATATTTATCTAAATAAAGAATTAATTTAATAAGTTTAATTTATATTCTTTGATTTGATTTAATAATTCATTTATATTTTTAGTATGAATATTAAATTTATTAATTTCATTAATATCCAAATCCCAAAAATTTGTTGTTTCTATTTCATCAATTATTTCTTTTAAGAATCTATATTTTATAATTTTTGCAGGATTTCCTCCTACTATAGCATATGGTTGAACATCTTTTGTTACAATAGATCCTGCAGCAATAACTGCACCATTTCCAATTGTAATTCCATCAAGAATTATACAATTTATACCTATCCATACATCATTTTTAATTATAATATCACCTTTAGAATAACTACTAGGATTGCCAATTCCATGTGAGAAAAGGCTTGTGTTAGCTGGATACGTAGTAAACGTATCTGTTATATGATTAGAAAATACAAATGAACAATTTATTGCAATAGAACATTTTTTACCAATTATAACTTTTGGCAGATCACCATTTTCTTTTCTACTATCATATGATACTACATTATATGGTTGCATAATATATGATGAATTATGTATTTCAAAACTCATTATGTTATATAGGAAAACTATATATTTATATAGAAAAAATTACTATTTTTGTATATTTATCTAAATAAAGAATTAATCTTTATTTAGATAATATGAAATTAATTATTAGACGCGGTTGTAATGAAGATTTAGACGGTGTATATAATTTACATGTTAATTGTTTTTCATTAGCCGATTGTTGGTATAAATCAGCTATCAAACCTCATTTAGAAAATGGTATTATTATTGAAGTAGTTAATAATAATACAAAAAATAAAATAATAGGTGTATTATTACAAGATTATATAACACCATGTAATAAAAAAATAAAATTAGAAGACCAAGAACCAAGCGACTATAAAGAAGATATATTTGTAAATAAAATTAGTGATGATATTAATATAAATACTATTGCTACAGATTTTGTTAAAAATAATAAACAATATACGCCTATATATGGTATTATAATGATATGTATTGATCCACAATATAGAAGACATGGACTAGCTAAAAAATTAATTGAGAAACATTTTATTGATAATGAAAATAAACATAACATGTTATGTTTAAATGCTAGACAATCAAATAGTAATGCATGTGAATTATATAAAAGTATGGGATATATTCAAATTGCAATTATTAAAAATAAATATTTTTTACCTAGTGAAGATTCTATTTTTATGATTAAAAATTTAACGGATTTGAAACCACAAAATACAAATCCATAAAATAATATCTATTCAACTAGTTTAAAAATATATTTGTCTAATAAAGCACCTTCTGGTATGGGCTTTCCATTTATAAATTTTAAAGATGTACATTTAGACATAAAATTATAACCAACCGATTTTGATTTTAATTTTAATGGGGATCTTAAATTTATATTTTTTAGATTTGTATACATTATTAAAAAGTTATTACCAATTGATGTTACATTTGATAATTACTAGACAATCAAATAGTAATGCATATGAATTATATAAAAGTATGGGTTATATAAATAAGATATTGTAGTTAGTAAAAAAATTGAATTTTTAAGTGTATAATGCGATTATACATATATTATTACTTAACCCAAAATGTCAGAGGCCTCAGAAATACCAGATACCATTGGGACATTCGTTTGTAGGTGCTGCGGGCTTGATTGTACACCAGTTACCAAAAACCAAATAAGAAAAGTGACAGAAGGCTCCACTGAGATCAAGTGTACACCTTGCGGAGATCATAAAGCGCGCTGTCCAATTCGAGAATGCAACGATGAGCGCGTAAGGTGTGCTATGAATGCTGTCCGAAGACAAGAAGAAGACGCCTTACTCAAGGAGTTGTCTGCTTCTTCGATCTTTGTATGGGAAGAACTCCAGAAAATAAGACGTCAATTATCTTCTCGCGCCTTAACAAGAACAGCCGCGATTGCGAAGATTGACAAGATGTGTCCAAGAGAAATCATCCAGACAGACATAGCTCTTCAGACTGCCTTGGTCCAGATCCGAGCAAATGCGGGAAAAGGGGGTATTGTGAATAACTTCTATAGTAGGGAGACGTACTTAGAAGGACCAACGCTTTTTGAAAGAGTTATATTCCCGTAAAAAATATATATATTTTATGTATATCAATTATAATAAATATATTATTTTAGTGTTTTACTAATATTTTCTTTAATAACTTTATTACAATTATTTTAAATCTTCAAGGGTGTAAATCTGAAAAATCTTTTTCTGATAAATTTATTGTGCATTGATGAAGCATACTTATAATATATGAGGCAATATTAAAAATAATATATATAAAGTGACATATTATGAAAATAAATTACAAAAAATAAATGATATTATTAATATATCTAATATTTTATAAACATTTAGTGGAGTTGGAACCACAAAATACAAATCCATAAAATATGTAATACGTAATAATATTTATTAAAATAATCTTCTGGTATTGTTATTACTGGTTTAACTATTCTATAAATAAAACCTTCTTTGTAATTTTCTTGTGTAAATATATATTCCAATTCTGTTAATCCACATCTACCATAATTTGTAATATATTGACCAAAAATTAATATTAATAATATAAAAGCCATTTGTTTTATTTTATAATTATTAATAAATATTGATAAACTTAAAAATAATATTAGTATTATATGTAAAAAATTAATAATATTTATTATCATTAATTTAATATATATATTTATTCTCATATAGTCAAACTATGAACAAAATCCAGTATAGAATGCATATAATATAAATATATGAGGGCAACAAAATGCTGCCAAGATTGGACCGATGCCAGCAAAATTAAATCCACCATTACGTTTAACTGCTATATATACCGCAATTGCTACTAAGAACATATGTGTAATATGATTAGATATTGATGCTGCAGAATAAGTTGTTCTTACTTCAGTCATGTCAGATGCAAGCATAACTGAATTTTTATTCATATCATATTGTTCTTTAGATGGAACATTGGGCATATTAGACATAGTAGATGTTAATTGCGCGGCAGCAATTTGTTTAATAGGAGGAACTGCTATATCTACTGTGGTTGAGGTAGATTGAGACATAGCACCTATTGGTAAAGGAGCTGATACAGGCGCGGTTGCTGTTGATAAAGGAACTGAAGCGGCTGATGATATAGGAGCTGATTCTGGTTGGGCAGAAATTGCACTCATTATTAATATGACTTATATTTTTTATTTATAGGTTTTTTATTCATGATAATTTCTAAAATTTGTTCTATTGTAATTGTCTCAATATTAACTTTTGCAGGTATTGATACATTCCGTTTATTAGAGCCTTTCACTATTTGTATATAATTTCCAAATTCACCTTTTTTGATATTAATAATTTGGTCTTTCATTTTAAATGTTTTTAATGCATATGGATCTCCTGAATCTATTAATTTTTTAGCATATGTTATATCAATATCATCTGGTTCAATTTCATCTTTAATAGAATAATTTTGTTTCCCACATTTAATATATAATCCAAATTCACCATCATGTAATGTAATTATTGAATTACCTATTTTACCTATTGTTTTAGGCCATTCTAATAATGTTATAGCATGTTCTAATGAAACTTTATCTGTAGATATATCTTTTAATTTTGCATATCTCCATTTTATTTTATCATTATCAGATATATTCATTTTAACATATGGACCGTATTTACCAGTTCCTGTAAATATTTCTTGTCCTGATTCAGTAGTTCCAACTAATCTATCGGTATTACTATCTTTTTTAATAGATGGTGCTTCGGCGATTAATTTTTGAACTATTGGATTAAACATATCATAAAAAAGTCTTAATACAGTTATCCAGTTTGCATCGCCTGTTGATATTTTATCTAAATATGTTTCAAAATTAGCTGTAAAATCAATATTCATAATAGTTTCAAAATGAGTGTTCATAAATTCATTAACATGTATTCCCATTACAGTTGGCACTATCTTTTTTGCTTCTTTCCCAACAAATATATCTTTAACTGTTGTTTTAATATTATATTTAGAATTTAATTCAAATTGTTTTGATTTTTTATTAACACCATCTATATCTTTTATTTCTACATATTGTCTCTCAATTACTTTTGAAATATTTGATGCATATGTTGATGGACGCCCAATGCCATTTTTCTCCATATATTTAACTAATGCTGCTTCATTATATCTCATGGGTGGTTGTGTATATTCCTCACTAGTAATAATTTTATGCATAAAAAATATATCACCAACTTTAATTTTTAATTCACCTTTAATAATTGATTCATCCGTTTGTGAATTATCATATACTATTAAATATCCAGGAAATTCTATATTTTCTAAATTAGATGTAAAATAGGTTTGATTGTTATTAAATACTAATATAGAACTTTTATTATTAATACTATCTGTTAAAATTGTTTGAATATTTACTTTTGCATTACTCATTTGACTTGCAGTTGCTCTTTTCCAAATTAATGAATATAATTTTGTTAAATCATTATTACTATTTTCTATATCTGGTTTATCCATGTGAGTTGGTCTAATACATTCATGTGCATCTTGTGTAAGTCCATTTTTTGATTGATAATTTTTTGGATCAGAATATTCATTGCCATATTTATTAATAATATATTGTTTTACGGAGTCAATCGCTTCCTTACTCATATTCGGACAATCAGTTCTCATATAAGTAATCAATCCCGCTTCATATAATTTTTGTGCTACATCCATTGTTTTTTTAACATTAAATCTTAATTTGGTGCTTGCTTCTTGTTGTAAGCTGGAAGTTATAAATGGTGGTGATGGTTTTCTAATACTTTTTTTATTATCAACAGACACTATTTTAAATTTTGTTTTATTATTAATTAAATTTAAAAATGATGTAATACTTTCTTCTGAATCAAAATGATATAATTTATTACTTGTCGCATCTTGTTTCTTTGCTAAATGTAATACGCCTGTAAGTTGTATTATATTTTCTGTTCCAAAATTAAAATGAGCAGTTGTTTTAAAATAGGATTGTGATATAGATTTACTAATTTCATTTTCTTTATCAACAATAATTTTAACAACCACTGATTGAACACGTCCTGCTGATTTTGCTTCATGAGATAAATATTTCCATAATACAGGACTAATTGAATAACCTACTAATCTATCTAATATACGTCTTGATTGTTGTGCATTCACCATATTCATATTAATAATAGTAGGATTTTCAAGAGCTTTCAACAGAGCAGGTTTTGTAATTTCGTGAAAAATAATTCTTTTTGGATTATCAAGTTTTAATACATTAGCTAATGACCATGCAATAGCTTCTCCTTCACGGTCACCATCAGCTGCTAAGATGACATCACTACAATCTTTTTTCAAATCTCTTAATTCCTTAACAACTTTCTTTTTATCATCTGTAATTATATAATTAGGTTTAAAATTATTTTGCACATCAACAGATAATGTTGATTTATCTAAATCTTCAACATGTCCATATGATGCTTTCACAATATAGTCTTCTCCTAAATATTGTGAAATTTTTTTTATTTTACCAGGTGATTCAACAATAATAAGTATTTTAGTTTTTGACATAATATAATATATTTAATAATTATATTTATATTAATTTAAATCAATTTTTTAATCAATTTAAATATATATAAATATTTGTTTTCTTAATAAGATTAATGGATTTTGTTAATTTTGTAACAAAAAGTCTCGAGAATGATAATGATATTAATAAAATAGAAGAACTAGAACAACGCAAACAAAATACAATACAAACTAATCGTGCAAATAGACATTTATATGTAAGTAAAGATAAAACAGAAAAACCTTTTAAAAAACCATTTATTAATGAAGTTCATACAACAGATATGAAAACAATTACAGATAATACTAAATCACAAGTAGTTGAAACACAAGTAGCTACAATTACTGAAATTACTCAAGATAAACAAGAAACTAAAAATACTGAAGATAAACAAGAAGTTCCGCTAACAGCAGATATTTCACCTCCTATTCCTGATAAACCAGATATTGTATTTGGATATAATAGGGTTGATATAATTAATATGGTAAAAGAAATGACATTAGAAGAAATATTAGTAAATATAAATTTAATATCTAAAATAGAAGTTAATGATAAATTAATAATTAATAATAAATTTATTAATATTGATACAACTTATATGCAACCACTAACACGGTGGCTATACGGTAATGATAGAAAATCAACATTATTCTTTTTAAATTTAATCATTAATAAATCATTTAATTTTTGTGATAATATTTTAAAAGATGAAGATAATAATAATAATACTAAATTATTATTCCGTTTAACAACCGAAATTAAAAATTCAATAAATGGTTTATTGAATTTAAAACAAACATATACATGTGATAAATTAGTTCAAGCAGAAATTGATGTTATTGTTGAAAATATTAGAACTAAAATAGATTATAATACAAATAGCATAAATCATACATAATGAAGATGTGAAAAATTTTACTTTTTTTTCAATTTATAAACTAATGTGATGAACTATTTTTGCTTGATCTATAATTTTTCTTAATTCTTGTTCCAAGTTGCTATTCATATTTTCTTCAGGAATTAAATCAGGTAAATCTTCTTCTTCATCATCTGAATTAACAACTGGTTTATTTTCATTTTCATATAATTGTATTTTATCAAGCACATCAAGATAAATCTCATGATAAGACCACGGTTCAACCCATTTATCTTCTTGGACTATTTTATAAGAAAACATATTAGCATTAATAGATTGGTCCTGAAACCATATATTTTCAAAATGGTCAAAACATAATGGAAAATCAATATTTAACATTTTAATTTTATTAAAAATAATATTAATTAATTCTTGTTTAGCCTCATCAATTGTTTTATGAGTAGTATAATAATTATGAATATGGAAACACTGTTTATATTCAGTAATACATACAGTTAAATGAACCTGATCAAGCATTGCTTGATCAGCTAGGTCACTTACTTGCGTTGTGTGATGAATAGACATTTTATTATTGATTAACAAATAATTTTTTAAATGAAATTAAAATCAATTTTTATGAGATTGATTTTAATTTGAAAATGGTGTAATAAAAGATTTTATTTTACTAACTATACTAACTTTCATTTGCAGGCATTACGCGTAGCAAAATGAGGTATCCACTCATTGTTAATTGCATTCATCCATTATTGGGCAACATTTGGTTATATCACTTTAAATAATTGTGTATACTCTTCTAATAATAACATAATTTATTCTTTAGCATTATTTATAGGCAATAGGGGTTTCTCATGGATTTTGTTGTAATAATATATAAATAACAAATAGCTATTATTTTAATTTTATTATCTAATATTAAATAAAAAATAAAGATTTATTTTTCGGACCTTTGGAAGGTCAAAGCAAAGAACATCATCATCTTACTGCTTCAAACAATCATCGCGCCATATAGGCATCAACAATTGCTTAAAATAGTCTAATGATAGCACGGCGCTGGGAGCGTCACACCCAGCGTCAGACGCAAGCGCACTCGCGGTAGGAGCGTCACTCCCAGCGTCAGACGCAAGCGCACTCGCGGTAGCAGTGGCACTCCCAGCGTCAGACGCAAGCGCACTCGCGGTAGGAGCGTCACTCCCAGCGTCAGACGCAAGCGCACTCGCGGTAGGAGCGTCACTCCTCCGCGTTGGTCTCAAGTATGCGCTTGAAGAGGTACTCTACAGTGATTCCCCCTCGCGGTGGATCAGTGCGGAGCCGGCGGACATACTCCTGGATGGTGAAATCCCAGAGGGCACGGTCCCAGACGACCATGTCCTTATCCACTTCGTCCACGAAGAGTGCTGCGCATGTCTCCTCAGTCGCACTGGGTAACTTCTTGAGGAAGTTGAAAAGTTCCGTGACGGTGACACGCTTTGAGGTAGGAGCGTCACTCCCAACGACAGACACAAGCGCACTTGGGGTAGGAGTCTCGCTTCCACCGTTGCCGCACTCGCATGGGCGATAGCAGTTGCAAGTGTTCGCGTTGGTCTCAAGCACGCGCTTGAAGAGGTACGCGTTGACCATCTCGTTGGTCATATTCGACTGCGGTAGATCGCTGCAGAGGCTGCGGCAGTACTCCTTGATGGTGAAATCCCAGCGGTGTCGGTGGTTCCAGACGACCGTGTTATCTTCCACTTCCTTCATAAAGAGCGCTGCAAGTTGACCACCAGTAGCACCGACTGACGTGGTGTAGAACTCGACAAGGTCTGAGACCGTGACAATGTCTGAGGCACGGAGCATCTTGACTAGGCTATATGGTTATAATAACAACCAGTAAACACTTATTATTTCAATTTTTTTTATATCACATAAACAATTATCTAATATTAAAAAATAAAGATTTATTTTTTGGACTACTAATTGATCAAGGATTGCTATTATTACATTTATTTTAATTTTTTTATCTAATCTAATATAATGGAACAATTAACTGTTCAAGAAATAAATAAATTAAAATTAGTAAATGACGATGTGCCAAAATATAGTCTAAAAGGTAAAAAATTAACAGGTAAGGTTGTACATATCTATGATGGTGATACAGTGCATATTGTTTTTTATATAATGAATTCATTTGTTAATTTTATATGTAGGCTTGATGGAATTGACACACCTGAGATATGCCCAAAAAATAATAATTCAATAGAAAATAAACTTTTAGAAAAAAATGCAGGAATTAAATCAAGAAATTATTTAATGTCAAAAGTAGTTAATAATTTATCAGATAATTTATCAGAAAACATATCAAAGAAAGATATTAAAAATATATGTGAAAAATCAACAAAATTAATCACTGTTAATTGTGGTGATTTTGATAAATATGGAAGATTATTAGTAGAACTATTTGATAATGATTTATGTATCAATCAAGATATGATTAATAATAAATTTGCGGTTGCATATGATGGTGGAACAAAGCAAGCTTTCTGTGATATTGTAGAATAAAATACATTTTTAATTATACATTACATACATCTGCAATTAATTATTATTTTGCTATATATCAAAATTTAACCAATAATATTATAAAAAAATTGAAAATAAAAGTATTTGTTGGTTCAACATATTTGGAAACATATTGATCTCTTCCAATCCAAAATGGGTGGTAAAAAGGGCTATCTCGGCATGCACCAAGGTGACAGGCAGCAGAAAAAAGTAGACGAAAAGCATGCAAACGAAAAAGCGCTTGAAGCAGCGCGCGCGGCGGCTAAGGCTGCCGGGGACGAAGCTCTTGCGAGGCGAAACGCAATTGCTGCAGGTCGCAATGTGCCCGACCCGGACGAAGCTGCCAGAGCAGCAGCCAAAGAAGGCAAAATCAAAGAAAGGAAGGCTGTTGCAAAACAAAAGAGAGATGCCGCGAGAGACAAGAGAGCGGCCGGCAAAACCGAGGGAGTCGATGAAACCAACACGATCCTGACCGCGGGGTTCACTTAACCGCAGAGGTTTTTCAGATACTGTGTCGGGCAAAGTAACCCACAAAAAGAAAATAATATTATTTTCTATTAAATGTTATTACAATCATATATTGAAAAAATTATTATTATTATAATAATTTTAACATATAATTTATTTTAATCAATATCATCTACCTTAACGCCTGTAGGCATATCTGGCATATCCGGCATGTCTGGCATATCCGGCATATTTGGCATTGGTGGCATATTTCCTTGATATGCTTTTTGAACTAGTGGGCTTAAAACTGATTCAACTTCTTTATACTTGGTCTCATAATCTTCGGTTGTTCTATCAGATGTCTCATCAATCCATTTAAGTGTATCTGTAACTGTTGTTTCTACTGTTCCTATATCTTCACCTAATGCACTTTTCATTTTTTCATCTGTAAGAACAGATGATTTTAGATTCCAACAATATGATTCTAATTTATTTTTCGCATCAATCTTTTCTTTTACCTTATTATCTTCATCTTTAAACTGTTCTGCTTCTGCAACCATTCGTTCAATATCTTCCTTACTCAACCTACTAGATTGATTAGTGATTGTAATCTTTTCTGTCTTACCAGATGATTTTTCGACTGCAGATACTAAAAGAATACCATTTGCATCAACCTCATATGAAATTTCAATCTGGGGTGTCCCTCGAGGCATTGGTGGAATACCCTTCAAATGAAATTCACCAAGTTTATTATTATGAACTGTTAGTTGTCTCTCACCTTCATATACTTGAATTGTCACACCTGGTTGATTATCTGCAGCAGTTGAGAATGTTTGTGTCTTTTTAACAGGAACAGTTGTTCCGCGTGGAATTAAATTAGTCATAACACCTCCGGCTGTCTCAACACCTAATGATAAAGGTGTCACATCAAGTAGAATTAATGAATCTAATTTTTCATCACTTTGACCAGATAAAATAGCTGCTTGAACTGCTGCACCGTATGCAATTGCTTCATCCGGATTAATACTATGACACAATTGTTTTCCATTAAACATATTAGATAATAATTCTTGCACTTTAGGAATTCGCGTTGAACCACCTACTAATACAACATCATGAATATCACCCTTTGAAATCTTAGAATCTTTCAATACACTCTCAACCGGTTCAAGTGTTTTAGTAAAAATATCTGCACATAAAGCTTCATAACGGGCACGAGTTAATACAACACTAAAATCAATCCCTTCATGAAGAGAATCAACCTCAATTGTAGCAGTTGTATTACCACTAAGAGCACGCTTTGCACGTTCTGCAGCTGTCTGAATTCGTCTAACTGCTCTCTTATTATCTACTAAATCAACTTTATGTTTCTTCTTAAACTCTTCTAATACATGTTTAACAATACGATTATCAATATCCTCACCGCCAAGATGAGTATCTCCTGCAGTTGCCTTAACCTCAAATACACCATCTTCAAGAGATAGAAGAGATACATCGTGAGTTCCACCACCAAAATCAAAAATTAAAATATTTCGTTGTTTAGTATCAGAAATCTTATCTAATCCATATGCAATTGCTGCTGCGGTTGGTTCATTAATAATTCGCAAAATATTTAATCCTGCAATAACACCTGCATCCTTAGTGGCTTGACGCTGTGCATCATTAAAATATGCAGGAACAGTAACAACTGCATTCTTAACTGGATGACCTAAATATTGTTCAGCAATTTGTTTCATTTTAGTTAAAATCATAGCTGAAATCTCTTCAGGTGTAAACTGCTTCTGCTCTTCCTTAAACATAACTGAAATCTTTGGCTTGTTATTATCATCAACAACCTTAAATGAAAAATGTTTCATATCTTCTTGCAGCTTCTTATCTGTAAAATCACGACCAATCATACGTTTTGCATCATATACTGTATTAGTTGGATTACTATTAGCTGCATTCTTTGCAGCATTTCCTAATAATCGCTCAGTATCAGTAAAACTCACGTATGATGGTGTTGTTCTATCTCCCTGATCATTGGCAATAATATCAACTTTACCATTTTTATAGACACCTACACATGAATAGGTGGTGCCTAAATCAATTCCAATTGCAAACTCTGTAGTATTTGTCATAATAAATAATTATAATAAAATATCTTTAAACCATTTTATTATAAAAAATTAAAATATTATGTATTTACTAGTTCTATATGTCAACAATATGTAAGAAAAGCCCAATTGAGGCATCTGTACAGGTTCTCGTAGCATCAGCTTCCATCACTACGTCTATTTCCGCTTGCACTGGAATTGGAAACATTTGCTCCAGATCACCGTGCTCTTGTGCCCGCAACGCATCCAAAGGGGAACAAATGCAGCGGTGCTCCGCCGTGTTATCTTCATCATCCGTAGCCTTGCACCCATCATCGCACCCGCGCGCGCTGCAATCAACATGTCTGGCGAATTAATTACAAAAGTTATTCCAATAAGAAGACTTTTGTAATCAATAATAGTAGGGATCTGAATAATTTTATTCTATTATATAATAGTTATTATAAAAAAATTGAAATTTTAACTATTTAATAGTTCTGAAATGTAATAATATTTAGCACAAATCTGTTCAACACTTCATCAAAATATGAGTACTACCGCTGGCGAAGCAAATGTTACTTCTAACAGAGTGACAGAACTGGAACGCCGATTAGCAGACCTTCGGGTTGCCGATCTTGAGGCTTCTATTGCACTCGCCGAAGAAGAAATCAAAGATAAGACCGCGCGCAGTCAGGCGGCAGCCGCCTCTCGCGCAAAGAAAGCAGACGCGAAGGCTGCACTTGATCGCGAAATTCGTGAACGCGCACAACGCATCCCAAACTTCAAGATAATGCTTTGCGAAAACTTTGCTCGCGATGGTAGCTGTAAGTACGGCAAGCGGTGCCACTTTGCTCATGGACCAGAAGAACTCCGCAAAAGCACCAAGCCATGTACCAATTTTATGCTGGGGTACTGTAGCTGGGGAGACAAATGCAGGTGGTCGCACCCCAAACGTGACGAGAGTGAGCACGACGAGAGTGAGCACGACGAGAGTGAGTGCGACGACACATATTAATGTTCCTCTGAGCATGTGCTAATAATTAAGCACTACAACCTTGGCAAACATGAGTAACATGCGTCGCAAAGCCTACGCAATATTGAAATGCACAAAAAGAATAATTTTATTCTATTAATTCATCAGCTATTTTTAAATAGGTCTCTTTATTTATATCAACATCTATTTTAAGAGTTTTTTCTGTCTCACTTATATTTATTTTTAATTGTAATGTTATTCTAACTTTTTTTTCTTTATCATTTATAATCTTAATTGTAAAATTAGACACAGAACTTGATTTTAATAAATTATCAGGTTCTTCATCATTACATGAATTTTCTTCATTATTACAATTACAACCACAATTATCACATGATTTATTATCATAACATAAACAATTATCACAACACCCGCAATTATAACTTTTATTATGTGATACTGATTCAATCCAATTAATTGTTTCTATTTCATCATCATTCTCCTCTAATAAATAATTATTATTTTTAAAAATATTTTTTGACATATATTATAATTAGATTATTATAATCATGTTTGTAATAAAAAAAATATTACATTAACTTTAATAATTTATCAATTTCTAAATATAATTCTTCTATAGTTCCATCATTATTAATATAATTATTAAATGTAGTATCATCTGTAATATGAGCCAAGTTTTCTGATGAATGTGTATCATATTTAATATTACTTTTTAATACTTTAATAATATATGCATTATAACTATACAGCATCCTTATTTCATTATAAAATCTACAATCTGTAATAACATAATTAATATTTGGTTGTATTTTCCTTTCAACATGTGATATCCAAATATCAGGATGAAAATAAGTTCTCATTACATCAGTACCTATATATTGCATTACAAAACGTGGTGTTAAATTAGGAATACCTAATCTAATACTCCACCAATTATCAATTGTTTCTCGCCATTGTCTTGATTCTAATGTATTACCTTCTATTAATTCTCTATCCCAATCAAATATATGTGCAACAACATCTTTTAAACATGTCGCAAAACTTAATTCAACAAAACCATATTTTTCAACTAAATACTTTGCAATTGTTGTTTTCCCTGAACCTGCCGAACCACATAGTCCAATGATCATTTAATATAATAAATATATATATTTATCAATATTAATTTCATTTTTTATATCCATTTAAAATATTATTAATTATATAAATAAAATGCTATACTATAAACTAAGATGGGTAAACCATGGTATTAAAAATATAAAACATAATTTTTGTTCTATGACTAATTATACATTTCCAAATATAAATGGATTACTAACAACCAACCCTAATAAAGATTTTCATAAAGTATTTTATAATATTTATTTTAAAATTATACAATCAAATAATATAAAAGAAAGAGCAATAATATTAGACAAAGAAATAGACTTTGGTCCTCCTATTGTTAATAAAAGAATTCATTACACAATAATAAATCGATTGACTAAACAAGGCTATATTATTAAAGAATTTACAGCAGCAGAACGAATCGGATTTAAATTAATTTATAAAGATTATTATAAAATTACATGGTAATCTATATAAATTACTTTGTAATCCATATAAATTAAAGTAATTCATATAAATTAGAGTAATCTATATATAATCTATATATAATCCATATAAATTAGAGTAATCTATATATAATCTATATATAATCCATATAAATTAGAGTAATCTATATATAAATAATATAAATATTTAAATTATAAAAATTGAAATTATAACTATTTATACATTTATTTAATTTTATTTTATTAATTTAAAGATGGACCCACCTATCAAACAACTTACGCGCACCGCAGAACCAGAACAACCGCCTATATGCACTATACCATTGTGTTTATGTTGTTTAGTAATACTTAACCGTGCAAATGAGTTTCAATATCATCCAACTGAAGAATTTAAAAAATGCAAACAAAGTATAACATATGCATGTTTACACGAACTTGAAAACAGCGCATATATATTTAAATTATACCCTTCATATAAATACTCCGAAGGTGAAATAAAATATTTAAATCAACTTATAGAGAAAAGAATTAATGAACTTAAAGAACGATATGCAATTGACATTATAAAGGAATTAGAAAACCTAGGCAACCGAGTTACCAGAATTTTCCGTTCCACCATACCTCATATACATAAAATTAGATGTTATGACACTATTATGGAAGATACTTTACAATTAGTTGCTGATTATTTATATTTAACAGGCGAGACATTACCTAAATCAAATGGTGATAATATTATTCATGCGGCTGGTACTATTGAACATTTTGGTGGAAATATTGGTCGTGTCCATCAATTAAAAAGATCTATTTCTACTAAAAATAAGATGTATAAAAGTATTATGAAAGAAACTATACAATTTATAGCAAATTATTTAGATTTAAAAAGCAAACAATTACTACATGCAAACATCAAGTAATTGGCATATATTCTAGTTAAATTTTTAACTAATTATAATAATTATAATAATTATTATAATATGATAATATTTATAAATTAAGCTGAACAATTAGCGCATCCCTCATCATTCTTTAATAATGATGGATCAATTGTAAATTTAATAGCATCACTAGATGGTTTAGATCTTAAATAATACATTCCAGTTTTCAATCCATTTTTCCATGCCCAAAAGTGAGATGAACTTAAACGTTGAAAGTCTGGTTGTGCCATATATATATTCATTGACTGTGTTTGATCTACAAATGGTGCTCTAGCTAAAGCAGCTTTAAGAACCCAAATTTGTTTAATTTCCCAAATGGTTTTATATTGTAATTTATATTCATTTGGAATTTCATCAATGGCTTGAATAGATCCATTTAATGCAATTATTTTATTTTTTAAGTTTTGATTCCATAATCCAATTTTAATTAAATCATTGACTAAATATTTATTAACAATAAAAAAGTCTCCGGATTGTGTATTTCTAGTATAAAAATTAGATGTAAAGTATTCAAAACATTCATTATTACCTAATATCTGACTAGTTGATGCAGTAGGCATTAATGCAGTTAATAAACTATTTCTAGTTCCATATTTAATTACATTTTTCCTTAATTCTTCCCATTTATCTGGATAACGTAATTTAATATCATTTGACCACAAATTAAACTGAAATTTCCCATAAGAAAATGGAGAACCTTCAAATGTGCTATATGCGCCTGATATAGTGCTTGGTAATTTATCTAATTCATATTTATTTGGTTGTAAATCATGATATAATTTATTTAATTCATCATTATCTATTGTATAAGTGCTTTCATAAAATTCAGGTGGGGCAAACTCATATACTTTATGAAAATATAATATTAATTTATTCATTCCTTCATAACGAGACTTTGCAATATCATTTGATGCTGTAATGGATGCAAGATAAATTGTTTCCATTATTTTTGCATTTAATTCTAATGCTTCTTCTGAATCAAATGGAATTCTCAATAATGCTAATGCATCAGCTAATCCTTGAATACCAAGTCCAATAGGTCTATGTTTCATATTAGATAATTTAGCTTGTGGAACTGGATAATGATTAATATCAATTACATTATTTAAGCTTTCTGTTGCATTATATGCAACGTTGTATAATGTATCAAAATCAAATGTCCCTTTAAGATAATAATATAAATCACTCCATCCACCAATTAATTTATCATTTAATACTATTTGTGGATAAGTTAGTGTTGTTTTACCAAGTGTTTTCTTTAATTCATCACATGTTTCTGTTGAGTATGTTATTTCACTAAATTTAATTTTCATATTAGTTAAATATTGTTTTGCAAAAGTGCAATATTTACAATCAGGTAATGTATATATAATCCACTCATCATGTTCATTATTTTTAAACGGTATTATATATGATTTCAATCCAATTGATGCCAAATTACATACTGCGTATTCTTTATCATCTGAAAATTCTACAATTTCTGCACATAAATTAGATGATTTAATAGTTCCAATATTTTTTTGATTAGATTTATGATTAACATTATCTTTATATAAAATATACGGCATACCTGTTTCAATTTGAGATGTCATTATAGCTTGCCATAATTTCCTTGCACTTATTTTACTAGAATATTTACCTTCTTTTACATATTCCCAATATTGTTTTTCAAATGCATTGCCGTATAAATCAGGTAGATTAGGACACTTATCAGCACTTAATAAATACCAATCTGCATCAGCTTCTACTTGTTTCATAAACAGATCGCTAATCCATAATGCTAAAAATAAATCTCGGGCTCTTTCCGTTTCTGAACCAAAATTTTTTCTTAAATCTAAGAAATCTAATATATCTGGATGATGTGGTTCCAAATAAATTGCAATAGACCCTGGTCTTTTTCCACCTTGATCGATCCACCTGGCAATATCATTAAATACTCTTAGTAATGGAACTAAACCATTAGATCTACCATTAGAACTTTTGATAATACTATTTTTCCCACGAATATTATTTACATGCAATCCCATACCGCCTGCACATGCTGAAATACTAGCACATGATCCCATGGTATTTGTTAAAGCATTTAAATCATCTCTTGTTCCCATTAAAAAACAAGATGTTAATTGTTGAATTATTAATGCTGAATTAAATAATGTAGGTGTTGCATGAATATAAAATCCTAATGATATCCAATTATATCTTTCTTTAATTTTATTTAAATTTTCTATAGTACATATACTTGTTGGCTTGCCCATATGTAATGTAATAGCTGTTCTTAAAAACATATCTTGAGGGCGTTCTACTATTTTATCTCCAGATTTAAGTAAATATGACCTTTCTAATGTTTTAAAACCAAAATAATCAAATAAATAATCACGATCAGGATCAATAATTGCATCTAATTCTTGTGAATTATTTAATACCCATTGATACCATACAGGATTAATAATATTTGTTGTGTTTGATAATAATGCCATTCTTCTGCTAAATGTTCCTTCAGTATTTTTATGCAGATTAGATACTAATATTCTCCCTGCTAAATTAGAATATAACGGATTTACAGTTGCTAAATCAGCACATATATTTGCTGCCAATATATCTAATTCAATAGTTGTAATATTTGGATATAAACTAGGCACTACTTTTTGTGCAATTAATATTGCATTTAATAAATCTTTTTCATCCGGTTTTATTAAAGTATTAATTCTTTTTGTTATCTTATCAAATTCAACTGGTTCAAGAGCGCCATTACGTTTAGTAACACATTGTACATTAGCAAAATCCATAGTATTTTTAATATCCATTAAATAATAAAACTATAATATTATTTATCAATTTTTATTATTTATATAGTTTACAAATATAACCAAACAAATTATATTTATAATAAATTTTTATATTTATAGCAATATAATCTATATCATTATATATTATTTATAATGGAAAAAAATATATTTATTTGTTTACCTAATGTTAATGGAAAATTTACATCTCGTGAGGAGTGTCAAACTGACACTAAATCAATATCTAGTGCAGAACGAGCAAAACAAGAAGCACTAGCTGTAGAACGAGCAAAACAAGAAGCACTAGCTGTAGAACAAGAAAAAGCACAATATGAAGAAGAAATCGCAAAACAAGAAGCAATACGGGCAAAACAAGAAAAAGAACAAAAAGACCCAGCTATTGCAACACGCATTGCTCTTATAAAAAGTACAAATAGTATAATAGATAATAAAAATGCTTTAATTTGGGCATTTAATGAAGCTATTGATAAAGATACTACTTTTGATGGTAATACACTTGATGATAGTAAAACAGAAATGATAGATATTATACAACATTTGTTATCAATTAAATGTTTTGATGATAATATAACTGAACAAATTATACAAAAATATTTAGAAATATTAAAGGTTATAAAAACTATAATACCTATAAGTATATTAGAAAATAATGAGTATATATTATGCGGATGGAATGGACATGCTATATTATTATTTTGGGAAAAACAAGCGAATGATTTATATAATTTTGGTATGATTAATTGTGGCGAAGGCGCTGATATACAGGGTGCAAATAGTATTTTATGTAATGGCTTAATTATTTTTAAAGATATTAAAAAAGACAATATTAATAATTTTTTAAAAACATATAAAAAATATGATGAGATGACAAGAAAACAATCTGAAATGTTTTTAAACAACAAAGGATATTTAATTTTTTATTTTATATTAGTTCATAAATTATTAGGAATTGAAAGTATTGTTAATTTTACAGATTTACAGTTATCCGGTAAAATACTTAATTATCCAATAGAATTACAACTTATTGGTTCATGTACTTTTACAAACTTAATAAATTTAATATATTATATTTATGTAAAACAAATTAAATATACTCCACCGTTATATAAAAATTACATACACTGGTATAATACTGCAAAATTAAAAATTAAAATCAAACTATTTAATGATATTATTTTTATGTCAAAGATCAATAACAGTAAATTTATAAATTTATATCAATATATATTAGATACAACTTCATCTGTATATATTACACCAGATAACACATATCAAAATGCTCTATTTACAAACTTAAGAATATCTGGAAACCCAATTATCTATAAACCTACAGAAGCCCATGTTCATATTGAAAACATTAATAGAGAAAGTATAGATGATGAAATGGCTAAACTAATGAAAACAATAGATGAATATAATGAATTCTCTGGGGCACTTTATAAATATGCAGATAAAACTGATAAAATAGAGCTTATAAATGCAGTATGGGAATTATATTTACGACATAATTTAGAACCATTTATACAATACTTAATCCGTCAAATAGAAATTGTTGAAACAGAACAGAAAACTGATTTATATTATAATATTACTTTAGATTATTTAGCAAATTTTTTTTATTATTGTAAATTATTTAATAATAATAATAATCAGTTAATACCATTACTTATTTTATATGAATTAAAAAAAGACACACGTCTTTCTAATATATTTACTAAAACAGTATTAGAAAAGTTTTATAATACACATATAATTATAATGGGGTCAGCTAATCATTTTTTAATTAATACATTAATTTATTTAATACTAATTAAAACAGATATAACAGATGACCAAAAATATTATGAAAATTCACCAGCTACAAAATCTAAATGTAATCGTAATATTCTTTTTTATAATTATTTACTTTTTAAAGATATTCCAATTATTAATTATTACTATTATGAAATTGTTAAAAAACTTGTAGAAGATTTAAATAATAATATTGAGATATTACCAGATATTACTACTACACAAACAACCACAGGTAAAGAACAGTTCTACTATCAAATGAGTGATGACGGCCTTAATATTAATATTTATATTAATATAACAGATAAAAGTAAAATACTTGTAAAATATTTGTTTAAAAATAGAAGTGCACTATTAAAAGAGTTTTTTACTTGTACAAATGTCATTTCTATAAATTTTTTATTATGGAATATATTAATAAATCATATAGATGAAGAATTGCCTCAATTTGCTAGAGAATTAAAAAAAATAATGCAATTTGAAACATATGGTTATTATAATAAAGAATTGTATGATACATATAAATTACAAAATGTTATTATAGATATAGAGGCAAATCATAATATTGGATTTCCTGGTGGCTTTAGAGCAACTGACCAAAAAATATTATTATTTAAGGAAACTATTTATAAAAAATTAGATGTTGAAATTATCCAAGGAAAACCAACATTTGACATATTAAAACATTATATTATTTATTTTTATTTATGCGAATTATCTAAGGATTCATTACAAAAAATAGATCCTATATTTATAAAATATAATAAATATATAACTGAATATTTTGATGAATACTATAAATTAGATTATTTTAAACCGCTCATATATACTTATATATTAAAATATGAGTTGTCATATAATATTCCTAAAATAAAAGAAATTAAAATTACTGATTATTCTTTAATATCAAATGTAGAAAAACAATATTTTGTGTTATCGCAATATGAATATACAATTGGTGAAAATGGTGTTTTCAATTCAGTTATTGATTTTTATACAATTAGGTATAATGATAAATATACATTATTTTTTTATAGAAAAGATGAGACAACAGATGTGTCAATTAATATTATTAGGACTTTAGTGTCATTCTCTAATTTTATATATTTGGCATTAAATTTTTATTATTATAAAGATGATGCAAAAATTATTGGAATTAATAAAAATGACTCAGATATAAAAATAGAATATAATGAAGGTGATATTTTTAATATGGATTATTTTGAACATGACGAGAAATATGAAATAGAACCCTATTTTAATTTAGATGGTAAATATTTACAATTTTATAATTTAATGACATATAATGATATTTCTATATTTATATACAAAGATAAAAAAAAAGACATTTATTATTTAAGAACACTTAATTATGATTTTGTTTTTACAATGCACGATGGAGATATTTTTTATACTATTAATGGTATTAAATACCTAGTTAATTTTTATAATGATATAGATATTTATAATAATAATGGTATATTAAAATTATCTTCTGGAGATAATCATAAATTATTATGTATATATAATTATAATCATATACTAGACAGACCACCGCTAAATGATCAAAAAGATATGACTTTTATAAATCCAGAGTTTTTCTCTAAAAAAGGCAAATTGTCACGTGACACTGGTATTCCTATTGAATTTAAACAGCATTACTATAAAATAATTAATAAATATAATGATAAATATATATTTACTAATATAGATGAAGTATTTGCCTTATTAATTAATTGTTTAAATTATAATACTCCTTATTTAATATTAAAAAATATTGAACAAATTAAAAATATTTTAAATAATAATAAATCAGAAAATTATAATCATTTATTAAATACATTATTTGTTAGATTTGATAATATATATAGTATTTCAATATTATTATTATTTTACAAAGATAAAAAATTAAATGAATATTATTATTCACATGCAAATAATTTATATACAAAATATAATATTTTATTAGAATTAGAATATGACCAAAAATCTGCATCTAAGGAGTTTACTTATACTAATTTAGCAACTAATTTAATTTATAATCCAGAAAACGAGAATTATTTATATTATCAACTTAACAATGATACATCTTTTTACGAAAAATCAAATAGAATTATATTACATACACATGTAGTAGGTGATCTTCTTATAAAGGCACCTGATAATTTTACATTAAGAGAATGTACCAGTGCTAACTATACATACGAATATAAAGATACAACCTATAAACAAATAGTACATACTCACCAAATAACAATATCTACATCTATATTTACATCTACATCTACATGCACATTAACACTACCAACATTATTAAAATCATTAAAAATAAAATATATAAACTATGTGCGCGCACCAGGTAAATTTTATGAAGAATCATTTAAATCATTATTAACAATATATATTTCTATTTTAGATGATACCACATTTAATAATAATATTAAAAAAGCAACTGAATTATTTAAATATTTAATTGATGATAATAAAACTAAATTATATCCCATTCAAGAATTAATTATGGGTTCTGGTAAAACAACTAGTATTACCCCATATATTTGTATACTATTACTTGCACATTTTCTTAAAGGTGCAATTACAAATTATGATTATAAAAATGAAATATATATTGTTATGCCTGAATTTTTAATCAATCCATCATTTGAAATACTTATGAAATATGTATTTCCTTTATTTAATAATATTGAAATTTTAATATATTCGGTAGATTCAAATTATACAAATTCATTTAAGGTTTACCTTATCAGTGATACTAACTATAAAATTATGTTTTTACAAAAACAAATTAATACAGATAAAAAATATATGATATATGATGAAATTGATATGATGGCAAATCCATTAACCTGTGAATTAAATATACCATTTGATAAAAAACAATTAATATCGTTTGATGATTTATATATATTAAGTAAAATATTATATGAGGATATATTTATTAATCATAATTTTTGGCAGGGTATAATAGATGCATCTAAAATTACACAACATAATGGAATACATTCCTACTTTTTTATAATGAATCCTACAATAACTGCACAGATTAATACATTTTATGATGAAACAATTACAAAAAAAATTAAACCAGACCAACTGCACACATTAGCACAGTTAATACAATACATTAAAGAGAATGTACTACTTTTTATATTAACAAAACAATTTAATTTTGATTATGGAATGCCAGAAACATATAGTTTAAATTTACCCACCAAATATACATTCAAAGCAATTCCATATTCTGCAATTGATAGTCCACTTATGGGTTCTGAATTTTCAGATTTTATATTAACATATGTTTTAACATTTTTTTGTTATAAAATTGTAGATTCAAAATATAGAAAAATTGATAAAGATTATATAATTACATATTTTGAAACTTTAAAAAAGTATGAAAAGATATTTACATTTTTATTAGATAAACCATCTACAATAGCAAAGTATATAGCCTTTAGTAATCACTATAAAAATAAATATAAGGAACAGTGTAAATTAGACGATGACGAGTTTGAAATTATAATAAAACAAATTTTACAAATGAATAGTGATTATCATTATCAATGTCAAAATATATCATTTAATGATTTATTACTTTCTAAAAATGTTAAAAATTTTGTTTGTTTTACAGGTACTGCATATATTCAAATACCGGTTGATAATGAACATATACATTTTGATGAGACGGATTTCATAAATTATAGTTTAATTGATAAAAAAAAAATATCAGATGTAATAATAAATATTATTAAGAATAATACTATTGTGAAAAATTTATATAATAATACTTTTATATTAATTGATGATATTTTTAAGTGTTTATTTTTGTATGATGTATTAATAGATATTGGAGGGATATTTATTAGTTATAATATTAATGATTTTATTAAAAAATATAAAGGATTAGAAAATAGGAAAATATATTTTGTATATTTTGATAATGGAAGAAAAATTTATAATTTAGACACAGATAATTATGTAGATAAAAATGTAGTAAACGATACAAATACCTTTTATTATTTTAGTAATAAAAATATTACAGGTGTAGATGCAAAGGACATAATGAGTACGACTGCGCGTGGATTAATTACAATTACAAATAACACAAATATAAGAGATTTTTCTCAAGGAATATTTAGAATGAGGCATATATTAAAAGGGCAAACATGTGATATAATATTTAATAATAAATTTAATGATATAATTATGACAGGAGGCAGTTGTAAAAGTTTTACAGAAATAATAAAAACTGGTATGACTAATGAAAATATACGTCAATACATTATTACAAATTTAATAACTCAACAAAATATAATTGACAACCAAAAAAAGAAAGTATTAATTAAACAAAATATTTTTGCATTAAATAAATCAACTACATATACTGATAATGAGCAGATATTATATTTAGATCCAATGATACAAGAATACGTTAAATTTGAACAACAATTTAAGATATATGTTGAAGATTATAAATCAAAAACACATAAATTTGATATTGAATCATTTAATATTATTAATAAAAATAGCAAACATAGTTTACAGTCAAAACCATTATTAAAACAGTTAGTTGATGAATATTTTACATTTCAAATTGATATAATTGCAAGTAAACAAAATATGGTTCAAGAACAAGAACAAGAACAAGAACAAGAACGAGAACAAGAACGAGAACGAGAACGGGAACGAGAACGAGAACGAGAACGGGAGGAATCTGAAAATAGTTTACTTGTTGTAAATACATCAACTATAAAACAGGACAGTTTAAAGAATAATGATGGTAGCATATACTCTGATTTTAAAACTATAACTAACTATGATGACACTATAATTCATAGTGTGAATCAAATATTAGTAGCATATATATGCGAAACTGAGTATTTAGATATATTATTAATATATGACAATACTAATAATAATTTAGTAATTATTGATACAAATAAAGTAACTAATTTTTTAATATATAATAAAGATATAAGTGAACCTAAATATACATTTATATCATTTTATAATAAAACAATTTATGGTAAACAAATAGATGATGAAAACTTTGTAAAATATTTATTTCAACTTGCAGCAGAAATATTAAATATTATTATAAATAATGTAAGGAAAGTCAAAAATTATGAAACTATACAAAAGAATTATTTAAGATTAATACAACATTTAAATAATCTCAAGTATAATCCTGCATATACATTTGACAAACCTAAACTAACATTAAGATATGTAAAGTTTTATAGTCAGTTTGATTCTGGGAAAATTGCAATTTTAATTTCCAGTGAAACATATGAAATAGGCGATGTATCTGAAATAACACGTATGAAATATATTAAATACAAGACTAAATATTTAAATTTAAAAAATATAAAAGTATATCCAGTATATCATTCTGATAATATAATTAAAGATTCTGACTCATTTTATAAAAAGTATACAAAATATAAAACAAAATATTTACAATTTAAAAATAAAATTTAATCAAATTAGTTATAATAGATAATATTTATTTTTATTATTAAGTATAAAAATAAATACATATTCTGCTAAATTAGCACACATGTTTCCAGCCAATATGTCTAATTTAATAGTTGTAATAAATATTGCATTTAATAATTATTTTATTCACATCTATTAAAGTATTAATTCTTTTTGATTAAAATGTTAAATAATATAACATAATGTTTTATTAGCAATATTATTAATTTAATATTTTTATACCATATTTTAATTGTAAATATTTTGTCTTATATTTTATATATTTTCTTTTAATTAATTCATCCGATGGTATTTTACCATTTAATTCTGTCTCTGCAGTTATAATACTCTTATCATCTGTACGTAATGTTGTTTGAATTGATAAACCATTTTTATATGCTAATAAATAATATTCATAAGTAGTAATATCAAATATTTTAACATCATATTTTATACTTTCCATAACTGTTTTATAATCAAAATCTAATATAAATGAATTATAGTCACCTTCACCACATGATATTTTAAGTATATCCATGTCATTTATGTTATGTTTTACAATACCCATAGGAAATACTAAACTAAATTTGTAGTCATCTTTAGTCTCATCACTTAAATCTAATGGTAAATAACTATCACTAATAAACATATCATAATCATCTTCTCCATTATGAATTAATTTATAAAAATACATTAAATAAATATATCCCATACAATTTGGTGGTTTTGTGCTTCCCATATGTAATTTATATTTATCTCCATATTTAGCAAACATTTGATCATGTAAATTTGTTCTAAATTGTTCTATTTTTGAACCTTCTATATACGGATATCTTATAGCAGGATTTCTAATTTTTGTATGCCCTACACCAATCCAACATTGTTTACCATTTTCCTCAATTTTAATATGAGGCGTTGTAAATGAAAATCCAGGTGTTATTCCATAAAAAGATTTATATTTATCTTTAGCAATAGTCTCCTTATCTGGTGTTAATTTGTAACTACCTTCTCCATAAAATCCCGATGTTTTAAGCTTTATTTTTATATCTTTAACATGTATCGATAAATTAATTGGAACACCAACAGGAGTATATTGTTTTACTTGTCTTATTAACACATGATCATCATAAAACCAATCTAAATATAATAAATGTGGTATAGTACCTATTGTAATAATATTAAATGGTGCAAAATTTTGACCATCAGACATAAAATTTGTAATATTTAAAAATAATATTGTATTAGTTATTATATTATATTCGCATTCTATAAATGTGTCTAGAGTACTCGTATAAATATATATTTTTCCATTAATTTCACAAATTCTTATATCAGTACTATATTTAAAGCTTTCTAAAAATTTATTTTTTATATTAAATTGTTCTAATAATTTATTTTCTCCATTAATTTTTATATTAATTTCCTTAAATAGATTCTCCTTAATATTATAGTTTATAAATAGCGTTCCTTGTGTTAATGATGTCATAGGGAGTCCCCAATTATTCCACCAAAAATACTCATCATCATTATCTGATATTTTTGGGTCACACTCAGTGCTATTTCCTGGGATTATTGAGCCTTTATCAAAATTATAACCAAATCTAATTAAACATAAATAACTATATTCATCAATTTGTATCATACTTGTATTAAAAAATCTATATGACTTTTTTTTTTGTAATATATAATCAATTAGAGAGTCCTTAATTGCAGTTAAATTGTCAGTTATTTTTAAATAATTATAATTTATTATCATTTATTATATAAATATAATATAAATTTATTATATAAATGTAATATAAATTAGACCAAAATAAAATTATTTTGGTGTGCGTGTCTTGCTACTAGGCTTTTCTCAAGACCTCTCGACTAGTACTTGTCCTTTTCGTACTTTAAAATCGTAGAATGTGTGAGGCCACTCTTCTGCCGAGTATCCGCGTCGTGCATGATAATACACTGTCATCTCAGTAGAGTTGACTGCAACTACTACCCCTGTAAAAGGCTTTTTGATGGGCTGTCCATTCTTAGCGATCCACTTGCAGGATACTGTAGCACCTTCCAAGATCTTGTCACCGAGATGGTATTGGCGCCACTTTGCGCCTTTGGCAACTCTCTTCTTGGCAATCCTCTTGCTTGTCGTGGGTTGCACTTTCTTGGCAATCCTCTTGCTTGTCGTGGGTTGCACTTTCTTGGCAATCCTCTTGCTTGTCGTGGGTTGCACTTTCTTGGCTGCCGCGCGTGGCACTTTCTTGGCTGCCGCGCGTGGCACTTCCTTAGTTGCCGCTGTTGCCAATTCAAGAAGGCCGTTGCTGAATGGCACCTCATCGACTGGCTCGTGCAATTGCAGTAGTATGATCGCGGCCGCGGCCTTTGTGGACGCATCTACCAATTCAAGAAGGCGCTTGATACTGTCTCCCATATTGACATCTAGTGCAAATTCTGGTCGATCTGACATGTGAAGTCAATTGTTTTTTAATATTAACACTAATATACACTTAATATTTCAATTTTTATTTAAATTTAAAATAATATATTACCATTAATAGAGATTAATAACATATAACGCAAGTCCCTATTTGAATTTTTATCTAAACAAGATTCTGTAAAATGACCTAGATTACGGCCAAAGAAAAAGAAAGATGTTATAAAGTTCTTTCCATCATAATCGCGATAATATTTGAACCAAAACCATCTTATAATAAAATATGCTTTTATTTGATAATTAGTTGGATAATTAGAACTAGGATCATTTATACATCCAATCATTTCTGTATAAATGTGATTTGGTTTTAATTCCTTATATACACTTTGTTTAAAAATAGTATTACAATTCAGTTGATTATGATTATAATTATTACCAAGAAATACAGTATCAAATGCATTTGGGTCAGTCGCATTTATATTCAAAAACTCTGCATTATTTTGTATATGAGTATCAATATCTTTTAATTTTTGTTCAGGGCATAATACACATATTCCATCAAAATTTATTATACGCTGATGCATAATATTTATAATACTTACACAAAGTATAGATGCAGATTTTCTACAAGCACACAATGGACACCATCCATTATATAAAATATCAAAGTCGTGGCTATTTCTTACAATAGGACTTAGATGTGATATTAATAATGGTTGTGATTTTTGATGTATTACATTATTTAATTCATTTGTATTTGTATCTTCTACCGGTATTTGTATATTAGTAAGATGAATACTATCTGATTTATTCTTATCTTCTATTATTTTATTATAAACATAATCAACAGTGTGTACAAACATCTTAATAAAAATATTATCTATTTTATTATCAAAATTATATGTAGTATTATTACCTAATTGATTTTTTATTATTCCACTATTGTTAGAACTATTTATAATTATAATATATTGTATTATAATTACAAATATATTGAAAATAAAACCAATAATTTTTAAATGTCTCGGAAAATGGAAAAACATGCGGATTACTGTAGTTTTATAATGTTATATTATTACAAATATATTAATATTTCAATTTTTATTATAATAATTTTAATAGTTGTTCTTTTTCAGGGGTTGTGTTGTAATCTAAAAATAATTTAATTGACAAATTGTATGAGGATACATTAATTATAAATCCATCACGAACTGGTATCCATTGTTTAATATCAATATTTTCATTTTCATCAATATGTATATAAATATCTAAACCATAAATTAATTCATATATAGTCATTGGATGTTCTAATAAAATATATTTGTTGTCCCATACTAAACTATTTTGTAAATGTAATTTTATAATTAGATTCCCATATTCTTCATTATATATATCACCATTATTTATAAATATAATATATGGTTTTGATAAATCTATTATAAATGTTGTTGTTATTTCATCATTATTTACATTTCTTTTAATTTTAATTTCACGTTTTTTATTATTAATAATATCACTTAAATTAATTGTTAAATCCAATTTAATATCTAATTTATTTATTCTATTATAATATTCAGGTAATTCATAATAATATTGTGGTTGTTTTTCATTAATATTAAATATATCTGTGGTATTAGTATTAATAAATAATGATAAAATATCTGCAATATTAAATGTTTTAATAAAATGATTAAAATCAAAATCATTCAAATCAAATATATCTATATTTTCTTTCATTATTTTATTTAACATATCCATAAAATTTATTTGTTTTATTGGTGTCATTTTATTATATTCTTCTCTAGTAATTGGATTAATTAATATTTCATAAGCTGTTTGAATTTGTTGAAAATGTTCTACAGCATTCGGTAATTTATTTTTATCTGGATGATATATTTTTACTAAATGTAAATATGATTTTTTAATTTCTATTTCAGTTGCATCTGGTGTAATTTCTAATATATCATACAGGTCCATTTATATATATTTAAAACATTAATCTTTATATTCTAATATAAAATATGGAAAATAACATTTTTATTAAAAATAAAAAAGGTAAGCATAATCCTGATATTGAAAATAAATTACAAACTAAAGAATCTGAACGAAATGCAACAATATTTAATTTGACTAATTCTATATATAATCCTGTAACTGGTATTATTCCTTCTCAAATATCATCAATGAATGATTTAGTATTACAAGTAGATAATCCTTATACACAAAATGATATTAAAAATTTAATAATGAATAAAGAATCAGAAAGACAAAATCAAGATGCACAATTTAAACCACTTCAAACAAAAATAACTCCATCTGTGGCAAATTCATCACAAAAAGGAAATTATATTGAAACATATGAAGAACTTAAAAAAAGCTCAACAAATAATAATAAACAATCTAAAGAAAAATATAATAATATCTTGGACGGACTTAAAGATTTAGGTATTATTAAATGATAATGAATTTTAATGATTCTGTAGAATCTGAATCCAGTCGTAATAATTTACCTGAGAGTATTATTTATAATAATTTAATAATTAAATTATCAGAAATAAAAAGAAATATAGAAAAAATACATGTATATACATCAATTAATGATAATAATAAATCTGTTGAATATTTAGAAAAATTAAATGAAGTATCAATATTAATTAATAATATGCATGCGGTTTCAACTGATTTATTAGACGAATATACAATAACTCTTCCAGATAATGTATTATCACATGAAGAACAACAAAAACGAGAGTTATTAAAAATAAATAAAAAAATATATAATACATTTGTTCCTTATATGTTATATATGAGTATACTATTACAAAATTCAAACTAAAATTAGTTTGTGAGTTTTTTGCTTCAAGCAAAGTGAATTAAGCAACCAGTCGACAATATCTGACAGGTTTGCACAAGTCACTCTTCAGAAGCGCTTCAGTTCATCCGAGTTGACCGGGCTCATCGGCGGTTCATCTGCACCACACGGATCGCCTCCACATGTTGTCATGCGGGTCGACGCGCGGATTGGTGCGGACTGCATGCGGGTCGACGCGCTGATTGGTGCGGACTGCATGCGGGTCGACGCGCTGATTGGTGCGGACTGCATGCGCGCCAGTGGGGGCTCGGGCTCGATGGGCTCGAGCGCGGTGGGCTCGAGTTCGGTGGGCTCAAGCGCGGTGGGCTCGAGTTCGGTGGGCTCGAGTTCGGTGGGCTCAAGCGCGGTGGGCTCGGGCTCGGTGGGCAGCATCGACATTGTGCGGCGTGGCATGAAGTCGGCCATGATGATTTCTAATAGTATAATTATAAACGAATCATTAAACACTTAATATTTCAATTTTTTATATATACTTATTATAAATTATTCAGATATAATCTGTAAAATAATAAAAACGAGAATTATTAAAAATAAATAAAAAAATATATAATACATTTGTTCCTTATATGTTATATACGAGCATACTATTACAAAATTTAAACTAAAATTAGTTTGGAATGGCATTAGAGTGCACTTGAGCATATCAAAACAATTTCTTTCGGATCTGTTCTTTCTTGAACTGTGCCTTTGCCTCGGCTCGCGCAGCCTTCACACATGGCGGCTCCGGAAAAGCCATGTGTGGAGGCGTCGATGGAGCTGGAGGAGCCAGAGGAGCTGGAGGAGCCGGAGGAGCTGGAGGAGCTGGAGCTAGTGGAGGCTGAGGAAGAGATGACATGTGATCTCGGAGGTTCAAATAGTCTATAATTGTATAAAAGGAACCAGTAAATACTAATTATTTCAATTTTTTTAGAAAATATAAAAATTTATATTTAGACTTGATTATTCTTTTACGGAATCATCGGTTAGTGTATATTCATTATCTATACCAAGTGCAATAAGTGCCAACCCTAATACCGAATTTTTAGGAATAGGATCATCGCTTAATTTAACTTCATTACGTGCAAGATATCTTATAAAATTAACTATTTCAGGACTAACAATATCATTTTTATCTGTAATAAACATTTCTACACGTTGCCATGTTATTAAAAAGGCAAATACTTGTGGGTTTAAACAATATTGATAATCACATGGAGGTTTCCATAATTTATGTGTAAATTTTTTACGATTTTTATCATTTTTATTTATTTGTAATTCATTTAAATAACGTTGCATACAATATGATATTTTAATTTCTTCACCATCTCTTATAATATTATAGGTATATTCAATTACACCATATTTATCTGGTTCGGAGTCAGTCGGGCCATTAGAAGAAACTCTTTGTGTTTCTTCTAATCTAGCTGAAGAAAAAGTTTTAACTTTTTCTCCAGGCCCATTTCTAATCAAAGAGTTCGAGTTCATCTTGAGTGAATTTAATAATGTAATAATTTTAAATGCAAGTAATTATAATGTCAATTTTTTTATAATAATTAGATATAATTAAAATTATATCTAATCATTAATAATTATGAGTGAAAAGAGAAAATATATAAAAGATTTTTCATATCCTGAATTAGAAGGACCTGATTTATTAGCTGATATTTTTAAAAAAAGAGAATTTTATTATTATAAAGTTCCTAGTCGTGAAATTATGAAAACATATGATGATGTTAAAAAATATAGAGCATTAAATTGTAAACAAGGTGATTTTGATCCTAGAGAACAACAATCTATTATTCCTAATTATATTAGTCCATATACACCATATAAAGGTATCTTATTAATGCACGGGGTTGGGTCTGGTAAAACAATGACTGCTATTAGAATTGCAGAACAATTTAAAGAACAAGTTAAAAAATATGGAACTAAAATTTATGTAATTGTTCCCGGGCCAAATACCCGAGAAAATTTTAAGAAAGGATTATTAACAGATACAGGTGATACATATCTTAAAAATAAAGAAGCATTAAAACAAATGAGTAAAGTAGAAATAGATAGAACTAAAAAATTGGCATTATATGATGCATTACAATATTATAAAATATTATCTTATAAAACATTTTATAAGAAAGTATTGGGTGAAAAAATTGTAGATAAGAAATTAATAGGTAAAACTAATGAACTTAATCCTGATAGTGTCAAAGAGAATGTTAAAATTAAATCGACTTATCGTAAAAATACAGAAGGTGAATTTGAACGTGATATAGTTGCAGATCGTATTATTAATATGAGTAATGCTGTGCTTATTGTAGATGAAGCTCATAATTTGTCAGGTAATGAATACGGTGAAGCATTAAAAAAAATAATAGAAAATTCTGAAAATCTACGCGTTATATTATTAACTGCAACTCCTATGATAAATTTGGCTGATGAAATTGTAGATTTATTAAATTTTATTAGACCAAAAAATGACCAAATACAACGAGATAAAATATTTACGAGTGATAAAAATTATCAAATGAAATTGAAGAAAGATGGATTAGATTATTTAAAAAAGAAAGCATTAGGATATGTTAGTTATTATCGTGGTTCTATACCTTTCACTTTTGCAAAAAGAGTTGAAATAGGACAAGTTCCTACAGGTATGTTATTTACACCTGTTATTAAATGTTTTATGGATCCATTTCAATATAGTACATATACCGAAATAACAATAAATGTAGATGATCCATTAGATAGAGCCTCATCTGCCGCAGCTAATTTTGTTTTCCCTGGATTATCTAAAGATAAATCAAATATTGTAGGATATCATTCAACAGAAGGTATGAATACAGTTGTTTCACAAATAAATACAGATGGTCCAAAATTAAGGGCATTAATTAATAAGAAATTATATAATAAAAAATTATCACAAGTAGAAGAAGATAATTTTATTATGGAAAATGAAAAAAAAAATATTACTGGATTAATATTAAAACTTGAATATATTAAAACATTTTCTATAAAATTTTATACTATTTTAACTAATATTAATAAATTAATAGTAGGACAAAAAGGACCTGCAACTGCATTTATTTATTCTAATTTAGTAAAAGCTGGTGGTATGGAATTATTTGCTGAAGTATTATTACAAAATGGATATTTAGAATATCAAGATGATGCAAAACAATATGATATTAAAGATGAAACAATTGATTATAAAACAGGTATAACTTATTTAGATTTTAAAAAAAAGAAAATGAATATGTCTAATTTTAGACCCGCAACATTTATTTTAATTACTGGTGGTTCTGATGAAATGGGCGAAGACCTACCAGAAATTAAACAGAAAATTATTCAAGATGTATTTAATAGTCCAGATAATATTGATGGAAGACATATTAAATTTATATTAGGTTCCAGAGTTATGAATGAGGGTGTTACACTTAAAAATGTTAAAGAAGTTCATATAATAGATGTATTTTTTAATATACCCAAAGCAGAACAAGTAATTGGTAGAGCTATTCGCATATGTGTACATCAAGATGTTATTAATGATAATTATAAATATCCATCAGTTAATGTCTATCGATATGTTGCTGCATTAAATGATAAAAATAAATTATCAACTGATGAATTATTATATCAAAAAGCAGAATTAAAATATTTAACTGTTAAGGAAGTTGAAAGAGGATTAAAAGAAGTATCAATGGATTGTCCATTATTATTACATGCAAATATGTTCCCAGAAGAATTAAAAGAATATAGTAATTGTGTATATCCAACATTAGAAAATGTAAAAGCAGGAAAACAAATTTGCCCGGCTTTATGTGATTTTAAAAAGTGTGAATTAAAATGTGATTCAACTAAATTAAATAATTTATATTGGGATAGTAAAAAACAAACTTATAAAAAATTAGAGAAAGGTGATATAAATTATAATACATTTAACGATGATTTAGCAAGATATGAAATTATTTTAATAAAAAATCGTATAAAAGATTTATATAGATTCAAACATGTATATTTATATGATGAAATTAAAAATGAAATAAAAAAATCATTTATTGAACATCAAGCAGAATTATTTGAAGATTATTTTTTAGACCAAGCATTAGAAGATATGATGCCAAAAACAGAAAATGATTTTAATAATTTTAAAGATACATTATATGATAAATATAATAAAAGTGGTTATTTAATACAGCGAGATAAATATTATATATTTCAACCAATTAATGATAATGAAGATATTACAATGCATTATAGACAAAATATAGATCTAAATCAAAAAAATCAAGTATCAATAAATAATTATGTTAAACACAAATTTAAGAAATCTTATAAAAAACAAACACCTAAAAAAGAAGATAAACAAGTTGATATGAAAGAAGATAATAAAGGTTATAATTATGATGATACCTTTGATTATTATAATGATAGAAAAGAAAATTTTATAGTTGGTATAATTGATAAAAATACAAATAAATTATCTACAGATAATATTGATTTATTTAAAATAAGACCTCCACGAAGTAAAAATGTTGATAAGAAAAGAGGTGTTGGTATTCCAACATTTAAAGGTGCTGTTTGTTCAACATCAAAAGATAAAGAATATTTAATAAAATTAATTAAAAAAATTCCTAATGTTTCTAATAATGAAATAGCACGTATTAATAAATTAACACGAGAAAATATATGTCTAGAATTAAGAGATAAATTATTATATTTGGAAAAATATGCAACTACAAAAGATGATAATAAAGTCACATATGTTATGGTTCCTTACGACCATCCAACATTACCATTTCCATATAATTTGGAAGATAGAATTAAACATTATATTAAAATAATTAATAAAGCAGCTGGTACAAAAATAGATTTACTAGTAAAAAAACAACATAAAGATATTAATATTAAATATGAATTAATATTAGAAAATGATAAATATTCATCCGAATTTATAGATGCAATAAAACAATTAGGATTCAAATTAAATAAAGATACATGGACCTATTTATTACAATAATACAAAAAAATTGAAATTCTACGGATTTGGCTTTATATATATTATACTAGTTAATAACACAACTGGAAACACTACTGGAGGAAGTGAACAAACTACTGAAAGAGCTAGAGGAGCTGAAGGCTACCAGGGACTTTCACCGGTATCATCTCACGCAAAACGAATCATATCTTCCGTGCGGGCTAAGGCTAAATATAGCCTTGGAGTACGCTGACATGCAGTTTGAAGAGATGTCATACCCCATCTGTAAACGGATTGACGAAGCGCTCTGTCCCAAAGGACTATCATTGCTACCATATGATTCCAATCACGTGTGTGATCTTTGCCAAGAGAAAAAAGCATGCTATACATTGACACGCACAGTATTCGGCTCTCACTCTCGTCGGTGTGTGAACTATGTCTGTAATGCTGCAACATGCGGACATAATGACTTTTTGACAAGGCGAAACACTCACCTCGAAGAACACAATGCTGTTATGACCTTTTTCATGCAACTGAACAATGCGGCTGCTACGCGGGACGCTACACAATAATAAGGCGTGGAAAGTGTCTACTGTTTCTTCAAAAATTTAAATTTTTAAATTTTTGACGCAATATAAAATAGATTTTATTAAAATAATAAAATAACTGGAGCATGGTCGCTACCTAATACATGTGTTAAAATACCACTATCTTTTAATTTCTTTTTTAATCGTTTATCAATTAAAAAATAATCAATTCTCCAACCTGAATTCTTTTCACGTGATCTTCTCATATACGACCAATAACTATATAATATTTTTGTTGAGTATAAATCTCTAAAAGTATCTAATAAATTATTATTTAATAATATTTTATTAAATGACTCTCTTTCTTCTATTGTATAACCTGCTGATCTTAAATTTATTTTTGGATTTTTCAAATCAATTGCATTATGTGCAACATTTAAATCACCGCATATAATAACTGGTTTTGTTTTTTGTAATTCATTAATAAAATTCTCAAAAGCTCTATCCCAAACAGTTGTTCTCCAGTCTAATCTTGCTAATAATTGACCAGAATTTGGTGTATATACATGTAGTAAATAATATGCTTTATATTCCACTGTTATTACACGTCCTTCATCATCAATCTCAGCATTATTATGTTTTAATCCATAATTAACACTTAATGGTTGTTTCTTACAAAATATAGCAGTGCCACTATAGCCACCTTTTGTTTTACACGGACTCCAATATCTAAATTTAAAATGAGGGAATTTCTTAATTATTTCTTCATCAGTTGCTGTATATGGACAACTTATTTTAGTTTCACCCATACAAAAAATATCAGGGTCTTCATCATTAATTAATTTATCTAAATTATCAGTTTTTAATAACGACCTTATGCCATTTACATTCCATGCTATGATTTTCATTATTAAATACAATATGTTATTTTTTTAATTATTATTATTTTCAATATTATACAAAAATTGAATATAATATTAATTATGTAAATATTTTATATAGTAAATATGATGCACTATAATATGCAAGATGTTATCAATGAAAATAAGCGACTTGTTCTTGAAGTCGTCACTTTACAAGCACAACTAGATAAATCAAATAAACTAATTGACTGGCTATTGATTGCATCACCAGAACAGATAAAACAAGCTGTAGATTTTGCAAATCGTGCAACTGCAGAATATAAAGAAGGTATAAACTCATTGATACGCGACGCTTTTGCGCAACCGTAAACTTTATTTATAAATGAATAAATTAAAATATAAATAAATAACATAGAGGATAAAACAGATAATATATAATATTAATTTAATTTAATGTCACAGATAGAATTACATGTTGATCAATTACAATTACATGCACTATATAGTCTGTGCACTGCTGATCTTTGCGAATATGTGCTGCATAATCCTGGAGTTCCTTCAAATATTAAAACAATTGTGAAAAATACCATTTGGATAGAAGTCATTTATTCAATTGATGAGCTACACGCAATCATAGATATTTTACGTAAATCCGCTAGTGGTAAGTGGTTGAATTACCACTACAAAAATATTTTTGCAATACTTGACGATACATATAAAGAAGCACAATACATTTTTTATCCAGAGATAACAACTATTACTAAATAAACAGTTATATTAGTTAGGATAAAGTAGATAATATTTTATTCATAGACTAAGTATTTTTTATAAAAAATATTTTGCCTAAGTTCGCCCATAAATTATACTACAAACATAAATTATACTTAAAAAAATAATTTATTATTATATATAATGGAATACTTTTGCGACACATGCAATAAACAATATAAATCATATCATTCTTTATGGAAACATAAAAAACAAATTCATAAAGAATATAATATTAATATTGTAAAAAAAAATAAACAATTCACTTGTCCTCATTGTCACAAAAATTTTACACGAAATGATAGTTTAACAATTCATATGAAAACAACGTGTAAAAATAAAAATGGAAAACAAACAACTGCACTAATTGAAGAAACTAATCATTTAACAGTGAAAACAACAGAACTTAAAACAGAAATAATTAAATTACAAAAGGAAATTGATTTACTAAAAAATAATCCAGAAACTATTAAATTACAAAAGGAAATTGATTTACTAAAAAATAATCAAGGAATAACTAATGAAGATACACAAAAATCAAGAGGTATTATATATATTATTCAACCTGCAGAGTTAATTGGTAGTAATAAATATAAAATTGGTCATTCTAAATCACCAAATCTAAATAGATGTATTAACGGATATTATATAGGTTCAAGATTTATTTCTATAAATGAATGTAATAATCCATTAATTTTAGAAAAAAAAATTATAAACGAATTCAATAAATTATTTAAATTGGCTGCAGGTCGTGAAATTTTTGAAGGTAATGAAAATTTAATGTATATCACATATTTAAAATTATTAAATGCACATAAAAATATATATGATGAAACAGGAAATATATCATGTGTAAAACCAGAGGATGAAACAGGAAATATATCATGTGTAAAACCAGAGGATAAATCAGAAAATATTTTAATTGTGTAAAATCAAAGGATAGAGCAGATAATATGTTATTAATTTTAATAAATAAAAATTAATAAAATAATTCATAAACTAAGTTTTTTTTATAAAAAAAAATTTGCCCTTCTGCCAAATAACTAAAACTATACTTACAAATTTTTCATCAAAGGTAGTTATCAGTGGTCCTAAAAATAAACCTCTTGTGCAAATTTTCAACAAATAAATTAAACCTTTTAAGGGAAAACCTAAAAATATACTTAAAAAATAATTTAATATTATTATATATAATGGAATTTATTTGTGATATATGTAATAATCAATATAAATCATATCAAAGTTTATGGAAACACAAAAAACAAATTCATAAAGAACATAGTGTTAATATTATAAAAACAAATAAACCGTATACTTGTTCTTATTGTCAAAAAAAATTTACAAGACATGATAATATGGTAAATCATAAAAAAACAACATGTAAAAATAAAGACATGGAACAACTAAATGAAGCAACGCCTACAATACAAGATACAATAGTAGAAACAAAAGAACTTAAAACGGAAGTGATTAAATTAAAAAAAGAAATTGAAATAATAAAAAAAACTCAAGAAAATAAAATAATTAAAAAAACTCAAGAAACTATAAATAATGGAAATCTAAATCAAAATAATGGAACTATAAATAATGTATTTTATATCAATAAAGTTGGAACTGAAAACATTCATGAATTAACTAAAAAAGATGTAAAAGATATCTTTAATAAAAATATAGAATGTGTTGATGAATTTGTTAAGAAAATTAATTTTAATAAAAACTTACCATCTAATCATTCATTTTGCACAACTAATTTAGATGGTCCTTATTTATCTGTATATGACTCTAAAGAATCAAAAATAACAAAAGATAGAAAGAAATATTTTTTTGAACAGTTATTTACTAAATCTGTTGAAAAAATGAAAGAGTTATATAAAATAAATAAAACACATTTTAATAAAACGAAACAAGAAGAAATAGAATCAATTATTGAACGATTATGTGAATTACAAACAATGAATATGAATCATCGAATTTATAAAGAAATGATTAAAAAATTAAATATGTTATCATATAATGAAAGAGACATTATTCAGGATACATGGAAATCTAAAAAAAGTAAATATGTTCCTAAAACATTAGAAGAAGATTTGGAGAGAGGGGTTTCAGAATCATCAGAATCTGATTATTATAGTTCAGATTCTGATAATGAATTAACTTTTGGTTAATAACAACAATTAATAATAATTTAGTATTATTACTAATTGAAAAAATTGATTTTTTTTATAAAACAGATAATATATTTTATATGTGTCATTAAATAAAAATATATATTTTTATTTAACCATACAAAATGTATTGTGATGATGTTGCACTATCACGTGTACTATTAGTATCATCAATGTTTTTACAATCTGCAAGAGTATTATATCTTCCATTAACATTAGGAATACAAACAAATGTGTTGCCTTGCTTTTTTTGATAAGAAAGCCTTCTTTGATTAGAAAGATAAAGATTTGATTCATCTTTATGTTTAAATGTGTCTGTAATTTTGGTTTGCCCTTCATCTCCAATATAATTATAGTCTAGATTAAGGTATTCTAAATTGGGCATACGCTTAAAACTAAAAGCAAGTCTACTAGCACCTTTATTACCAATAGTATTACCATAAAGATTAAGGTATTCTAAATTGGACATATGCTCAAAACTAGAAGCCATTCTACAAGCACCTTCATCACCAATCGTATTACCGGCAAGAGTAAGGTGTTTTAAATTGGGCATACGCTCAAAACTAGCTGCAAGTCTACTAGCAGTTTCATCTCCAATATAATTACCTGAAAGATTAAGGTGTGTTAACGAGGGCATGAGTGCAAAACTTGGAGCAAGTATATTAGCAATTTTATCACCATTATTATAAAACTTTATATATAGTGTTTTTAAATTGGTCATCTTTGGTAAACTCTCAGCAAGTGCAGTTGCATCTGTATCATTAATCTCATTTCTGTCAAAGCTAAGTGTGTCTAGTGTAGTCAGATTTTTAAGACTCTCAATAATTATTTGTATACCTTTATCAGTATTTTTATTATACGTAAAAATAAATATTTTTAAATTTTTTAGTTTTTTAATAAGTTCTACTATATTATTTGCACTATCATTACTAATTTTATTAGTATCAACCATAAGTTCTGTTATAGCTGTCATATCGTATTTTATGGAGATATCAATTTTATCAATATTCTCATTATACACAATAAATCGATACCCATGTGTTTTAATTGTTCCACCGTATTGGTTTTTAATTGTAATATATTTATTTTTATATTTTATTTTGTAAAAATCGTCATTCAAATTTACCATTTATATATACTAATCATTATATTTTATATTAGATTTGCGTCGATAAACATCGTTTTCACATTTGTAATCATGATCCCCATACACACTGTATCCACAACTCGCGCATATAGCATTTGTCACTCCGTTTAATATAGTAAAAGAATATTTAGAAATGAATATAATTAATGCAGATTATAATGAAACATTCTGATGAAACATTATATTTTTCTTCAAAAGAAAAAGATAAGATTACTTTTGGGAAAAAACAGAGTTTTTTCCCAAATGAAACTCAAAGATGGTTTTATATAAATGGAAAATTAAACAATGATTTGTTAAATAATTTATATATATATATATATGGATTATTACAATAAATATATAAAATATAAAACAAAATATTTAGAATTAAAATATAATAATAATCAATATGGTGGTGATGTTGTGCCCTGTAATAAAGCATATAAAAGAAGTTTGTTAAATACTTGTTGGGCCGGTGCATTACAAATGATTTTATCTTTTGGAGATTTAACTAGCAGTGAACTTAATGAAGTAATGAAAACATTTAAACATTCTGATATTACCGTAGATAAAATTATAAAACTAATAGATGCATTTATAACCACTCAAATTAATATAATTCGCGAAAATTTACAATTATATGATTTCCTCCCAAAATATATATTTGATGAACCTAAGGTAAAATTCTTAAAAAATATGTTAAAAAAATTTATTGATAGATATTATAGTAAAGTTTTTGAATTTAATCTTACTACAAAACCACCTGACATAAAAGATGATAAAAAAAATTCAGAAAGATGTGAATTAGTAATTTTAAAAAATTATAGACAATTATTTGATTACAATATTATACAATATCAATTGTCTAAAAATACAACTATGTCTATATTAGATAGTTATTTATTTTGTAATTTAATATCAATATTTTTTTTAAATTATAAAGTTAGTTTTAAAACTTATTATGATAATTTTAATTTAATAAAATTTGAAAAAGATACTGATCTAGGTATACTTATAATGATAAAAAAACATATATGTTGTTTATTTATATGTAATGGTATAACCCGATTTTATAATGATAATGATAAAAAAATTTATAACTGTGAGTGGGAAACTATATTAGCAAAATCAACAAATGATTTATATGTTGACAGAAATGGTTGTTTGATAGTTATAAATGATATTAACGCTTACACAGGTAATAAAACAAAAGTATCAAAAGTATTATATTTAACAGTTATATCAAAATATATAGATGTAGATACAACAGTAGATAGTGATATTAAGAGAGCATTAACATTAACAGATATAGATAATATTAATGAACCGAGTATACAGACAACATTAGGATATATGTTTTATGATGATAAAAGATACAAAAATGCTTTTAATTTTTTGACTCGTGCTATAAATCAAAACTACACTCATGCAGGACTAAAATTAGCTAATATGTGGTACAACCAACCAATTACTGAGAAATTTACAATTACTGATAAATTTACAAAGGTAAGAACACTATTAGACAAATGTATACGTCTTGGGAATATTGAAGCAATGATACAACTAGGTAAGATCTATGAAGATGGAAATATTGTTCCTAAGAATGTAACAAATGCATTTAGGCTATACAACACAGCTATTAAAAATGGTGATACAAGTTTATATGCCAAGATAGGAGATATGTATAAAGATGGAATTGGCGTTAAACAGAATTTGCAACGTGCATTTAACCTATACAATAAAGCTCTTGAAAATGGCGATATAAGTGTACGTGTCAAGATAGAAGATATGAATAAAAATGGAATTGGTGTTACACAATTAAATAAACATATTTGTATACCTAATCAAAAAGGAATATATAAAACTCTAATAAACTGTAATAAAGATAAGCTAGATTATGTAAAATTGGGTAATATGTATGAAAATGGAGATGGTGTTAAAAAAGATTATAATGAAGCATTTAATTATTACATGGAAGGACTGAAGAATGGAGACAATAATGCTCATTTTTATTTGGGCAATATGTATGAAAACGGTCTCGGTATTACAGCTGATCCTACAGAAGCATATGGACAATACGATAATGCGACACAAACAAATGCAATGGCACATGCCAAGCTGGGTAATATGCTTGAAAATGGACGAGGTGTCGAAAAAAATTTAACAAGGGCAGTAAAACAGTACAAACTAGGTATAAATAAGGGAGATAAAACTGCATATGCAATGCTGGCCAATATGTATGAAAAATCAGATGCACCTGTTGATGTAACAGTATATGTTATGTTAGGCGATCAGTATGATAAAGGAGATAATATTCCACAAGACAAAGAAAAAGCAGTCAAATTTTATGCAAAAGCGAAACAGCTAGAATATGCACCCTAGAAAACTCAAAAAAGTGAAAGTAAAATGATAAAAAACTTTGAAAATAAATATGGTAAGCCTAATAAAACTATTTTAGTTGTTGGTGATTATGATAAAGGTGATAATAATATGAAAGGAAAAGAACCTACAATATGTAAGAAATTTAGAAGAATATTTAGAAATGCAGGTTATAAAACATATTTGGTAAATGAATTTAGAACATCAAAACTTTGTAATTGTTCTAATTGTAAAAATATAAAAGACAATTTAGGCAGTGCCAAAATTTACAAGTGCGATAAGTGTAATATGATTTTAGACCGCGATATAAATGCATCAATTAATATCTACAAAAATAGGATTCTTTTGCGTTAATCCGCAAATTCCCGTTATAATCCTCTAAAAATAGTTAATTTATGGTTATAAAGAAATATCAACTATTTAGTAACGGTATAATTAAAATATATTTTCAATACATATAGACTTAATCAAATTAAATTAAATGCACTAATTATAAACATATCTTAATAAAATTAAATAAATTTTGATAATATATATGAAATAAAAATGATATAGTTTTTATTTAATACAATTACTTTTGAAAATAATAAAATAGTTACAACAGTAATATAAAACTCATGATAAATATAAAACTCATGATAGTTTATTGTGTTTTAATCAAATATTTAATACATATCTTTAGGATTATGGTTCCAACTATTTGTTTATAAAAATTGATTTATTAAATAATTTGATTTTAAATTATTTAATAAAGTAAGACATATAATGGATAAATTGTTTTATTACTCTAAATCAAAAGATGTTAATGCAGGTGAAGGAATAAATGAAGTTGTTTCAGATCCTAACAAATATGAAGATCTAAATAAAATTAAAAATTGGCGGCAAATCTTATCAAATTTTCATGAATATCCATTTACTTACAACAATTTTAGATATAATACAATAGAACATTGTTTCCAATCTCAAAAAATAAAATTAGTTAGTAATGAGATTGCCCATAATTTTACGATTGATAGCGGGCACATAATAGGTCAAGGTGGTGGCGAAATTGCTAGGAAGAATAGAAAAGTAGTAATACTTAATAAAAAACAATTAGGTGTATGGGATAAAAACAAAGATGTGATAATGAAAGATATTTGTCATAAAAAATATATGCAATGTGCCATTTATAAAAGTGTATTAGATCTAACAATGGATGCTGAATTGTGGCATATTGTTGTCAGAAGCAAATATCCACTACATACAAAATATTTAGAAGAAATAAGAGATATTATATAAACTAACAATTTTTTAATATGGAAGTGAATTTTAATTTATTAAATATCTATAATTTTTTAATTAATAATCCTGATTTTTGAGTTTTTAGCATAAGTAATTTTATTTCTAATAATTCATTCTTTTGATTTGCTAATAAAATATCTTTAAAATGTGGGAAAATAGTTGACTATAATGAAACATTATATTTTGGATAAAGTTTTCAATTTATTTTATAAATAAATATTATAAATAATATCATTATATTATATATCAAATGCCTCAATGTAAAAATGATAATACTAAAACATATACTGGTACTGAACCTTATCAAGCAAAGCTTGATAAGCTAGCTTCTTTGTCTACGACAAAGAATCAACCTTCACCTAAAGGTTTAGGATATTGTGCTCATAATGAAAATTTATATAAAATAATGGTGGGACTGGATAATAATTATTGGTATGTTAGCCCAGTTGGTAAATCTAGAAGATGGAAACGTTTAAAAATCCCATCGGATTGGTTTCAAGATATAAAAAATATAAAATCAAAAATAATTAAAAAAATAATCAAAGGGAGAAATTATAATGATATTATTGTTTTATATAATGAACCTGGAGAAAAAGTTAAAACTGTTTCTTCAGCTAGATTAGAAAAAACTCAAAGAGTTTCTTCTAATAAACCTTATCAAGCAACGGTTGATAAGAGAGGTTCTTTGGCTATGCCGAAGAATAAACCATATGATGTTTATAGAAATAAAGCATTTGAAAAAGAAATAAAATCTATAACAAAATTAAATTTTAATTTTTCTGAACAAGGTTTACAAGAAGTAGGTAAAGCACATATGGAATTAGATAATATTAGTATAATTAAATTAATAAAAAAATATATGTCATATTAGATTATTTATTTTCTAATAATTGCATTTTTAATTTCATAATCTCAAGATCTTTCTTTAATAAAATATTTTCATTCATACCTTTTAACATTTCTATTTGTTATTTTAATTTATTTATTAAATATCTATGATTTTTTAATTAATAATCCTGATTTTTGAGTTTTTAGCATAAGTAATTTCATTTCTAATAATTCATTCTTTTGATTTGCTAATAAAATATCTTTTTGTTTTAATTCTAAATCTTTGTCTTTTAATTCTAATTGATGTTTTAATTCTAATATATATTTTTCTAATTGTATTATTTTATTATTAATCTCTTCGTATCTTCCAATATATGAATTCTGTATCATTTTATAATGTTGTTTTATTTGAGTAATATTTTTATTGTTAATCACTATTAATTCTGATTTATCATCCGATGATATTTTATTTGATTTGAAATATTGTCTTATATTAGTTTCTGCATCAAATATATATTGTGGATCTATGATTGAATATAATAAAAGAGTAATATCTACATTATATTGTTTTTTAAAGTTTCTTTCATGTTCTGATGTTCTTCTACTAATATCATCAGTGCAACCATATTTACATAAAATATCATCATCTTTATAAATATTGGTTTTTAGAAGTTGATTAGCCGAACCTATATTAAATAAATAAACAGTTGGTGTTTTATTGGAACCAGAATTAAATACATCTTTTATTGTCTGTGTATTTAGACCTAATAATGATGCCGATAATGTTTGCTTTTGTTCAGATTTTCCCATTTGAACAATAAATAGTGTTTCGGTTGCCCATTTAATAAATGGTTTAACATTTGGCGAATGTGATGCAAATAATACTCTTAAAATTCCTTCATATGTTAAATATAATTCTTTCTTAATTATTTTACTTGTTTTATTTTCTTTTTTTCGAACTTTTTCACAATTAAAATATTTATAATGTTCATTTTCTTTAAAATATGATTTTTTATCATGAATATTTTTTTCAAAATTATCTAACTTAAAACTGATTGATACATCTTTTACTTTAAAATAAATTGCATCCACTTTTCTCGCGCCTCTTGTTTCAATTTCAACACATACACCATTTTCATCTTTGAATTTTTCACTATCATCCAAATAAATAATATCTGGTGCAAGTTGAATATTATTTTCATCTACAATTACTTTATCCTGTTTAACTTCAGGTATTGTATCATAAAATGATTTCTTAATAAATATTTTATCATATTTATAACTTTTTCCATCTGATACACACCATTTATTATTTACTAATTTTGCAAAAATATAATCAGTAATCTTCTTCTTTTTAATTAAATCTCTACCTGAGCGACTTAGTTTGCAATATACGGGTGCTTTTTCAAATAATACATCTGATGAAATATATTCATCTTTGTTAATTATAATTACTGTCATAATATTATAATATTGTTTTACCTTTAGGTAAATTCATTTTCCATATAAGATATAATAATTTTGTAAATAATATTTTATATGCAATGATCAAAATGATAACTATACTATAATATTATCATAATAATGATAACAAAAATGATCACATAATCATGAGAATGATAACCAAAATGATCACCTGAAATCATCAAAGGTAAAATAATATATCATATGCGGGGTTAGAAAATAGTCAACAGTTTCAGTTTAAAATGATAAATAATAATGGTAACATATGTATAACACGTGAAAAAATATTTAAATAAATATAATATTATATTATAATGAATAAAAATTATAGTTGTAATATTTGTAAAAAAGATTATAAATCCTACACAGGCTATTGGTTACATAATAATAAATATCATAATGAAATGCCGTGTGTAAATCAAGTAGCACCATCCATATCTACAATACCGTTATTAAATCGTTCTAATGAAATAAATTGTTGTAAATTTTGTAATAAAAAATTAGCAAATCGTCATAGCCGTTGGAGACATGAACAGAAATGCAAATTAGTAAAACCAATTACATTAGAAGAACAGATTAAAGAAAATAAAATAAATCAAAATAATTCAAATAATACAAAAAATGCACATAATACAAATAATTCACACAATACAAAAAATTCGTATAATACAACTAATAATATTCAATATATTATAAATGCACCATCAAAAAGTTCAATAAAACATATATCATATAAAATGCAAAAAGACATATTGGATAAAGGATTAAAAAGTATTACATATTTAATAGAACTTGTTAATTTTGACAAAACTGTTCCTGAGAATCATTCTTTTTGTGTAACATCAATAAATGATACATATGCATCAATGATTGATGAGAAAACTAATAAAGTTATTAAAACTAATAAAATAGATTTATTTGATACAGTAATAACGGCTAATTTAGATACACTTGAAAAATTAACAAATAATCCAAAATTTTCAAGTAAAGAACGCGCTGACTATAAAAATAAAATTAATTATTTGAAAACAACAATACATAATAATATTAAATATATGAAAAAATACAGAAATGATATTAATTTAATTTCATATAATAATAAAAATATAATAAAAGACACATGGGAACATTTAAAACATGTAGAAGAGAATGATGATTCAGGATGTTATTCTGGAGACAAACCAACCGATTTTGATGAAATTCCAGAAAATGAAAGATTTGATTTTATCAAAACATATAAAAAAGTCCCAGCATTAAATATATCTGATTCAGATAGTGATTCTGATAGTGATTCTGAAAATTGTGAATATGCAGAAATAAAAATTAAAGGTAAATCATATATACTTGAAGGTTCAGATGTATATATTAAAAAAGATAATGGTGAAAAAGGCAATCATTATGGAATTTATTTTTCAAATACTGGTAAAGTTAAAAAAAATCTTATTTAAAAATAAATCTATGGAATCAAATTAAAAATTCATTAGATGATATATTATTTTCTTATAAATAGTAATGTTATATGAATCTGCATATTTTTCTTTAATAATTCAATTTATTATTGGTATAGTTAATATTTACGGATTAAATATAGATGTTCCGCCTGATAAAGTAATTTTTAAAGATATATTAAAACTAGAATTTGGTGTTCAAATTATAGAATTTATTTTTTATTGTTGGATGATAATTAATTTTGAATTTATTAAAAATATAACTCCATATAGATATGTAGATTGGATAATAACTACACCTACAATGTTAATAACATTATTAGCTTATCTAAGCGATCAAAATAAATCTACTCTAAAAGAATATATAAGTAAAAATAAATTATTTATATCAAAAATAATTATTCTAAATTTGAGCATGATGTTATTTGGATTAGCAGGTGAATTAAATTATATAAATTATAACACATCTATTATGATTGGTTTTATACCATTTGTCTATTATTTTAAATTAATTTATGATAAATATTTATCTAATAATACAGATAAAAATAAATTAAAACTATATTGCTTCTTTTTAATATTATGGACACTATATGGCGTAGTTGCATTTTTACCATATGAACAGAAAAATATAGCTTATAATATTATTGATTTATTTTCCAAAAACTTATTTAGTGTATTTTTAGTAATTGTAATATTAAATTTGAAGAAAAACAGTATTCAAACTCCTAATTTATCACAATAAAAAAAGTAGTTCAAAAAAATAAAATTATTTTTTTGAGCTATGGACAGACCACACTACGAAGGAAAGACCATGCAGTGGAGCAAGTGTTATTTGCTCAACTACTCTTCGAACATGTATGACACAACAGTGGCGTATGCGTTCTCATATATGCCATCTAGCACCTTGAGGGTTTCGGCTGATGGGGGGGCATACTTAGAGCCATGCCGCTGGCTGGCGTTTGTCAGCGGCCACCAGAAGTGGATCCAGACCCAGTCATCAAATTCCTGAGACTTGTCAGACTCTTCTTCCCACGCCTGTTTCAATTCAGACTCGTGTTGTCGTAAGAAATCTGCAACAAATTGAAAACTAATTTCAATTTGTTCTGGCGTGTGTGGCGTGTGTGGTTCGCGTGGTGTGCGCGGTTTGCGTGGTTCGCGTGGTGTGCGCGGTTCGCGTGGTGTGCGTGGTGTGCGCGGTTCGCGTGGTGTGCGTGGTGTCCGCGGTTCGCGTGGTGTGCGCGGTGTGCGCGGTTCGCGTGGTGTGCGCGGTGTGCGCGGTGTCCGCGGTGTGCGCGGTGTGCGCGGTGTGCGCGGTGTGCGCGGTGTCCGCGGTGTGCGTGTCCGCGGCGGTGGTGTGCGTGGTTTGTTTGTGTGATACATTGTTAAAGACCACAAAATAAAATAATAAAGCATCAGTAAACACTTAAAATTTCAACTTTTTTATATCAAATAAGACAACAACTAGTAGTTGAAACCTGAATAAAATATTACTATATAATGTATTATATTTATACAGGTATAATTAATTGTGTAACAGTTCCATTTATATCAATTTCATATAATTTATTTTTACTTTTATATATATGTTTATTCATATTTGGTAATTGTTTAACACTCATAAAATTAAAAACCAATATAAATAATGTTATTAAAGATATACCAAAAGAAAAATATAATAATATAATTAAAGGAACTTATAATAGAATAAAGAAATATAGTAAGAAATTTTAACAGAAGAAAAACATTAAAAAATTATTTATAATTTGTATATTTAAAAATTGGCGTTTTAAATGTGCAAAGGTGTAAAAACGTATTATGTTGCATATACTTTAATTAACATTTTTATAGTATTATTTAATATCGTAAAAAATAAAATATTTTTATTAACTTATTTAATGTTGCAAATAGAAATTAATGGTATTTTTACTTTTATAGATAATATTAAAACTCTTAAATTGGGAGACCCTATAAAATTATTACCAAATCCAAAAAATAAAATTAATAAAGATGCAATAGGTGCATATACATTAACAGGTCATAAAATAGGATATGTGCCATTTACTGCATCGCAAATAGATATTAAGGGGAAATATATAGTATCTAAAATCAAATTAAATCAAATAAGTCCTGCAGTTATTATTTCTATGGAATTCAATATGAGTAATTTTATTCATTGCGAACCATTATGTATTTCTCAATTAAAATTATCACAAATAAACAGTGATAAATTATCTGATGAATTAGTAAATGATTTAAAACATTTTTCTAAATATTTAGAAAAAACAGGTAATAAAATTAATAAAATATCTGTATATGAACACAATGAATCATTTATAACATTATGTATTAATACACAAACAAGCAATAATATATTTTATACAGTTACAAAACAATATTATGATAAGAATATATTTAAATATAATGAGTTTTATAAATTTGGTTTAGTAAGTAAATGTATATATCAACCATTTCAAATTCATAGATTAGAAAAATATTTAGAATACAATTATAAAATAATAAATAAATTTATTTTAACTAATAAGATAACATTTAATAAAATAAATAAAATAATTTGTGATATAAATCCTGATAATATATTAAAAAATAATTTTAAACAAATAAAATCTACTGATTTAATTTTATTAAATAAATCAACACTGATAACTATTATTAAACCCCCTTATGCGGATGATTTTATTAAATTACTAGTTCAGTATTTATTTGGTATTTTACAACAAGATAATACATTACAAGAATTATATAATCCAAATAATTTATTAAAACTATTAAATAAAAATGAGATTAAATTAGATAAATTCAACATACAATATTTATCAAATATGTTTATTAATCTTAAAATAGGTGGTATTTGTTATAATCATAAATATAAATTATATTGCACAATTGATTTATATGATGATAATAATATTATTGAAATTGCTAATATAAATGAAATATCAGAAACATATTTAATAGAATTATTAATAAAATTAATTATATCTGAAAAACAAATAATTAATGTTTATAATCCAATTACTGGAATTTTATTTTATTTGAATATATCAACCGAAATAAAAGATATAATAATAAATAATTTATTTAATTATATAAAAAGTGAGTTTAAATAATTATTTTTTTAATCTTACTTTTAATATATGGCTGAGTTAAATATTCCTGTTGCTCCTGTTAATCCAGCTAGTGCAGCTAATGCAGTTAGTACAGCTAATGCAGTTCGCACAGCTAATGCAGTTAGCACGGCTAATACAGTTAGTACGCAATCTGATAATTTCATAAATCTTATTATGAGTAAAGTTAATTCTAAATATTTATATTTATATATTATTGGGTTTGCAGTTATTATTGGATGTGTATTTTACTATTATTATAAAATGAAAACAGATATGATACAAGTATTAAGTGGTAAATCAGGTACAAATAATGCAGACACTAGTGCGCGCGAAACATTTACACCAAATTCACAAATTGCTGGAGACCGCAAGAACAAGACATCTGCAACAGATAATAAAATAGATATTGCTGAAATTATAAAACCACACTCTAAAATGAAACAATCATCTGATACACATGAAATTATACAGGATGATGATATGGAATTTATAGATATTGATGATCAATTATCATCATATGAGTCAGAATCAGATGAAGATATTGAAACCGTCCAACTAAAAGAAAATGATGTGATAAAACAACAAAATTTATCACAACGTGATTTAATTGATATTAATAAACAATTAAAATCAATGAATAAAAAGAAAACAATTTAAATTTTTATGGAGTTTATTATATATGAATAATACTGTTATATTTCAACACAAATATGTAAAATATAAAAATAAATATCAAATATTAAAAAATAGAATAATACAAAAAGGTTCAGGTAATCCCCCATTTCAATGTCTAGTTTTTAACCAAAGATCTCCTTCAGGAAATTTACAAATGTTTGGATTTTATGAAATTGGTCGATATGACGCCGGAAACTATAATAAAACTAAATCTGATTATCCTACTGATATATTTTTAGAACCTCTTGAGATTTGGAATGATTTAGAAAATGAATTAACAAAAATTAAGACACTTAAAGCAGCTACATTTGAGGATTTATCTGTTCTGCTAACATATCTAACAAATCCATATCTACAAAATCATATGACTCCAGAAAAATGTAAATTACTCATTGATAAGATTTGTGATATATTATATAAATGTATATTAAAGGATGGAATTGTGTTGATTGAGAGTAACAAACTTTATAAAGAGTATAAAGCTAATGATTATTTAAATTATTTTCATAGAACTTTACAAGCACGTAAATTTACAATAATTGGTACAATTGGTATAAAATCACCAGAGAAAATGGTCGTATATTATACACTATATAGTAAGAATGCAAATACAAAGATTATTTCAAGTATGGAAGATATAAATACAAGTGAGAGCAGTATGATGCCTTTTATATATGAAATCAGAAGTGATTCTGAAAATCCATTATCTAAGAATAATCACTTTAAATATATTAAAGAATCTAATCACTTGGAATTTATTATGAAGAGAATTCTATCTTCTAATATACAAGAACAAAATGAACAAACAAGTACAAGTAAATATATTTGTATACCTAATAAAGAGGGGAATTTTAATAGTATAATTGCATGTAAAACTGCATAAAAAAACAATTTAAATCTTATATAATGTATATTATATATGAATAATACTGTTATATTTCAACACAAATATGTAAAATATAAAAATAAATATCAAATATTAAAAAATAGAATAATACAAAAAGGTTCAGGTAATTCCCCATTTCAATGTTTAGTTTTTGGCGGAGGTACTTCAAAATTATATGGGAATGGATTTTATGAAGTGGGTGATCATCCGACTGCAAATTATGGCGTTAATCAAAGCTGGCATCATAATCCTACTTATTGGGATAATTTAGATAAAACACTAGAATCGCTGGGTCATAAATTTTTTGCAGGTATAATTGATAATGGTTCATTATCTTGGTTAAATGGTCAACTAAATATATATGCTCCAGTAGATACAATTACTGCAACCGAAACAATTAATAGAATGTGTTTAATAATGTTCAAGTATATATATGATGAAGGAATTGTATGTATAGAAGGTATTGGTGGATCCGATATTTTTGTTCATCAAAATTTAGTAGATGCTGGTTTTAATATAATTGGGACAATTGGATTTGGAAAAATAATAGATGATAATTATTATACAATTTATAGTAAAAACAACGGACTCATGTTATCAATGGAGGATGTAAATGTTGACAGTGATACGCTACATCCTGGCACAATTATGCCAAATGGATATAGAGATGCAAACCCAAAATTTAAATATACTAAAGAAACTAGTCAAATAGAATTTATTAAAAATAGAATTATTAATGTTTATAAAGATAGCGGCAACACAGGACCACTAATTACAGATACCGTCAACACAGAACCGGCAATTAATGATACATTTGTTTGTATACCTAATTCAAATGGACAATATCCCACGCATATAGAATGTGAAAATGCTAAAATAAGTAAATAAATAAATTATAAAATATAATCTAATATTTTATAATCTATAATGGAAATAAGAATAATATTTATTTTAATATTTATAATTATATGTATAAGAATATTATTTACAAATAGTAAATCTATTAAATTGTATGAAAATTTTTTTAAAGAGAGTGATAATACACTAATACTAACAGATGAATCTGTTTTCACTGAACAAGAAATTATTAATTTATTTAAAAATAATGACATAATTCAAATAAAAATACCAGATAATTACATTGCTCGAATTGTTTATAAAGAAAATAAAATTATTAATTTACCAGCAGGAAAACATGATGTGTATAAATATTTAGATGATAAAATAATATATCATGTTGATATAATTCCAGAATATTTGATTAATAATATTGCAAATCCAGGACATTCAGTTCAAGACTGGGAATTTAATTATTTTTCACACGACTATTACAATCCTTATAATATTTTATATCCATATGCACAAATTAAAAAATATAATTATCATAATTTCCCAAGATATAATCAATATACTTCAAAATATATAAATCATAAATTATTAAATAATATATATTTTCATAAAACAAAAAAAAGGCAATAACTTATTTTTTTGTTAATTTACATTTGCTATCAATTTTAAGTGATTTTAATCTTGAATCTTTTGGAACTATTGTTAATAAACATTGTGATTTAACACCATACAATGGTTCTGTACATCCTTTCTCAAGTTTTCCATCATGTGTCCCATTATTTTTACTCTTTTTCATTTTAGGTGGTTCTAAACAACGTGATCTAAAATGTTCATATCTATCTCTAACATCTTTATAACTTAAATTAGATACTTTACCTAACATTTTATTAATTAATTCATGTAAATTATAAACATATTTACTTAATGATTCACGATTTTCAAATACTGTCATATTTAATGGTAATACTGTATAATTTTTAGTTAAATTATCTCGACAGTATTTACAAGGTAAAATATTCTGTAAATTATTAAAAAAATTATAATAATGTTCTTTTTGTATTTTAGTTGGTTTTATAGGATAATTAAAACTAACAATGTGTAAAAAATGCCACATTGGAGGACCCCATATACTTGTCATCATACCATCACCTGAAATATAATCAGCTTCTGAAAATACATATTTACCACTCATTATTATTAATAAAGATTTTTTTATTATACTATAGTATAATAAAATTATTTGGATGTATGATTTTCATTTTGAGGATTAGGAACACATCCATCTGATTTAAATGGATTTATATCTTTTATATCATTTATACCATATTCTTCTGTAGGTATATATTTATAATGTGTTTGTAATATGTCAACTATATATTCAGTATGAGCTAATCCTGCGTGTAAAATAATTGGTTTATTTTTATATAATATACACATACTGCAACCATACCACTCCATTATTTTATCTAATATTAAATTTAATTCTTCAAATATTTCTTCATGTTTTGATTTAATGGTTGTAATTGGTAATTTTAAATATGATACATATTTATTTAAAAATTGAGTGTAGTAGTTTTTTATTATAAGATAATGTTCACCAGTTAGTGTATATTTTATATTATTTATATCATAATATGCAAATTGCTGTTTTAAATATGGATTTTTTAAACAAAAAAACTCATCTATATTTTTAAGATAATCATATAATAATATTTGTTTATTTTTATTATTATCAACAGTTATTGTTTCCCATGAAAATGGCATTATTAAATGTCTTATATCAAAACCAATTATATATTTTGGATATTTTAAAAATAAATTTTTTAAATCTTGTGTATGTATTGAGGCTGGCCATAATTCAGATAATTTTACACCTGTTCGCGGGACTTCTTCTAATAATACTACACATTCACCCATATTAAGTTCCATCCATTCTGCCATACTAATATTATCATCACATGTATTTAAATTGTCATGTCTATCAGCAAAAATAATAATAAGCTTACCTGTAGTAGGATGTTTTAATATAGTATAACCAACTGCTCCATAAATATTTTTAGCCATTTAATATTACATGATATAAATATTTTACTTAATAATTTTTATATTATAAAAAAATTGAAAATATAAGTGTATTATTCTATATTATATATAAGTAAAATCGCTATACTCATGTGTAGCAGGACTGCCAAAAATGCATTTACTAATCTGCTTTATGCAGAGGTAATGCGTATTCTCGATGGATATAGTGATCCACAAGATATCTGTGATTTGTTAGATCCAAAAGAAAGCAAAAAAGTAATACCAATTATTGAAGAACTCATAAAAAATCGTGATAGGTTTAATGCTTATAAAGTTGCTCAAAAGCGATTTGAAAATGAATGTAATGAAATAGCGCGTATAGCTCGTCTAAAAGAGTGTGCGAGGGAGTCTAACAATTTACTCTTACGCCTCTCCCGAGAGAATGATTCTGACAAATGGACAACCTTGTTGTTTATGACATGTGATGAACAAAAAGCCGAAAAAGATCGCATTGCTGCAGTAGAATTTAAAGAAGCAGAGCGTGCAAGAAAAGAGTGCGCGCAAGAGGCAGATAAATTATTTAACAAGATTTATGAAGGTTTTGTAGATGATGAAATGAGTAGTATGTTATTTGATTAGTTTATGCAAGAAGCAAACGGTGTAATGTCTTTGTCTATTGTAGAGTTAATAATGTTTATAATGTATAAATATAAATGTTTAGTGATTCTACATATATTCACTAAACATTTATAAATTGTAATTTATTTGTATATTATAAAAAATTGAAAATATAAGTGTATAGAAGTTTTACATGTATTTATATACCAGATTTCCATTTCCTTGCATGTCCTCTTTGCCAGAAAAATTTCCCATCGGAAGACAAATTAGGTATGACCTAGAAGACTTAAAGGCAATTTCCGAAAATCCTTTAGGGTTGTTATGGCTTTATGAGGAAGACCCGGAAGATACAAGTCTCGCGGCCGCGAGAGAGGAAGCAGATTACATTGCAGAAATGAAAGAACAAGCTGCAGAAGAGTACAAGAAAGACTGCGCTTTTTGGGCCAAGGACTGGAACGATAGATTTAAATTGGACCAGCTCTTCGAAGACCTCCAGGATGTGATGAGTAAATGCAAGGAGCTCCAAGAACAACTCACTCACGAAACACGACATGCAGTGAAAGAGCAACTCCAAGCAGAACTCGAATATTGGACCAGTCAAGTTGAGGGGTTTCGAGAGGCACTCAAGAACTTCGATCGTGACGAAGGCGAAGACGACGGCGAAGACGAAGACTATTAGTCTATCGGACATCCTCGAGATTCGACAAAAAATATAAATATTTATATTTTTTAGACATTGATAAATTGTAATTTATTTCTATGTAATAATTTTTCAAATAAACTTAAATCAAATTCAAGCAGACTATTTTTAATAATAAATAAATATGTATTAGTTGCATTTATATTTCTATCTTGTATAAAACTGTAATAAGGAAAATTATTTTTACAAAAAATATATTTTTTATATAAATATTTTGATTTTGTTAAAATAGAATTACAATCATATGGTAAATCAGATACATAATGTGTTTTACATAATTTATTTATTTTTTTTTGTGTAGGTCCATCCCATATAGGAACAGTTATTATAAACCCAAGTGGATTATCGCTTTTATCACTTGCCTCTAAACATGCTAATAATTTAGTAGCCATATTACTCATAATGTTATTATCAAACGGAGGATTTGCAAAATATAAACCTTTAATAAGTGTAATATCATTAAAACTCCCGAGTGATCCAAAATGTTTTTCTAAATCATAAAATAATGATCCATAATTATTATAAATTCTATTGATACATGAAGCAAATAATTCTATATTTACACCAAAATGTTTTCTAATATCTTTTTTGAAATTAGAAATAACTGCTAATTGTTGATTATCAGCATTTAATATATTATATCTATAAAATATACAAAAATATAATGCATATTTATTACTAAATCTATTATTATAAAATTTATCTAATTTATCAATAAATAACACTTTAACAACATATTTTTTTTTATAAATAATAGTATTTGTATCTGATTTATAAGTTATATCAATTGGTTTATTTGTATCTAATGTAGTATAAACTTTATCGAATTGATCAATATAAAATTTTAGTAAATATTCAAAATTTATTTCTTTTATTATTTTATCTGGATCTAAATGAAAATTAATTAAATTTTCTTTTAATTGCAAATAATCATATTTATTATCTGTTTTATAAGGAATAACTGGATCAACACTATTATTATTTGCCCAACAAAATAAAATAAAAATCATATTCATTTTTTCTAATAAAATATTATTATTATATTTTTTACATATTTTATAAAATTTATTAAATATAGCATTAATTATATTTCCTCTAAATATTTCTAATTTTGGATGCACAATGTTATATTTTATATTTGGATTTGATATTTTATATTTATAATTGTATAATACCATTATTATATAATAGATTATAGATTATTGTATAATATATAAAAGTTAAAAATTTAACTTGGGACTTGGAACTCCTAATTATTAGCACGTTCGAGTGTCTTATAAATTGCTACAATCGATGCATTAAGTTGCTTCTTATGACGAGCAATTAGGAAAGGTGTCGTATATGGATCACTTGTTGCTAGATTAAACCTTTCTTGAAGGTCATTCATAGCCTCATTAACTTCCTCAGGTGTCATGTGGGCGTTTGCACTTAATAATATATAAAAATATGTAAAAATATATATTTTCAATTTTTTATATAATGGTGAAGATAGTAATTTCACCAGTTCCGATATATATTATTATGACTATTTATTCTAAAAATAAAATTATTTTTATGACACCTGTGCTTAAGGAACCCTCTCCTTATTCCTTATGATTCATTGAGCACTCGACCCCTGTGCGGTGCGTGTATAGACAATCTTCCGCATAGGTGTTTTGTCCGTTGTACAGACACCACTTAGCGTCACACTTAGAATCCGGGATGGGACATTCCTTATGATTCATTGAGCACTCGAGCCCTGTGAGGCGCGTGTATGGACAGTCTTTCGCATAGGTGCTTTGTCCGTTGTACAGACACCACTCAGCGTCACGCTTAGGTAATAGAATCCAGGGTGGTCCTCCCTTTGGGTGCGAAACGGGCATCTTCTTACTATTCAATTATATTATGAAACTATCAAACACTTATTATTTTAATTTTTTTGATTATATCAATTTATAACATAATTTAAAAATAATTAAAAGATTGTTATTCTAATGTTATTATAATAATGAAAGGTCTTGCTAATATTGGTAATACTTGTTATTTAAATGCTGGATTACAAATGTTAATTCAAAATAAAGATTTTTGTGATATTATACTTTATTATGCAAAAAATTCACAAATACTTACTATCATAGCAGAATTGATTAATGATTATTATAATACAACTAATAACACGGTTATACCAATTAAAATGAAACAAATGTTAGATCAACAATGTGAAATATTTACAGGCAATGACCAACAAGATTCTACTGAATTTATTATATATTTATTAGATATTATTGATAATGAAATAAAAAAAATAGATAGTAATTCTAAAAGTATTGGTGCCATATTTGGTATTAGAATAAATATTCGTGTTAAATGTAAATTATTAACATGTTTAAATGAATCTAATAATACAGAAAATAATAATGTATTATTACTAGATATTAATCCAAATATTAAAACATTAGATGAGGCTTACAGATTATTTAGACAATCAGAAAAATTAGATATGGATAATGCTTATTTTTGTGAAAAGTGTAATGATTTAAGAATTGCATCTAAAAAAAATGAAATTAAAACATGGCCATATTATTTATTTATTTATTTTAAACGATATAGTTGTATTAATAATCGTATTATTAAAAACAATCAACCAATACAAATTAATATTGAATGGCGTAATTATTCATTACAAGGTGCTATTTTACATTATGGAGGTCTTGATGGCGGACATTATGTATATGTTGGCAAACAGGAAAATAATAAATGGTATTTATTTGATGATAGTTCATATTCAGAAATTACAACAGAAACAGAATTAACAAAACATTTAATGAATGCTTATTGGTTATGTTATAAAAAATGTTCTTAAAATAATATAAATTATAAAGTTGAAATTATATCATTAATCATTAATGGAGATATTTCGTGCGAATCATTATCTTTTTTTGATTTACCATTATCATACATTTCGGTTTTATATTTTATATCAATTCCTTTTTGCTTTTTAATTTTTTTCATTGTTTTATCATAAACTGGTTTCTCTTCAAATGATTTGTTACCCCAATCAAATTCATATGCATCTTGTTGAATCCAACCAAATACAAAATTAATTTCTTCTAATCTATTATTACTGAGTTGATTTAATATGTCAACATTAAATGGTATTCCAGGAACTGCCAAGTATAATCCTTTATAAATATTATTTTTTAATAATAATAATGTAACTACCCATGCACCATTACACTTGCCCAATAAATGCACATTAGTTAAATTTAATTGTAATATTATTTCATTTAGATTATTAGCTATATTATCATTCATATCTAATTCTGGTTTATAAATTTTATCTATATTTTTACTTTTTTTATTTTTATTTCTTATTTCACATGCAATATTTTGCATTGGTTTATATGAATCATATTCAACTAAATAAATTTCTTTAAATTTTTCCTTTAATAAATTTAGTTTACTTAAAATAACAGTTGATGTTCCTACAAATGATTTATGACTAATACCTGCTAATGCAAACAATACAGGTTTATCATCTTGATTTAATATTATTTTAATTATATGTATAATATATCCATTAACATCATATGTCATTTTATTCATTGTAAAAGGTATAACTAATGGTGAAAGAAATGCTAATATTGTAGATTTATCATTTATAATACTAGATGTTTCAATTGCTCCACCGACTTGATTTTTAATATTTTTCAATTTTATATATTTATATTTATATTTTATATATTTATAATAATTATCACTATTAATATACATTAATTATAAATAGAATTTTTTTTCACTTAATGAATGCTTATTGGTTATGTTATAAAAAATGTTCTTAAAATAATTTAATTTATTTTTATAATCTATACTTATTTAATTATGACAGCTAATATAAAAAATGATGTTATTTTTGGGGTTATACGTGAAATGGCATGGACAAAACAATTAAATTTATCAGATATTAATATATATGTTTATGAATTAAGTAAAATATATGATAAGAATAATACACCCATAAAACAAATTGTAACTATTGATAATTTAATAACTATTATAAAAGAATTACCACTATTTAAAAAGTTTTTCCAGTCTGGGGGATTATTTCCATATCCTCTCACACATGAATATAAAATAAAATATATAGAAAAAGATGGGAATTGTCTATTTCATTGTTTACGATATCTAGATCTATGGAAATCATATACTCACCAAGATATTCGCACTATCATTTGTGGTTATCTACGTGAAATGATTAGACACCTCAAAATCATATACATGGATGAGACTAACCCATCCGAAGACTTATTTACTTTACTACAAGAGAATAAAGTATTAGATGTATCTGAGTATATCACAGTAATGTGTACTCTCTCAGAATGGGGAACTTATATTGAAATACTAACCGCAATATATCTAACAAAACAAAATATAAATGTATATCATGATTCTGAGGGCTTTGGACAACTACATCCAGATTTTGAAATAACAAAACAGTATTTATGTGAAAAGAATATAATAATTATAGATTATGATTTACCTACAATAAATTTATATAATAATACAAAGCATTATGAAATATTGATGCCTATTAATTTTGATAAAGACACACTAAATGATGAACCAGAAGACATACGAGATATACTTATATATACACAATCTTTACTAGAAGATTTACATAAAATATCCAGCAAACCTAAAACACAGTATATTTGTATACCTAATCCTAATGGAAATTTTTCGTCTCAAATTAACTGTTATGCAGATTTTAAATTTAAGTATCTTAAATATATGTCTAGTTAATAATAAATACATATTATATTATTAAATTTATTTTTATAATATAATATAATATTTAATTATGCAATCACAAAAAACTGATATTATTTTAGAGGTTATATATAAAATGTCACTATCACCAGCATTTAAGATAGATCAAATTCAGGAATATGTTGACAAACTCAATTATGCTTATGCTCAAATTATAGGTAGCCAAAATAGTAATAAATTAATATGTAAGATACTAGATTATGGTGAATTTTCGGATATTATACCATATAAATCTCCTTTTCCAGAGCATTTAAAATTAACATATAGACAAATAGCAATACCTGCGGATGGTAATTGTTTATTTTATTGTTTCTTATACCTAAAAGAATGGAAGGAAAAATGGAAGGGTGATGCTAACAAGCATCACGAAAATACGCGCGCTGAGATTTGTAAAAAACTACCTGATGTAATTGAAAAGCTTAAAAATATATACTTGATAAATAATCCTGTCACTACAATAGACGATTTCACATCCAATGAAATAGGATCGTCGTATTTTACACTTATGGAACCATCTAACACGGATGATAACTATATTACAAATATGTGTAGAGTAGGTACATATGGTACTGATATTGAAATTTTAACTGCAATATTGTTAACAAACCAAGATATAAAACTATATTATTCTGAGACAGATTTACAAGGAAATAAACAATTGGTATTATTAAACACATTTGAGCTTCTTAAAGATTATTTAAAAAGTAATAAGTTTATAACAATAAATTCCACTATACCACCATTAACTATATATCAGAATCGTATTCATTATGATTTATTCGAACCTATTAAATCAGATGACCCGCCTGATGAAATTGAACGACCTGACATAGAAAAAATACTTAAAACAGCTGAACTATTATTAACGGGGACAAACACTAGAACACATATTATATTAGATTTAATTAAAAAAGCAAAATCAACAGCAAAACCCAAAATGCAATCTTTAACACTTTCAAAGGAATATATTTGTATACCTAATCTTAATGGACAATTTTCTAATCGTTTAGATTGTAATAATGATATGATTAGTATAAAACAGTCTCCAGAACAACTTAAAAAATCAGTAATTACTGCTGCGTTGGATGAAATAATAGATAAATTATACAATAAATATGGCAATGATTATTTGAGTGATCCATTTTTGATAGATAAGTATGAACACAAGTTACAACAATTATATGATGAAAAATTAAAACTCTATACTGGATACGACTATTTAGATTTTAAATCATTTATGGATATAGTAAATGAGGATGACTTTTTTAAAGACATACTAGTAGAAACACACCCACCGCCGTATGCGTATAAATATATGAAATATAAAATGAAATATTTAACATTAAAAAATAACACATATTATAATATCTTTTAATGATTTATATAATATTAAAATTTTAAATTCTATTAATATTATATGGATAATTTAAAAATTTTATCATGGAATATTTGTTGGGAGTGTATGTCAGCAAATAATGATAATAATATTTTAGCAAGTCACTGTAAAAAGACCAAGACATGTTTACCTAATGTTGTTGATTTAATTGATCAAGAGGAATATGATATTATTGGATTACAAGAAGCGGCAAAATATGATGAGATTATACTTAAGAGTGGTAAATTACAACAGATGGGATGTATTCATCATGCTTTAACTAACAAGAGTTCCATTGTTGATTTAACTACATTTTATAATACACAAAAATTTAAAGTTTTGGCTGTTAAAGTTGGTAATCTTTTTCATAAACAAGGGAGACCGTATCATATAATTTTTTTACAACATAATAGAACCTCTGATAAATATATTATAATTAATTTACATAATGGTCATTATGATCCTAAAATTAGTAACTGCTTTTCAAAAGACTATTTAGAAAACACTTTAGGCGCTAATATAGAAAACTTATTTATTGTCGATTCGCCTGAAACACAGAAGGATTTTATAAATATTCACAAAAAAACAGAAAGTAATGGATCACATCTGTTTAATGATATTTTTAAAACTATTGTATTAGGTGATTTTAATGATCATATTGGTGAAAATTATTGGCAAGGATTACAACCATTTAAAATTAATACATCATTTCAAAATTTAAAGTCAATAGTTGTATCATCGAAAACAACAAAACCACCACCAAAAACATGTTGTACAGGTCACAGCAGTTTGCGCACAACAGGTGATAGTGATAAATATTTTGGTGATTATATTTTAATTGATGATAGCTTGAATTATAGTACAACTAATACAATTGTTGATTATTTTACACAACATATTAAGACGAAATTGACTTCAGATCATAAACCTGTGTATGCTATAATTGAAATACCCGCTCCTCCTTTAGCGGTGGTTCCAGTGGTGGTCCCAGATGCGGTTCTACCCGCAGTTCCAACTGCAAACCAAAAAATAATTAGTTTTATTTGTATACCTAATCTTAAGGGAACATATTCTAGTTATTTAGAGTGTAATAAAACGGTTAAGCAAATTGATAATGTATTAGATGATGAAGAACAAATGAAAATTAAGGTAATTGATGATATGATGAAAGAAATAAGGATCAACACAAAATACAGTACGAATTTGGATAATTTGTATATACGTGAGTTAAAAGAGTTGTATTCAAAAAATCATAAAATTAACAAAAAACTAGTTGAGTTTGATAATTTTAAGATTGAGGTAAAAAATTTGCCTATATTTAAAGATTTTTTTCCAATTACATGTTATTTTAATGAAAAATTAAAGGACAAATTTGATAGAATAACAATTCCAGGCGATGGTAATTGTTTATTTACGTGTTTACAATTGGGAATAGAACAATGGAAAAGGCGCACACCCTCAGAGGTTCGGAATGAGATTTGTAACAATCTCAAGGATATAATCAAGAAATTAATAGAAATTAGAAATTTAAGTATAACTCCGACACTAGATGGTGAATCACCTGGTCCGTCAGTTATAATTATTGAAGTGTGGATAGCAGAAATATTAAAGCATTCAGTGGATAAAATAACAGATCAAATTATTGAAAATTATATTACACGCATGCGGAACGAACAAGAATTTGGAGGTCTACTTGAAATAATTACAGCAATACATTTAACACGTTTTAATATAATAATATATCAAATGGATGGCAACCTGAATAATAATTTTGAAGATATTAAAAATGAAATTAAATTTGGAGATAATGATGATGAGTTTTCTACATTTACAGATGACTCAGCTGTATATTTATATCATTGTAATAGTACTGGTATTATGGCTGAGGCCGAACATTATGAACTACTTGTAAAAAAAAGCCAACCGTCCATCACGTATAAGTATATGAAATATAAAATGAAATATTTAACATTAAAAAATAATATGCATTATAATAAATATTTATAATTTGTTATATTACACCTTTTTCACAGATTTTGTTCAAGATGCTTGACTAAATATATAATATATAATATATATCTAATATATTATATATCATGTTTATTAATGGTAAGAATGGTAAAATTAATATAATTGAAGGTAGAGAAATATATAATATAAATGCAATAATAATACATATACACGGTATTGGTTCACATTTTCAACCAGTTTATAAATGTAATAATTGTTTTTATGAAAGAGATAATTTTTTTTCAAATGTAAAATATAAATCATATGCTTTTGAATTTCACGGTCATGGGAAAAGTGATGGGATAAAATGCTGTATTAAAAATTTTAATGATTTAGTTAACGATTTAGAAAATGTTATTATACATATTTTAAATATACATTCTGATAAAAACATATTTTTATTAGCAGAATCTATGGGTGCAGCAGTTGTATTAAAATATATGATTAATAATATTAATACTGATTTTATAAAAGGTATTATATTATTAAGTCCCTTATGTGGTATAGATGAAAATATTAAACCTTCAAAAATATTAATAAAATTATTAGAATTTACTAGTTATATTTTTCCTACAAAACGTGTTAATTTACCATCAACCAATATAGCTACCAAAACAACTAGAAATATAAAATATCAAGAATTAAAACAAAAATGTCCTTATAATTATGATGCACCCTATCCATTATGCACATTAAGAGAAATATATAATATTAGTTTATGGCTTCCATTAAATGTGTCTGAATTAAAAACACCATTATTAATATTTTATGGTTCAAATGATAAAATTATTTCATATGAAGGTATTAAAACATTATTTGATAATATTAAATATACTGATAAGGAATTGGTAATATTACCAAATACAGAACATTCTATTTTAGTGTCAAATGATATAGATGATATTATACCACAATTAGTATATATTAAAATATTAGATTGGTTAAATCTAAAAAATAAATAAATTATCTATTATTAGAAATAATAGAAATATTTTGATAATATGGTATAGATGATATAACATTCTTTTTTATAAAATCACTACATATAGTTTGTTTTACACCGGTATATTTATAGGCTGTTAATGGCCACCATAAAAATGATATAGTATCATTATTTTTATTGCCATATTGAATCATATTTTCATAATCTGTTTTTAATTCTTGCATATATGATTCTAATGAATCAATTGTATTTTTAGTAGTTTGTTTAAATGGATGAATGTTTAATAAAAATCTATATCGTTCATCATATGTGGTATGTGGTATATCAATGTCAATAATTCCATATATAGTTATATTATCTATCTCAAACTCTATTATTTTAACTAGATAAGATGATTTTAAGTGTGTGTGCGATATTGATAAACATGATGAATTTAATACAATAATACGCATGTGATTAATATTACCAATTATATACATATTTTTATTTAATTCATATAACATTTGTTGTTGTTTTTTAATAAAGTTGTCAAATTGTAAATTATTAAATCTTTGTTTTAATGCTATTATTAGAGGTGATAAGTTATTTATGTGTCTATTTAATTTTAATCGCTTGGTCTTTCTCTTAGCACACCTTACAAAATATAATCTTTTATTAAGTTTTATAAACATTTGCTCTTCAGATAACTTGACAGATTCAGCTGTAAATAATAAATTTATTAATCCTATTATATTAGATATAATACGATTATATAAAACTTGCTTTTCAATAAAAGTTTTTTGATTTATTATATATTCAAATTGATTCCATTTTATCATATTAATTATTATATTATACTTTTGTGTTAAACCCCATTTATCCATATCATTAGGGCTATATTTATTTTTAATATTATTAAATATTGCCTTCCATAATGCACCCATTTCTTGTTCATTTGATGTCTTAAAAAGTTTAATAGCTTTAGCAAATTCCATTGTGGTATACCAGTTCTCATTATTTAGATTATTTAGATATAATTTAAATGTTATATCAGCAATATTACAAAATGTATGTGGTTTATTATAATAATATTCAAATTTATGTAATGTTAATATAACATTTGTAGATGTAGTAGCACTAATAATATATTCAAATAAATGACCAATATTTATATATTCAGATAATAATTTAAGTCGTTTTAATATATATTTTGCCTCAAATGTAGCAATAAATAATGTGTTAATAATTTTTTTAAGTCCTTCATCTGTAAAAGTAATTAATTGATTATTTAGATGATATTCTTTTAACAAATATTTAAAAATTCGGTTATCTGAATTTATGATTGATTTTCCTAATAATTCTTCTATACTTATACCAATACACGGTGATTTAAGAAGATTTATAAATAATATATTTTCATCAGGTGATTTTTTAAAAGGAATTGATAATAATCTATTTATTAAACCATTACTAACAATAGGAATAGTTATATTGTTTAAAAATCCAACCCACCATACAAATGTCTCAAAAGTGCCACATGTACATACATATGATATATTTATATTTAATATATCTATTTTATTATCATATATAATTTTGAAATGTTCAAGACATGTTAAATTTTGTAAAAGTATATTGCCATTATGTGCAGATGATAATTTGTGTAATAATTTTTTATTAATAAAATTATCTATAATACTATTATATATTTGATCTGATTTCTCATATAAATTATTTATTGTAATAACAATAAAACCAAATAGGTGATAATAATACTCCATTTTGCAATTTATATTTGTTTTACCGTTTACTAGTTTTGGTTTATTATTTATATATGTTAATAAATGTATTAGTATAGTTATTTGTTGAGGACTACTATGTATTGTCATATTAGAATGCATAATCGGCGTCCTCGGAGATTTTTCAAATTGTGTAATAATATCGTTTACAGTAGTTAAAAATGCATTTGTCGTGAGTGGATTCATGATTGAGTGCAAACAATACACTAAAGGCAACCAGTGTGTAATAGCTTAAATAATAATGACTTTTGTTAATAAAATAAAAAATCAATATTTTTAATATATAAAATAAGTATTCTTTTATATAATAAAATTTGAATCAGTTATTGTAGTAATATTTACACTTTCAATTGCAGACGGTGTTGGAGTTATCTCACAAGAACCATCTTCATTATTACAATTACCTTGTGCATCATCTGTTATTTTATTTGTTATTATTTGTGAACCATAATATGTATCAACTTCTTCAGGTGATGCCACATTAATTAAATATCCAATTATTTTAATTTGAATATCATTTTGATTAATTCGTTTAGCCATAATTTGTATTTTAATATAATCATCAATCAATAATCTTTTCTTTGTTTTTTTATTTACATAATTTTCAGGAATATCCCAAATATTTGTATCAACATTTTCTTTTGGTATAAATATCATTAATGGTCCATTTGTTGCAACAATTAATTCTTGACTAATTACTTTTATAATACCTATAATAATTGTGTTTTCAATAGGAATACATAATTTACAATGATAAGTTACAAATGAAATTGCACAACCGTTAAGACTCTCAGGAGGCATTATACATTCTGAATATTTTATAATACGATATACAGTATCAACATATCCATATTCATTACATTTTTTTTCAACTTTTTCTTTTAAAATATTTTTCATATTATTTTCAATATCTGAATTCATATGAAATGATTCAATTGATATACGCGTTTTTTGATTAATTAAACGATATGGATTAACACATTGCATTTCTTGTTTAATACTTGTCTCTGACGAGGAAGTTGAAATCTTTGATTTAATACTTGTATCTGATGATACAGTTGAAACCTTAGATTTAACTGTTGGTTTAATACTTGTCTCTGACGAGGAAGTTGAAACCGTTGATTTAATACTTGTATCTGATGATACAGTTGAAACCTTAGATTTAACTGTTGGTTTAATACTTGTCTCTGACGAGGAAGTTGAAACATTAGATTTATTACTTGTCATGCTTTTTTAATATTAATGATTAGATATTTTTATATATATATATTTCAATTTTCTATAAAAATATTTAATATTTTCTAATTAGTAATATATAAAAATGAATTACTTTAATAAAATATTAAATGGTAATATTCCTGCAAATATCTTTGATTTAATTAAACATAATAAATTTGATTATAAATTAAATCAAGAATATTCATATTTACAAATAAATGCAAATAATATGAATAATAATGCTGAAAATTCATTATATATTGGATTAGTAAAAAAAAGTATGAATCTACATTCTAATAATATTATATCTAGCGTTGATACTATATTAAAGAAAGTATTAAAACTTACAATAGAAAATAATAAAAATGAAATTGCAAAATTAACTAATTCAAATGATATGCAGAAAAATATTATTATTAATTTAATTGCAAACACATTTAGCAATGAATTATATAAAATAATAACAAATTTACCTTTAACACATCGATATAAAGATCTTCATATTAAATTAATTGAATTATCTGGATTAACTGGAGTATCAATAAAAGCTATTAAAAATATTGCTGAAAAGTTAAGTTTAGATTATGAATTAATTAAAACATTAAAAATAAGTAAATCAATCAATATACATCAATTATTTTATAATCTATTAATAAGAGATGCAGCACAACATACTTGTTCTGATATTTCTGTTAAATGTTTAATAACAGATGAATATATTAATCAACTAGCAATTACAATTATTAATTCATGGGATGTCATATTAGATAATATTATTAAATCAATTAAATATGAAAAAATTATTTTATTTTATGCTTTTAGTATTGATTTTGTTGATCAATTGCATCAAACTACTCGTGATACTAAACCTAGAATAATTGAACATGCATTAGATATTGGTAATACAACTATAAATTCTGATTCAAAAAGAATGAAAGATTTAAAAGAAAAAAGCAAAGAAATTAATCAAAGTAAAGTAATAGATGGTGTTGCTAAACTATTATCTAGTTCTATTACATCTGCTGTGAGTAAAAATCAAGCAGATTTATTAAGAACAATTGCTGTATCAAATGAAATATCTATGGAGAAAGTTAAAGGAAGTAGTTTTAAATTTTCAGGCGTTAAACAAACCAGCACTATAACACAAGAAACAAATATGGATGTTGCACAGGCCATTACAAATAAAGTTACTAATGATATTTCTAAAAATTTAAAAGAAAATATAGACATGGCTGCAAAAACTACTACAACTGATATGAAAAAATTTGAAGATACAAGTAAAGAAGGGACAAATTATGGCGGTGTTGTTGATTCTGTAGCAAATGCAGCAACAAAATTATTATCTATGAGCGTAGGTAATACCACTGTAAATAAAACAGAAGAAGAAATAACAAAAGAATTAAAAGAACAATTTAAGCTTAATCAAGATTTTAAATATAATAAAAATTCTGAAGCAAACGATCTTATTCAAAATACTTTGAGTTCTGACAATTTAGCAAAATGTGCTGCAGATACTAAAGCTAATAATAAAATTAATTTTAAAGATCTTAATATATCTGGAGCAATAGAAATTAGCGATGTTGAACAATCAAATGTAGTAAATGATGTGATGAATTGTGCTTTTGATCAAGCTGTAATAAATGATATTGCAAGTAAAATAGTTAGTGAATATGATTCAACAATTAAACAATTATTAGAAAATGTGGATAGCACTTTAGATGAACAGACAAAAGCCACTATTGAAGGTGATATTTATGCAATTGGTACAGCTGGATCAGCTATATTAGAATCTGCTGGTAATGCAGGGTCAAAAATAATTGATTCTGGTGGAACAGCTGCAGCAAAAACACTTGATGCAGCAGGCGGGGTAATAAAAGAAGGCGGTGAAGCAGCTAAAAATTTAGGTATTGGCTTAATGATGGGACCTTTAAGTATACTTTTAGGAATTATAACGGTGTTTGTTATTATAGGAGGAATAGGATATGCTATGACTAAATTAACATCTGGTCCAGAAAATAGTGAAACAGTTTCCAGTGATATGAATGGTGATATGAACGGTGATATGAACGGTGATATGAATGGTGATATGAATGGTGATATGAACGGTGATATGAATGGTGATACTAGTGATCTTAGAGGTGACTTTAATAACAACAATTATAGTGATACAAGTAATAATAACATGGATTCATTTAATAAAAATTATTAGAAACTAATTGTAATAATGTTATAATACCAATAGATATTAAAGGTAAAATAATCCAAAATAATAGATCATATATTGTCCACTCATAACCTATATCCCAATCACCTAATATATATTTAGTTAACAATACACAAATAGGTGGAATAAAAAATTATTTATCAAAATTAGATTTATTTGGAATAAAAAATAATACAATTGTTGTAATAATAGTACATATAATAGTATATGCAATATGTTCTGGAGATTCCATTTTTATATTTTATATATTATGATTAATAATATTCTGTTTTAATTTCACCAATCATACCATAAGGTAATCCTAATACTCTATAATGTACATGTCTTGGTATTACTCTGCCAGATGGGACAATATAATCACTTCCTACTTTTATTTCAATTGTTGCTTCGCCTTTATCATTTGACATGATGACACCGCTATTAGAATAATCAGCATAGGCAGATTCTACATCTGGCAAACCGGTAAGTGATTCACTCTTAACAGATGGCAATGAAGCCCAATATACTATTTTCTTATTTGGTAATGTTTTTATATTAATTTTTTTATTAGTGTCATTAGGTGGTTTTGTTAATGGTATTAAATTAGAAGGTAACACATTAACACCTAAAAATGGAAGCCAAGTAGTTTTATCTCCAGCTAATTTAATAGCAGCTAATGCAACTACAATATATATAATATTATTAATTGGAATATTTGAATTAAATGTTTTATTTACAGTGGTTGATAATATTTCAACTAAATTATAACCAAATGCAGTTGTTCCCCAATTAACAGCTCCAATTAATACAAGTCCAATTAATAACATATGTAATTTTATTTTCATCTGATTATTTTTATACATTTTTTTAATTATATATATATAAAATAGAATTAAATATTATTTATAAAAAATGGACCTAATTTTATAAAACCTTGGTGAAAATAAATAATATCATTACTATTTATTTTTTCTCTAGGACCAAAAATATATTTTATAACTTCTTTATTATTTTCTATTTGAACTAATGCATAATTATATAATTGTATTTTCATATTAATCATATTATCTCTTAAAATTAAATCATCCTTGTTTTGTAAAACACGGAATTCATAAATTAAATAATATTGTTTATAAACATTATTATATGCAATGCCTAATAAATGATATTTATCATTATTATCTATAATAGTATCTGAATATTTAATCTCATCATTTTGTATTATGGTGGATGTTTCTTTTGAAGAAAAAGATAATGTTTCATCTGTCTTAATAAGTTTTTCATCATTTTTAGGTAAGACTATAGTATCTGTATTTTCTTTTATTTCAATAGGTGATTTATCTAGGGATACCATCGTCTTTGGTAATGCCATAAACTCTGGGGATACCATCGTCTTTGGTAATGCATTCGTATTTTTATGTATTTTATTATAAATCTTAGTCATTGTCTTTTCTAAAAATACTACTGGTTTTGGAGTATTTAATATATGACTAATTTGATAACCGCCAATATCTTCATCGTTAAATATATCAGAATACCCAGCATCTTTTATAATCCATGCATTAGTATTATTATAAGGAACAACATTATCAAAAGTAGAATTATTTAGATGAGATTTAAAATAAGGATTATAATTTGCACGATATTGATTTATTGAACTATATGTATTATTCATTGGAAGATTCCTAGATTTAGTATTAGTTGTTAAATGTTCTATTGATTTATTATTTATATAAATGATTAATATAAATAAAATTATATAAATTATTAATTCCATATAATAAATTTTAGAAATTAAATGTTTGGATAATATCAAATACTTTATGATTTTCAGCATCTTTATTTAGATTTAAAACTAGTGTCATAACATTATCAGGTGTTGTTATTATAATTTTCTTTCTTTGTATTTTAATATCAAATAAAAAGTTTGCGTCATCTGTATTATCAATTATTTTCCATTCATATAACTCTTCTAAATCATATTCAATATTCCATTTTTTTTGTTGAATTATATCAATTAAACGTGTTATTAATGGTAATAGAGGTAATATTTTTTTATCTTGATAATATTGTAAAATACTTTGCATATCTGGTTCTTTATTTAGTTCAATACTTGCAGTAATTGTTGATTTAATTTTGTTAATAATTTCATTAATTTTCATTTCAATTTCATATTGATAATTTCGTAAATGCACATGATATCCATCTAATAATTTATAAATATCTTTTTCCATAGTATAAAATGTATCTCTTAAAATATAATTCTTTTGAATAATTTGATTTAATTCATTTAAATTATTTGTAATATCTGATACTACCCATGGGAAATCTTCTAAATTATCAACACATACTATTAATTTTCTAATAATTTGTAATCCTAAATCTAATTTATGAATATCAGTTGATAAATTACTTATCATAATTATACCATATGTTTCAGAATTATGTAAGAATGTATGAAAATCTAATTCTTTCATACCTTGAATATTAGAATTAAAACTTGCTAATACTCCCCATTTAATATGGTGTGTTATCATATCAGATTGAAGTTTATTTATCTCATCTTTATTAATAACCGTTGTATAATTTTTACTTTCTAACATTATTATCTTATTATCAGGTAAATATAACCATGCATCTCCAGAATGAGGTGTATTGCTTTTACGTTCAAATTGAATATCACCATAACGTTGATTAAATATTTCTTCTAATACATTTTCACCAAAATTACCTTTCTTACACGAATTAGATGATAAGCCAATTAATTTTGATAAACTTGATTCTAAACAAGTAATTTTTTCTGACGTTGCTGAATTATTAATTTCATCTTTTATTTCATCTTTAAAATTATTTAATTTTGTAAATAGTGTATTTAATTCAACTTGTTGTGCTTTATATTCTTTTGGTGGGAAATAAATATCATATCCGATTTTAAATATTTCCTTTAAAATAGTATCTAATGCTGATTTCTTTAACATTTTTAAATGTGAATATTCAGAAGCATTTAATATAAAACTAACTTGTATTTGAGACATTTAATATAAATAAACTGTTTATTTATTAATAATAATTTCAATATTTATATAATAAATATTGAATTTATTATATAAAAAGATTATAGAATATATAATAATATAGATGCATATATTTTTATTTCATAGAGATTTAAGAATTAATGACAATACCGCATTGATTTCACAAATACAAACAATAAAAAAATCTATTATTCCTATTTTTATATTCACACCGGAACAGATTGAACCATCAAAGAACCCATATTTTTCAAATAATGCTGTTCAATTTATGTGTGAATCATTACATGAACTTTCAGATGAGATAAAAAAAAATAAAGGGAAATTACTATTTTTTAAAGGAGATACTATTAAAGTTTTAAAATCAATTCATAAATATGAACCAATTGAATCAATTAGTTTTAATATAGATTATACACCATATGCTAAAATGCGAGATGCACAAATTATAGAGTGGTGTGAATTACATAAAATATTATATATTATTAAAGAAGATTATGCATTATTTGATTTGTTAGAAGGTGACACTAATAAAAATGATAATACGCCATATTTAGTATATACACCATTTATGAAACATGTATTAGGACAATTAGAGGTTAAACCAGTTAATAAATTCAAATCCTGGTTATTTGGAAAATATAAAGATTTAGAATCAACAAAATATATTATAGAAGAAAAAATAATACCTACTTTTTATACACCAAATGATAAAATTAATGTTCATGGTGGAAGGTCTAAAACATTACAAATATTATCTAATCTTGATAATTTTAAAACATATTCAAAATCAAGAGATATATTAACATATAAAACAACATTTTTAAGTGCTTCATTACATTTTACTACTTGTTCTATTCGTGAAGTATATCATAAAATTGTTAAAGTATTAGGTAAAAAATCAGGATTAATTAGAGAACTTGTTTTTAGAGATTTTTATATAAATGTTATTCATAATTTTCCTCATGTATTAGAAGGACAAATTAAAAGTAAAAATAAATCTTATAAAGAAAAATATGATAATATTAAATGGTCTTATAATAAAAAAGTATTTGATGCATGGACTAATGGAGAAACAGGTTTTCCTATAATTGATGCAGCACAAAAACAATTAAATACAACTGGTTATATGCATAATCGATGTAGAATGATTACTAGTAGCTTTTTAACAAAAGATTTGCATATTGATTGGAGATGGGGAGAACAATATTTTGCTTCTAAATTAGTTGATTATGACCCAATTAATAATTCTCAAGGTTGGCAATGGTCTACCGGTAATGGAACAGATGCTCAACCATGGTTTAGAATATTTAATCCATGGACACAACAAAAAAAATGGGATGTTAATTGTGATTATATAAAATTGTGGCTACCAGAATTAGAGTCGGTTAAACCAATTGATATTCATAATTGGTTCAAGCCAGATGTTCGCGCTAAATATCCTAATGTTAAATATCAAGAACCAATTGTGGATCATGATAAAGAAAGATTAATAACAATAGATATTTATAAAAATGCATTAAAGTAATCCATTAAAGTAATTCATTAAAGTAATTCATTAAAGTAATCCATTTCTATTAAATGTATTAGTATAATTCATTAAAGTAATTCATTAAAGTAATCCATTTCTATTAAATGTATTAGTATAATTCATTAAAGTAATTCATTAAAGTAATTCATTTCCATTATAAGACCAAATATCATCGTCGTCACATAACATATTTGGATTTATTATTTGTTTTACTTCCCAACCAGGTTTAACTTTTATACGACTATATGAAATATTTAATGTTATAAATTTTTGATTTAAAAAGTATTCATCACTGTTTATGCACGAACAATATGAAATATCTAATGATATTGGTGTATTTATTGTATAGCCTAACATTGTTAAATCTGTTATTTTAGTCCGGGACAAACATAATTTTTTAATTCCTTTAAAATTTGGCAATGTTTCATTAGTAACATTACATCCAGATACACTTAATGCATATAAGTTCATCTGTGGTATAAAACTAAAATCTGTTAGATCAAGAAATGATAATTCTAATATCTTTAACTTTCGTAAATGTATAATATATATAATATCAGTAGCAATAAAATTACATTTATGTATAGTTATTTTTTCTAATAATAAAAAATTTGCTATATTTTCATATGTTGTAAATGTACATTGATCTAGATATAATTCACATAATTCCGGAATTATCCAATTAAAGTTTTGAACGTTCATTTTAGTTATAAATAGTTTTCTTAAATGTAAAAACTGATTTTCATAGAGATTTATAGTTGATATACGTATATTATATATATGCAACTCTTGCAAATGAGTTGGGATTTCATATGGATTTATATCATTTAAAGATAGTTTTAACTTTTCAACCGAATCAAATGACTTGCAAACAAGTGATGTAATTTCTTTATGAGTAATATCAATATATGATGGTAAAGCTATATCTTTAAGTGTTTCATTTGTGATAGGTGTATTTAATAAGTTTATACCGTCTATACCATCTAATATATGTGAAAGTTCAAGTGTATTTCCTCTATAATTTGACAAATTAAAATATATTTTCATATTAGGATATACTCGTTTTATATGTTCAATATAATTTAACATTTGTTGTTGTTCTTCTTTATTATCATAAATATATCGTGATGTAATTGTATCTATCAGTAATATGTAATGTGCATTACATATTGCTAATAGAGTATTGTATTCCTTGCATATTTCTCCAAATGATTTTGTATCATGAATAAATATTTTATTTGGTAAATCATATGCATACTTATATGAATTTTGTATAAACATACTTAAATCATGTGTTGGCTCGCATAATGTTAATTTTAATTTAAGCCGCTTTCCAAAAAAAACTTGTAAAACTTTATTTCTGAATATTTCATTTTCTATAAATTGTTTTGTATTATTAAATGTAATATGTACATATTTACGGAAATTCCTAGCCGCCTTACAAGTTTCAAATAATTCACACATATCTAATTCACGCATTTCATATAGTAAAAATAAATTTAATATCTTAATTAATGGTTGGTCGGCATTGTGTGCCGTCGCTTGTTCTAGTGTCATTCCACACTAGGCTGCTTTCAAATGTTAAATAATAATTAATTATTATATAAACCTTTATATTTTCAATATTTATTTTTATACATAATAAGACTATATACTGAATCTAAATTACTAGTATCTATAATTTTAGTGCAACCATATAAATTTAATTTATGCACTCTACCTAACATACTAACATCTGTAATATGTGTACATGCTAAATTTAAATTATGCACAGTGCCTAATGCACTTACATCACTAATACTAATACACCCGCGTAAATTTAAATTATGCACTGTGCCTAATGCACTTACATCTGTTATTTTACAACATCCAGTTAATTTTAATGTGCGAACATTACCTAATGCACTAACATCAACAATTTTATTACAATAAGATAAATTTAACTTGTATATATTATGTAGCGCACTTACATCTATTATATTTTCACAAGATGATAAATTTAATGAATGCACTCCGCCTAATCCACTAATATCTCTTATACGATTACAATAAGACAGATTTAATTCATATACATTTCCTAATGCACTAACATCTGTAATATTACATGATGATAAATTTAATGTATGCACCGTGCCTAATTTTGATACATTTTTAATATTTAAACACATTGATAAATTTAAATTATATACGGTTCCTAATGTGCTTACATCTCTAATATTAGTGCAGTCTGATAAATTTAATATATGCACACTACTTAATGAACTAACATCTGCTAACATATGACATTTTGATAAATTTAAATTATAAACAGTTGATAACGCACTCACATCTAGAATATTATAACAATTTGATAAATCTAATATACGCACACTACCTAAATTCATAACATCTGTTATTTTATAACAATAAGATAAATTTAAATTATATACACCATATAATTCATTAACATGAATATTCCTCTCACAGCCTGATGCATTTAATATTTTTACTGAACCTAAATTACTTATATCTGTAATTTTATAACAATAAGAGATATTTAAATTTTTTACAGTGCCTAATTTACTTACATCGCTCAGTTGATTACATCCTGTTAAATTTAACATATTTATAGTTCCTAATTTACTAACATCTTTTATTTTATTACATCCAGTTAAATTTAAATTAGACACTTTATTTAATGCACTAACATCAACCAAATTATAACAATAAGATAAATTTAATATATGAACATTATGTAATGCACTAACATCTGTTATTCGATAACAATAATATAAATTTAAGTTATATACATTTGTTAATGCACTTACATCAGTAATTTTACTACAATAAGATAAATTTAATGTATGAACATTTCCTAAACTACTTACATTAGTAATATTATAACAATAAGATAAATCTAAATTATAAATATTACTTAATACACTAACATCTTCTAATTCATCACATGATGATAAAACTAATGTATGTAATTTATTTAATAAATGTAAATTAATATTACTAAAACAATGTGATAAATTAAGATAATATATATTATCAAAAATATTATAATCATAAATATTATCATTAAAATCACTTAAATTAAGTCCTAATTTATAATTTAAATATTTTGATTTTTTTATTTTCATATATTCTAATACATATTGTCTAAATTGTATATCGTTATGATATTTTTTTGAATAATATTTATTAAATATCATTATATTTTTGAATTTATATTTTTTTAAACCAGTGCATGTATCTGACAAATATTTTATATTTTTATTTAATAAATATTTTATAATAATATTAAATAAATCGTCATTAAATAATATATCCATTAAAGGCATTTATATAAAATAAGATTATATTTATTTCAGTTTTCTAATATAATAACGATCTAATGCTGTAATTCCATCATCTGCAAACGGACTAAGATCTGTAATACCCGTACACCAAGATAAATCTAACACTTTAACATTGTCTAATAGTATATCTACATTAGTAATATTTGTACATCCTGTTAAATCTAAAAAATCTTTATTAACAAAAAATGGTACATCCTTATTCTTAATTTGCTTACAATGCCGGAATAATAATTCTTTTACATTTGTAAGTTTTGAAAAATCTGTAATTTTATGACAATTTGACAAATTTAATCTTCTTGAATTAAAAGGGGGAATATCAGTAATATCACATCCTGATAAATCTAAATCATCTACATTTATTAAATCGCTTAGATTACTAATATTAGAACAATATGATAAATTTAATTTTTTAACTTTACCTAATGCACTAAAATCATATATGTTCCTACAACTAGACAAATCTAAATTTTTTATATTGCCTAATGCACTAACATCTCTAATACTATCACAACCGCTTAATATTAATGTGCTTAATTTTGAGAGAGGGCTCGCATCCATAATATACTCACAATTGGATATATTTAAAGCTTCAAGATGAGATAACACACTAATATCTGTTATGAGATAACATCCTGATAAATTTAGTATTTTTGTATTACTAAAATGTATTAAATCAGAATTGGTAATTTGACTACAACCTCTTAAATCTACATACATGATATCTTTTAGACTACTAAAATCAGTAATAGAATGGCAATATGCTAAACTTATAAAACTATTTACAATAATATAGTGATTATAATACCAATATGAGTCTATATCTACATAATTTTTTTTCTGTACTACAATATACTCATCATCCGTGATATAAGACCAATCTAACTGTACATAATTTAAATTTATCATTTGCAGTGATAAGTCTTTTTTATGACCAATATGAGATAATATACCAATATTTGCAAGCTGAGGACATCCAGTTAGCCTAACTATAGGTATGCCTTTTAAGGGAGTAATATCTATTAGTTCTGTTGTATCAGTAAGATCAACATAATATACATCTTTAAATATATCATGAAGCTTATTTACAGAACAATCCAACTGAAGTTGCCTCAGATTAAGACCAAATCTAAATTGAGGATATTTAGCTTTCATTTTTCTTCTATAATCTAAAATGGTTTGTCTAAATAAGTTATCATTATAATATAATTTAGAAATATCATTATTTAATATCATTATATATTCAAATTTATATTGTCTTAAATCTGTGCATGTATCTGCTAAACATCTTAGCATATCATGTAATAAATATTTTTTAATAATATTAAATATAATACAATTGAACAGAACAGCAGAGAGCACCATTTTTATAAAATAATAATAAATTTAGAATTAAATAATAATATTTTCAATATTATTTATTTTAATCTTCTAGTATAATAACGATGTAATGTTGTAATTCCATCATCTGCAAATGGACTAAGATCTGTAATACCTGTGCAAAAAGATAAATCTAATATTTTAACATTATCTAATAGTATATCTACATTAGTAATATTTGTACATCCTGTTAAATCTAAAAAATATTTATTAGCAAAAAATGGTACATCCTTATCAATAATTTGCTTACAATGTGCTACTGTTAAATATTGTACATTTATAAGTTTTGAAAAATCTGTAATTTTACAAAATGATAAATCTAATATTTTTACAGTAAAACATGGAATATCAGTAATACTATAACATCCCAATAAATATAATTTTTCTACATTTATTAAAGCACTTACATCAGTAATATGCTCACAGTTGTTTAAATTTAATTCTCTAACATTACCTAATCCACTAACATCCGTTAGACTGTCGCAACCATGTAAATCTAAATTTTTTACATTACCTAATGCACTAACATCTGTTAGATTATTGCAACAAGACAAATCTAAATTTTCTACATTGCCTAATGCACTAACATCCGTTAGGTTACAGCAACTAGACAAATCTAAATTTTTTACATTGCCTAATGCACTAACATCAGTAATGCGACACCGGTGTAATTTTAATGTGTGTAGTTGTGAGAGATGACTTACATCTGTAATATTATAACATCTTGATATGTTCAAGCCTTCAAGATGAGATAACATACTAACATCTGTTATTAGATCACATCCTGACAAATTTAGTGTTTTTGTATAACTAAAATGTATTAAATCAGCACTGGTAATTTGATCACACCCTGCCAAATCAACATGCATAATATATTGCAGACTACTAAAATCAGTAATAGCAATGCAATCTGCTAAATTTATAAAACTATTTATATTGTTACGGTCTTTTGTATTATAATACCAATCTAAATTTAAATACTTTGTATTTATCATTTGTTCTGATAAGTCTTTCTTATGACCAATAAGAGATAATATTTCTATATTTGTAAGTTTAGAACAACCAATTAGTCTGACTATAGGAATATCTTTTAATGGAGTAATATCTGTTAGTTCTTTTGTATAACTAAGATCAACATAATATAAACCTTCAAATATATCATGTAGAGTTTTATTTGTTGAATAAGTCAAATCAAGACCAGACAAATTAAGACCAAATTTAAAATGCGAATATTTAGCTTTCATTTTTCTTCTATAGTTTAAAATGGTTTGTCTAAATGGTTCATGGTTATAATATAAATCAGATGCATTATAATTTAATACCATTATATCTTCAAATTTATATTGTCTTAAACTTGTGCATGTATCTGCTAAACATCTCAGCATATCATGTAATAAATATTTTTTAATAATATTAAATATAATACTGTTGAATAAGACAGTAGAGAGCGCCATTTGTATAAAATAATAATAAATATACAATTAAATAATAATATTTTCAATATTATTTAATCATATTTCATCTGTATACTTGTATTCTTTTGATTTAGATAGTGCTATTGTATCAGTAATCCCCTTACAATTATCGACATTTAAATAACATACATTGTATAACATACTAACATCAGTAATACCATTACATTCCGATAAATTTAAATTATATACATTACCTAAGGTGCTTACATCTTTAATATTTGTGCATCCGCTTAAATCTAAAATATAATTATTACCTAAGGTGCTTACATCAGTAATACCAAAACAATAACTTAATCTTAAATTATACACATTACCTAACATGCTTACATCTGTAATACCATAACAAGAACTTAAATCTAAAATATAATTGTTACCTAATGCACTAATATCTTTAAGACCGCTACAAGAACTTAAATTTAAATTATACACATTACCTAATGCGCTAACATCTTGAATACCAGAACAATAACTTAAATTTAACTCATGAATATTACCTAATGCGCTAACATCTGTTATACCAGTACAATAACTTAAATTTAATTTATAAATATTACCTAATGAACCTGGAGAAACTCTTTGAGTTTCTTCAGCTAGATTATCCGAAAAATCTAGAGATTTTTTGAATAATGAACTTACATCTTTAATATTATAACAATTACTTAAATTTAACTCGCGAACATTGCTTAATACACTAACATCTGTTAACATAATACAGTCACTTAAATTTACTATTTTAACTTTTGCTAATGGTGACACATCTATTAATTTATCACAACCTCTTAAATTTACATTATACAAATTACATAAAACACTAACATCTGTAATATTATTACATCTATCTAAATCTAAACTTCTTACATGTGCAAAATATGGTAGGTCTGTATTTTTTATTTGTTTGCACATACTTACATTTAATCTACGTAATTTTAACATATCTTTTATATATTTAAAATCAGCAATATTATTACAATATGATAAACTTAAACTAGTAATATTTGTAAGAAGACCTATATTTATTAGATCGGCGCAGTGAGTTAAATCTAAATATTCAACATAATGTAAATTATTAATATCTGTAATTTTACTACTTGATAATGTTATTACTATCAATTCTGAATTGTATATAATATTATCAATACTATTTATTACACTATCTGAAAAATATAAACGCTTAAGTTTAGGAGGTAAAACAGTAAGTGTGGTTATTTGTTTGCAACCTGATATTTTTAATGTATCTACATTTATTAAATATTGCAAATCATCACATGTAAAATTTTTACAATAACTTATATTTAGATCGTGAACATTTGTTAATTTATTTATACCAACACAATTACGACACCCTTCAAGATTTAAAAATGTTACATTACATAATTCACTCACATCTTCTAGTCCTATACAATATGATAAATTAACACTTTTTACATTTTTTAATGCTGAAGGATTTGTTATAATCATAGAATATGATAAATTTACAAAATATAGATTATCAAATACATTATCAAGTATTTTTATATCTAAATTTCTATATAAGTCAAGTATTAATAGTTTTTCATTATTATTCATATAATTTTTTTCTATTTTAGCCATATGATCTATTACTTGTTTACGAAATACTGAATCATAATAATATAAATTTGAAAAATGTTTATTTAGTTTCATTCTATCTACAAATTTATATTTTCTTAAAGTTTTACATGTATCAGCAAATAATATGAGATGTTTAGAAGTATACTCATCCATTAAATAATCTACAATAATAGGACCAACTATGTCACTATATATTAGAGTTGCCAAATCACCGACCATGTTTTTATAAAATAATATTTATTTAATTATAATTAATTATAAATTCAATATTTATGTGATTTTATAAATAATTTTAATCAACAAAATGAAAGCTTATTTTAGCCACTGTATTTGGATTTGTTTATAATCAACATTGTAATCACAACAAGTAATAACCATCAATCTTGGATCTATTAAAATATCCCCAAAATTTCTAATTTCTTCACAAAAAGAATGATGTTCACAAATTGTATCTCCCCAATTTATTTTATTGTAAATATCTGTTTTTATTAAAAAAAATCCACCAAATGATGAAATAACATTAAATATGTTGTTATTAGAACATAATAAAGATTCATCTAAATGAATTTGAGCATTTCTATAAGTTATGCATCTATTACAATTTTTAAATAGACATGTATTATTTGTTAATTTATAATCAATACCTTTATTGCTTATAAATGCAAAAGAATCATAATAATGATAGTTAGTAAAATGCGATTCTTTAAAGTGTGTATAACATAAATCATATAAATTAAGTGCGACCATATTGGATACAGGGGATAGTTTTATTTCTAAATTTTGTTCCCAGCCACTGTTTGCATCAGTCCGTGTTATTTCTAACATTTTCCCATTTATAGTAAAATCAAATGTGTCAGACCAAGATTTATCTTGAGGATTTGATGGATGTTTTAATTTAATTGTAGAAATTGTAGGTAGTTCAATTATTTTTACATTTGTTTCAGATGGACCTATTGTATATGTATATTCACTAAATGTATTTATCATTTTTTCTATAGTGTTATAAGTAAATACAACACCTTCATCTATTATTAATGTGTAATTAGATTGTAGATTTCCATGTAAAGACTTTAATCTATTTCTAAGAAAACTCATATACTTACCTCTTTTTATATCAATTCCTCCATAAAATGTTTTATTATTATCTATATTTTCCAAAAAGTATTTACCATTTCTATTTTTACTTTTATAAAAATTTTTAATAGCATTTTTGGTATCATCTGTTGAATTATTTTCATAAATAAAATATTCAAACATATATTTATCAACATATATTTCTTCAATTGTTGTAAAAATATCATTTAAATAATGTATATATTTTTCTCTATTTTTTATAATAAGAACTACTGAAATTATTATCATATTATTATATATTATTATATAAATTAAAATTAAACTCATTTTTATATAAAAATTAATATTTTAATATTTATTTAATTTTATAATCAATCAAATCATTTAGCAAAATTCTATTTCTTCTAACACTTTCATAAGGATGTATGATAGATTCATTATATATTTTCTTACACATTTGCATAAAAATTTCAAAATATTCTTTATTAACTATTTCTAACATATTGCATTTACCTAATTCTATTGTTATCCATTTATTTCCCTCGGTATCTTTGGGCTTCCCCGTATAAAAATATAATGAATTGTATGTCCAATCAAAAACTAATTTATATTCATTAAATACAAGTGTTCCTGCAGCTGGGCCAAATGTGTAATTCATCTTAATAAATTAAGATATAATATTATTTATTTTTTAATTAATTTTTATTTAGAGCGGCGCGTATTTTAAATTCCTATTTTTAAGACAAAAAATAAATGCATAACTTTACTCATTGAAGAGTTCTAAATTCTAAATAATGGGCTTTCTTTAATGAACTAGCAAATGTTATTTTTTTATGTTTTAACTCGGTATTTGTTAATGAATAAATCATAGTAATTTATTCTTGTTTAGGAATTAATAAATATAATATTTCTTTATTATCTATTTTATTCAGTATTTTACCGCCTTTTTGTTTTTTATTTTTACTTTCTATTTCTTTATTTATTTCATTAATTTCAACATCACAATTTTTAATAGTGTTTTTTATTATATTTAAATCTACTTGATAAACTTCTTTATATTTTCTGTATTGCGCTTTTTTCATATATGCTTTAATACACATTTCAACTTGATCAATATTTTCTGTTTCATATTGAAATAACACTTCTAAATCATTTGCCATTGGTGAGTTATGTTTAGAAAACCTTGTTTTTGAGTTAATGGTTTTACCTATTTTATATAAAGTTAAATCAGTATTTAATGCTCTAAATACATATATAATTTTTTTGTTTGCATTTATCTTAGGTTTTTGATTATTTTCTAATTGTTCTATCTTCTTATTCATTCCTTCTATTATATAATTTTTGTATTTATATAATGCTACTTCTAAGTCTAAAAAATATTGTTGAACTTGTCCGCCCATTTTTGAATTAGTAGATAAACATATTTTTTTAGATGCCTCTGGTGTTAAAGTTATTTTTTCTAAATTATGTCCACCGCGTCCTTCTGATTTTTTTACTTTTTCTATTTTGTAATCTATATTTTTCTTATAACTTTTTTTTATTGTATCATTAAAAGAACGCTTAATATTAATTTGTAACCATTTTCTTAATATTTCACTATCAATTAAAAATTCATTGTATCGTTCAATATAATCTTCTTTTATAATATTATAGAAATCTTTAACAAATTTTGAATTAACAAAACTATACTTATTTATAAATGTTTCAAAATCTATTGTATATAATTAGATTAGATAATATTTTTGCTTGATACATATATATCAAGCAAAAAACTATATATTAATATAATTTTTATATTATTATATATTTGTTTTATTATAAATTAATTATAAATTAAATATATTTTTATATGATCGTTTATTATATTTTTTAAGATGGTAGTTTTCCCATTTATTATATTGTAATAAATAAATGTTTACACCCTTAAAAATTTAAAATAAGCATTGCACTAAAAATCATATGTAGTTCTCCAATCAATAATACGTTTACGAATCACATCAATATTGTCAGGACTTTTAACTATTTTACCATTATAATAAAATGTTTCTAATAAATTAGGTTTATCGGAAACAATAGGATCACCTAATTTAAAACATTGTGGTATATTACTATCATTTAATGCAATATGAAAACGACCTTTCTTGGATTCTTTACCTGGAGTTTCTTTACATACATCTCTTACTTGAATTGAAATATTTCCATCTTCTGTCTCAACTAAGAATGTTTGTTCAGATGACTTCATTGCAAAACGTTCAGTATCTCGGTCAATTCTTTGAGCTAAGTTTCCACCTACGCCAAAAATAATATTTGAAGCACACCATTTATTAGTAATCATTAATTCTAAAATGTTTTTAATTTTTTGAATGTTTAATCCATCACCATAAATTATTTTATATTGTGGTGGTAATAATTTAAAACCTTTTACATTTTCTTTAATTAAATCACCTAAATTTGTTTCAATAATTTTAAAAATTTCTTGAATAGTTTCAGCTGGAGACATTTCAGTCCCATCTGAATTTAATAAAGATGAATCAGGTCTAATTACAAAAGTGCCATCTCGTTTCATAATTATTTCTTTAAGTTCGCCTGAGGTTACTTGATTAACAAAATTTTTCATGTCATAAGTATCTGCTACATATGATACTATACCATCTGGATATATTTTTAATACTCGTTTCACTTGGTCAAACTCGCCATCACGGCCTTGCATCATTGCTTGATTATGTTCAATTGCAGCAACTGAATATGCAGGCATTTGATTATTACCAATTGTATTTAATGTATAAGTTATAGCTGGAATTGTATCACTACCCATTGTAACATATAAGATTGCACCACATCCAATTTTGGCAGCTTCCATGCATGTGGTCCCTCTTAATGCAAAACATTGAAGAGCAAATGGTAGCCAACTATTTAACACTTCTTTTGTTGTTGTTTTATTAAGAGCTGATTTAATTACTTTATTATATTCTAATGCATTAGTGGCACATGTTGTTGGATACCATAGACATTGTAAAATTAATGGTTCAAAGTGAGTTACAAGTTGAGCACAATCATTATCAGTGCTTTCAATTGTTGCAATTGGTATTCCAACTGGTAAAATAGTTCCTTCTAAAAGTCCGTCTATCTTTAATGGAATTTTACCAGAATGACAATAAATTACTTTAATCCACGGCCAAGGATTAAAATGATAACGACCATCATGAGAAGGTGTTGAAAAGTGTTGAGCTAAAAATATAATTGCTTCATACAAATCATTAATAGTAACTGTAATAGATGCAAATTGTTTAGCTAAAAGTTGAATTCCTGCAGCAATTACATGAGAATCTCGCGCGCCTTTCCTAGGTTCTACTGATGCATACATTGCAATAAGAGTTTCTTTTTTCCCATTTACAAAATCAGTATCCCGTGTCATATTACCTTGTGAATATTTATATGAATCAGAAGTGAAAATTGGATTTTTATCATTAATACTATTTAATTTATTACTATGGTTTGTAATAACATAATCTATATATTCTTTCATTTGGGGGTCTTTTTTATAAATAGTTAATAAGAATTCATAATTTTCATAATTTACTACAGTAGTCATATTTATTATTTTGATAACTATGATTTTTATTAATTTTATCTTCAATTTTTCTAAATATATACTAAAATCACTTGATAACTATATAATTGTTTATTGTAATATGTTATTTAATTCAATCAAATCTGATAACCACATTTCTTTATCTGTTTTACTATTAGTATTTTTATATAATAATTTTAATTCGGATACTTTCTCATATAATTTATCTAAATTTGCTTTTGTAAGTTGTTTAAATGTCATATTAATTAGATAATCATATGAATTATCAACAGTATCAATATTTTGTGATTTCAGATATTTATTAATTTGTTCTGTTTCCATATTAAAAATATTCCCTTTATTTTTGATAACTAGTTCAATAAATTTAATTTGATAATTAATAAATTTAGTTTCATCAGTATATTTATTTAGTAATAATTTTTTACGTTTAGTATAAAAACCTAATCTCCATGAATAAAATTCTTCTAATATTTCTTCAGCAGTAGTATATGTTTTAATTAAATATTTATCAGTATATAAATTCATATTAGATTGTTTAATAGTTTTATATAAATGTAAATACTTATATAATACATTTAATCCATCACTATCACTAGTAGTCTCTGCATGTTTAATTTCATCAATTTTATCTTGTGTAAATTTTAATACAAAATGAATTCCCACATCTGATGATAAATTATTATAGGATTTAAATAAACATGTTTTAGAATTATAAATAAAATCTTCTAACCATTCTTTGTAATCATTTGTCCATAATTTAATAGGTAATTCTGTTATAATTAATTCTAATTTACTATAGTTTATTACGAATACTCCACAGCTTAACCATGTATTATCATTATACTGTATTATAGAACCAGTAAATCCTTTATAATATGGTATTAATTTTTCTTTATTTTCTTTATTTTGTAATTTATTTTCTAACCATTTAATTATTTCTGTTGGATTAAAATTAGGAATAAATGTGCTAAATCCAGTGCCAATACCTTCACAACCATTTATTAATATTAATGGAACTATTGGAATATAATATTTTGGTTCAATTTGATAACCATCATCATCTAAATATTCTAATAATTCATTATCAGTTTTAATAAATATTTTTTTGACATATGATTCTAAAAATGTATAAATATATCTTGCGGATGAATGATCCTTACCACCCATTAATCTTGTTCCAAATTGTCCCTGTGGTGATAATAAATTAATATTATTTGAACCAATAAAATTATGGGCCATATTTATAATGGTAGATACTAATGATTGTTCGCCATGGTGATATGCAGATACCTCTGCAACACCTGCAGCTAATTGAGCAACTTTTGCTTCATTTATTACATTTTTTTTCAAACATCCATATATAACTTTACGCTGTGATGGTTTAAATCCATCCATAATAGAAGGTATAGAACGAATATTATCATAATTAGAAAAGTGTATTAATTCTTGATGTATAAATTGATTAATACTAATTGATTTATTTTCTAATTGTAATGTAATATCTGGATTATAATTTGATAACCATAATTTCCTATCATTAATTTTATCTTTAGAAAAGGCTAATAATATATCTTTATTTCCTTCTTTTGAATTAATTAAATCAATTGTATTTGTGTTTATATTTTTAAAATAATCACCAGCTTCTTTAGCAGTAGATGTTCCTAATCCTTTATAATATTTAATTTTCCAATTAATATTATCTGTAGTTTTATCTTTCCATAATTTATATTCTCTAACATTAGCAAATTGTATAATAGTTTGGTTTTTAGTAACTTTAATTAATGGTGTGACTAGAATTTTTATAAATCCATTAATATTAAGTAATGATGGATAAAAATAATCAAAAAAATTAATAATAAGTCCTTTTATATGAGATCCGTCTTCATCAGCATCAGTCATTATCATAACTGAACCATAACGGATATCATTATTTAATATAGATTGTTTATCTAAAGTTATACCCGCTTTTAATCCTAATATTTTTTTAATATCAGATATTTCTTGATTATTATTAATTTGAGATACAGATGCCTCGCGAACATTTAATAATTTACCACGTAACGGATAAACACCATAATAATTACGTCCATTAGGAATAGCTGAAATACCCGAAATAGCAGTTGCTTTAGCAGAATCACCTTCTGTTAAAATTAATGTACATTCGTGTGATTTTTTAGTTCCTGCAAAATTAGCATCTTCTAATTTAGGAAGATTTTTAATTTTAGATTTTTTAGAACCATCTGTTTTTGATAATAATTTTTGATTAGTTAGTGTTAATGCTTGTTTTAGTTGTTCTAATAATGGTGAATTTTTTATATAACTCCAAAAACTATCAGGAATTATACATTTCATTGGAACATTATTTAGAAGCCCAAATTTAGTAATAGGTGTATTTAATTCTTCTTTTGTTTGTGAATTAAATGTTGGATTTACAATAGATGATTTAAGACATATAGTTATATGATCATTTAATAATTTTTTAGTAAAATTAGAACCAATAATTTTTTGAAATTTATCTAATAATAAATCAATAATATATTCCACATGTTTCCCACCTTTATTAGTAAATATACCATTTACAAATGAAATATGTGGAATATCATTATCATTAAATCTTATAGCAAAAGACCATAATGGATTTTTAACACAATGTGATATAATCCAGGGGTGTTCTGATGGATATAATTGTAAATATGATTCAAAATTATTTCCCCTTTTTATATATTTATCATTTAAATATATTTTAATATTATCACGGGTTAAGCCAATTAAATCTATTACACGACGTGATAATAATTTTATCATATCATCTGAAAAACTATCTGTTTTAAATTTATTAAAATCAGGTTCTATTGTTATTTTAACTCCCCCTTTATTTATAATTATGTTTGAGTTTATTGTTATATCTGCAAATTTATATTTTTTAATAATAGGTTTTGATATTTTACTTAAATTATTTTCATATGTTTGAATATAATATAGTTTTCTAGTAGAGTCCCATACTTCAATAATAAATTTTTTTGAAAAAATAGCAGATAACTTTGCTCCTAATCCATGAGTTCCACCAGTTATTCTATCTTCAGCATCATTATAATTTGTTGATGTTAATAAATTAGCAAATATTAATTCAGGTATATATATTTTATGTGTAGGATGTAATACAACATCAATACCAATACCATCATTAAATATACTGAATGATTTATTATCTAAAATGACTGATATTATATTTACTGTTTTATCTCTAATAGTTTGATCGTAAGCATTAACAATTAACTCATCAACAATTTTATACAAACCGGGAGACCATGTTATTTCTTTATGAATAATATTTTTATTATAAATAAATTGTTTTTCATTATGATAATCTATATCACCAATATACATTCCTGGTTTTTTTAATATATGTTCAATTGGTGATAACTTGACATAAGTGGATTCAATACTTGTATCTAACTGTGTAGTAGAATCTTGTGAATCATACACAGGTTTTGATTTAGTCATTATTATATAATATAATTAAACTTAATTATATGATATAATAATTATTGTAATATTTTTTTATATTGTAAATATTTATATTTATATTTTATATATTTCCGATGATATGGCTCAACTATTGGAACTAAATCATCTTTATTTATATAACCAACTTTATTAGAATCGTACACATCACAAATTAAAACAAAATTTTTGTCAGTTGTTTCACCATTTGGTAATATTAAAATATTTCTCGAAGTAACAGTTGCACCGCGATGATAATTACCATTAATTGTGTCAAATTGTGGATCTTGATTATTTGCTAATAATCTTAGTGTTCTTGAGTTCTCAACTCTATATTGATTATTTCCTATTTCTTTTAAATATTTTTTATTAATATATCCAATTATATTTGGATTATCTTTATCAACTACATACATAAATATTTCAGTTGGAATTTGAAATGGAATCTCTTGTAGCGGGTAAGATAATGTAGACTTTTCATTAATAGTTAAACCACGTAACTGTTTGTGCTTGAAATAAGTGGGATCATTAGGATCATGTAAATCATTTAATAATCTTAATGTGTGTGGTTTTTTTACAGAAAAAAACGCCATTGTTTCTCGACTTGTAACAGTGTCTGCAGCTGGAACTGGGGGTGAAACTGCAGCTGCAGCTGGAGCTGGAACTGGGGGTGAAACTGCAGCTGCAGCTGGGGCTGGAACTGGGGGTGAAACTCCAGCTGGAACTGGAACTGCAGCTGCAGGTGGAACTTCAACTGGAACTGCGAGTATTTCAATTATAGCAAAGACAGGTTTATGATCTGAAGACAATTTCGTCTTAATATTATCCATAAAATATTTAACAATTGTATTAGGTGTACTATAATTCAAGCTATTATCAATTAAAATATAATCACCAAATAAATCATCACGATCACCTGCTGTGCGCAAACTGTTTTTACCTGTACAACATGTGTACGGTGGTGGTATTGTTTGCGATGATACAACTATTGACCTTAAATTTTGAAATGATGTATTGCTAAATGGCTGTAATCCTCGCCAATAATTTCCACGACCATGATCATTAAAATCACCTAATACAATAGTTTTAAATGTATTATCTTCAAACAGTTGCGACCCATCGCTTACGCCCATGTCTTCAATATTCATAAAATCTTTATTTCTATTAACCGGATCGACAATAAATAATGTATCTATATTATTACTTAATCTTCGTTGTAAATCGTTTTTTGAAATGCTGTGAGCATTATGTAAATTAATTATAATATATTTATCAGAGGTATTAGTATGTTCTAAAAAAATTATATGATATGGTCTCCCATCTTGGTCGAATTCATCAATATTACCCACTTTAACAGCCATAACTTTAAATTTTTCTGTATTATAAAATGTAGTTAAATCAATATCTACAATAATGCGACCTCTGCTAATATGTAAAGTATGATGAATACATCCCATTGTTCGTAAACGAGGACTACGATTTATAATATCCGCATATTTTGCTGCTTCTTGTAATCCAATAATATCATATTCCTCATAATTAATTAATTCAACAACATTTTGTAAACATAGTTGGCTTTGTTTGCATTCTTGTGCTAAAAACCGCGCGGTTCCATCTCCGGCACTTGTATCATCTGCTTTCATACATCCCCAACAAATATTCCATGATAAAATTTTTAAATTATTATCCATATAATATTTGTAGAATTTAAAATTTTAATATTATATAAATCATTATAACAAATTATAAATATTTATTATAATGTTTATAATTTTTTAATGTCAAATATTTTATTTTATATTTCATATATTTATACTCATAGGACGATGTGGGTTTTTCTACAAGTAGTTCATAATATTTGGTTGTAATTATATCTCTATTCTTACTACTTTGTTCTGCCTCAGATATATTACTATATTTTGATGCTAACAAAATGGAGTTAACATGTGTAGAATCCTTCTCACACTCTGTTAGAGTATTATGCGTTCCATTTGTATTAGGTATACAAATATATGTGCGCGTGAGATGCGTAATAGGTAATTTTAAAATAGAGATCGGTCCATTTAAATATGCGATTGTATATGATAGTATATCCTGTATAAAGAGTGGTTCTTCTGTTAGTTTGTCTTTATTAAACTCAATTGGCATTAATATTTCATAATGCCAATTATCTACATTAAATATATTTAATATTGGCAATTCTGGATCTATTTTTATATTATTATAAGATATTAATTGATCGCGCCAAAGTATAAAATCGCTATGCTGTTGTCCTGGATTATCTTTATCAGATGCATTCGTGTAATACATATTTATATATTGACGAGTAATTAATATTGCAGCAAGTGTTTCACACAAAGTTCCCCACTCACCCATACTCATGATTTTAATATATTCTTCCTCATCTTCGGGACCAATTTCCGTAATTAAGGTCCATGCTTCGAAGAAGGAAGGAGTTTCTTTTAATATGTTAAAAAATGTGGGTAGATAGCTACAAATCTTTGCGCGGATTTCTATGTGGGTTAAATCGTTCCACACATTTAAATATCGTAAACAATGGAATAGACAATTACCATCTGGAAGTATAGGTTTTTTTTTAAATATGTTTTGAAGAGGATGTGGTAAGTTACTAGTTATTATAAAAAATGATTTGAAACGTGGCGACTGTTTTATATCATTTATTAAATCATTTGCATTGTATGTATGTGTTAATTTAGAATCATATATTTTACTTAGTTCATTAACATACATTATAACATCTGTCTTTTTTAATTCACCAGACCATGCCATTTCACGTATAACCTGTAAAATACAATTGTTTTTTTGTTTAAACATTTCCATAATTAACTATTATTATATTATATAAATTTTTAATTTATATAATTAAAAATTTCTTTTACTAATTAATTTTACAATAAAATAATTATTGTAATGTTTTTTTATATTTTATATATTTTTGATGATATGCAGCCTCATTAAGAATTAAATCGTGTATTGTTCTATCTAGTTTAATAACTTCTATTACCGTGTTTGGATGCAACCTCCTTTGGAATGTATATTTAGGATTCAATGCATATAGAGCGTCATAGCATACTTTGTTTAGCATTTCCAAAGCTTGATTTGGTGGATTAAGCAATCTCCAGTTGAGACTTACTAGGAAAAAGACGGTGATGCATTCCCAGAATTTTTCATCATCAGGAGAACCAAACAGTTTTTTTGCAGCGGTGCCCTTTCTCAGTTGCTCTGTGGCAATTTGAGTGATTTTGACCAAGCGGGTCCTCAAAATTTCTACGGCAATATAATCTCTCACCTCATCTAAGTTTTTCAAATGCAGTTCTTTCATTCTGCTGTGTGGTCGGACCGGGTCAAAACTAGGGAATACATACCAGATCCAGCAACTAGTCTTTTGTCCTTTACTAATTTCACTTTTGGCTGTATCCCAAGTTGCAGTGTGTTTTCCTTTTTTACCATTTTGATAATTTATATGATTCTGCAGGCTGCTTGCAATATCAACAGCTTGTTCTACTGGTTGAGATAGTAAAACTGCAGCATCATTTATATCATTCTTGCACTGTAATTGACTATCAAATGTTCCCTCTGAATTAGGTATACATATATATACCTGAGTTGTCATAATTATATATAAATAGATAAAATAATTAAATTATATTACCTAATTGATTTTTTAATTCTAAATATTTAGTTTTATATTTTATATATTTTCTCCAAGTTGCTATATCTCCATCTTTTTTATATGATTGATATATTTCTTCTAATTGTTCTATTGTTTTATCAGATTGTAAATATTTATACTCTATATTAAAATCAATTTTGTTACACGATAATCCTTTCACATATTCGGGGTGTTCAATAATAGGAAAATCATTACCTATTTTTGTTCTAGGATGCCATAATTCACCTGCGCAATATAATTGTAAATAAGGAGGAATTGGTGGTATAAAAAATAATGAATCTTCTTCTGATCCATCGCCAAACATAAATTTTTTAATAGTATATTTTATTTTATCATTTTTCCCATGGTTTTTTTCTACACCAGGATCAGTCATATAATGCATTGTACATGCTTCCACATCTCCTATAAAACCACTTAATATTGATAAATTTAATGATAATGAATATGGATATTGTTTACCTTTCTTATCTTCTATTGTAGAATCGCTAGTAATCTTTGCACCTCTATATAATAGTATGGAATTGTCAGTAGCGCTGGTCGCGCGTGCAGGTTGCTTTTCGAAATCAAGAATTTTATAAAGTATGTTTATTTTTTCATAAGGCTGATCAATAGGTTGAATCAGATGTTTACGATCTTTCTTATCTATTTTACTTATATTATCCATAATAGATTTTAGTATATCATTATAATCTTTGACAATAATATTTGAAACTATAAAATTATTTGTATTTAAAAAAGCTATAATTCTATCATTTAATTCAAATATTTTATCTTTAAGTTTATTTATATTATCAGCTGTATATTTATTATATTTATCTATGGCGTCTATGTTGTGTTCTTGTTTAGTGAAAAAACATGTATATGTTATTATCTCCTCAGATGTTGCAGATTTACCAAGATGTGTATGATAAAAATAAAGTAAATTAAATAAATCATATAATATTCTTGGTATTTGTAGTATAGTAATATGGGGTAAACCATTATCACTAAATTTTTTTCTCACAAATTCTATTTCATTGGCAAGTATTGCAGCTTTATCTGCATCAGTGTAATCTTGTAAATAAGTAGGAAATGTTCCTTTTGTTATTGTCTCATGAATAAAATCCTTTTCTTTTTCTGTAATAGTATCAGAGACATTATTAAACCATATATATGCATAATTTGCAATATCAACAGCTTGTTCTACTGGTTGAGATAGTAAAACTGCAGCATCATTTATATCATTCTTGCACTGTAATTGACTATCAAATGTTCCCTCTGAATTAGGTATACATATTACCAGAGTTGTCATAATTATATATAAATAGATAATTAAATTATATTATTTACCTAATTGATTTTTTAATTTTAAATATTTAGTTTTATATTTTATATATTTCCTCAACCAAGTTGTTATCTCCTTGTTAGTTTTATATAATTGATATATTGTTTCTAATTCTTCCATTGTTTTATCAGATTTTAAATATGTATATACTTTAGTAAAATCAATTCTTTCACACAATAATCCTAAAGGATTGTTCTCTTCATCCATCATACTCATATTAGGAGAATTAGAACCTATTTTTGTTCTAGGATGCCATAATTCACCTGCACAATATAATTGTAAATAAGGAGGAATTGGTGGTATAAAAAATAATGAATCTTCTTTTGATCCATCACCAAACATAAATTTGTTAATAGTATATTTTATTTTATCATTTTTTAGGTCTGAATTAGTCATTAAAAGTATTGTACACGCGGTCTCATCTGTTAAGAAACCATTTAATATTGATAAATTTGTTGATAGTGAACTTGGATATTTACCAGGGACTTTATATTCACTGAGCTTCCTATTATGTATTGTTGAGTCTTGGTTAAAATTAGCTCCTCTATATAATAGTATAGATTTGCTAGCAGATTTCTTTTCAAAATCAAGAATTCTATCAAGTATTTTTATATTTTTTTTAGTATTAATGTGGTGCTCTTTATTGAGATCATCCGGGATGAACAAAGGTTTACGATCTTTCTTATCTATTTTACTTATATTATCCATAATCAATTCTAGTATCTCCTTATAATTGACAATAATATTTGAAACTAAAAAATGATGTGTATTTAAAAAAGCTATAATTTTATCATTTAATTCAAATATTTTATCTTTAAGTTTATTTATATTATCATCTGTATATTTATTATATTTATCTATGGTGTCTATGTCGGATTTACAAAAATACCCTATAAAGGTTACATTGCTACCAGGAGGTCTATAATAAAAATAAAGTAAATTAAATAAATCATATAATATTCTTGGTATTTGTAGTATAGTAATATGGAATAAACCTTTCTTACTAAATTGTTTTCTTACAAATTTTATTTCATTAGCAAGTAACTCTTCTTTTTCATCATCACTATATGTTTGTAAATAAGTAGGAAATGTTCCTTTTGTTATTATCTCATGAATAAAATCTTTTTCTTCTTCTGTAATAGTCTTAAGTGGATCAGAATTATTAAACCATATATATGCATAATTTGCAATATCTCCAATATCACTAGATTCTACAAGTTGATATGCAAGTGGTTCCACTGGTTGAAATGGTAAAACTGACGCATCTTTTATATTACTCTCGCATGTTGATCGATCAAAAAATGTTCCCTCAGAATTAGGTATACAAATATATCTAATTATATTTGGATTAGACTTATCAACAGTTTCTTTTTTTGCAGGTGAAACCGCAGCTGGGGCCACCGGTGAAACTACTGCTAAAGCAGCATTGGGTATTTTAATTATAGCATAAACAGGTTTATGATCTGAAGACAATTCCGTAGCACTATGTTCTGTAAAATAATCAACAATTGTATTACTTTGACTATATTCTAAGCTATCATCAATTAAAATATAATCACCAATAAAATAATCCATATTACCTGCTGTGCGCAAACTAGAACCTGTACAACATGTTTTTGGAGGTTCTATTGTTTTAGATGATACAACTATTGAACTTAAATTTTGAAATGATGTATGTTTAAATGGTTGTAATCCTCTCCAATAGTCTTCACCTTCCTCATTAAAATCACCTAATATAATAGTTTTAAATGTATTATTTAAAATTGGCGACCCATCACGTAATTTCCTGTCTTCAATATTCATAAAATCTTTATTTTTATCAGACGAATTGACAATATATAAGTTATTTATATCAGTACTTAGTCTTTTTTCTAAAAGCTCTTTTTCATAGTCTGCACCTCTACCATTATGTAAATTAATTATAATATATTTATCAGGGGTCGTAGTATGTTGTAAAAAAATTATATGATACGGTCTTCCCTCCTGGTTGGATGTATCAATATTGCCTACTTTAACAGCCAAAACTTTAAATTTTTGTTTATTATAAAATGTAATTAAATCAATTTTATTCTTACCAATAAGTAAAGTATGATGAATACTTCCCATCTTTTGTAAATTAGCACTCTTAAATATAATATCATTATATTTTGCTGCTTCTTGTAATCCAATAATATCATATTTATCATTATTAATTAATTTAGCAACATTATTTAAACATTCTTGTATTTCAACACATTTTTCCGCTAAAGCCCGTGCGGATCTATCTCCGACACTTGTATCGTCTGCTTTCATACATCCCCAGCAAATATTCCATGATAAAATTTTTAAATTATCCATATAATATTTATAGAATTTAAATTATTCAAATTTAATTTGAGTGTGTCATTTAAAATAGTTGTCGTTGTAAAGAGGCTTGAAATTATTTATAAAAATTAAGTTTATTAATTTCTAAAGGTGTAAAAAATTGAAATATTAATTATTTAATGGTTATTATATAAAATTATTGTAAAAACCTGTGTTGGAGATTTACTCATTTGGACAATGGTACATTGCCCATGTGGCAAGCTGCTCTTAGAAAGAGCCCTGTGCTGTCACCAGTGGTGCCCATGTGGCAAGCTGCTCTTGGCAAGTGAAGTGTACTGTCACAAGTGGTGCCCGTGTGGCAAGCTGCTCTTAGCAAGTGAGCCGTACTGCGTTGGTCACATCAGATTAACTAGCATATAATATCCGTATCCAATTGGTGGATCACGGTATCATAAATATAATATTAATATATATTTTAAATAATTTTTTTACAATTAACTAAACATCTAATTAGAATTATAAGTATCTACAGAATCTGGTAATATTTGATATGTTATTTTTTCAAGTAAGTCTTCATTTTTAATGTCATTCATTGTTAGCATATTTATATCAACACGATCAAAACATGTATGAAAATTAAACAATGCTTCGGATCTTCTATATTGATCATATACATATCTTAAATCATAATTTGCACATTCTAAACCTGTTGCAAGCTTATAAAAACTTTTTAATAAATCAATATTGGTTCTATTTTCTTGAAAAAAATCTATTAAACGCGGTTCTCTTAAATTTTTTATTATTTTTTCATAATAATCATCATCACATTTATAATATATATTTATATTAGTTTTTAATTCATTAAATTCTTTCTGTATTTCAGGATACGTGTTCAATCCTTGTATAAATAATGATTCTGCACTTGAATCTATTAATTCTTCAAATGTTGCAAATTCTTCTGAAGTTTCTGAAGTATCCATAGTATCCGACCCTAAAGATTTTGGTTTTTCTCTACTTATGTTCACCGCTTTGTATATTGCATTTAAATTTTCTTCTCTTGATTCAGAAATAGCCTTATCCAATTTTAATTCTTCAAACTCATCCAACATTACAGATAAATCAGATATTTTTATCCTTAGTGATTCAACATTTCGACCAGATGATTCATATAGTGCATAAGTTTCTTTATAATCTTCAATTTTTTGTTTAATGTCTCTTATTGATGAAAGAATATGATAATCATTAACATCATCTTGATGATTTATTTGCCAAGCAACGCTTTTGTGAAATCTAAATGGAATCCATAATCCTAAAAGAATCATTCTACTAATCATAAATCCATAATATATTAATTCTTTGTTGTCTTTAACTATATCTAATTTTTTAAATATATATGAATTATCATCCATTATTTCCAAATATTTTGCACAAAACTCATTACATAATCTTGTAAAAAAAGTTTTCTTTAGTCCACCAGCATCTATTGCAACCCCCGATATTATATTTTCCCTTATTTGTCTCGGGAACCTAGCTAAGTTTATAGCATGATAATAATCTTCTATATTCATGTCAATATCTATGGGCATTCTAGTACCAGCTCTAAGTACAACAGATTCGGTATGATCTGTTTTAGGTGTAAAAACATCATATTCATTTATTTCATTAATAATATTTTTAATCTTTTTAAAAATTCTACAATCCAAACCATCTTTCATATCAGGATTTAAACATAATTCACATAATGAACTACTTGAGTATTCAAAGGTGCCAGGATCTACACGTGTAGCAAGAATTTGTTTTAATTCTGATTCTATGATATTGTAAATGGTCTGATGTTTTGCATAAGTAGATATGACACACTGTATAATTTGTTTCTCCCAATTTACAAAGAGTATAACTTTACTCCCTTCAATTAAAAGTGTCGCTTGCGATACAGTTAATTTTGGTTGTAATTCAGTATATTCAGCAGAGAAACGACTAATAAGATGTGTAACAAGTGTGTCAAAAATGAAAGCTAATGGTTTAGTAAAATCAAGATCATAACTTATTAAACAATCATCTTGGGTTTCTTTATCAAATCTAGGTTCTGAACAACAATGTCGCAAAAGCTCATAATATTTAGGATCATGTCCTAAATTTGTTATTTGTAGTGGAACAATAAGAAAAAATGAGTCATTTTTTATGTCTGGTATTTTAGCGCATAATTCAAGATATGACATTATTTCTATATTATAATCAAATAGATTTCTGCGATCTATCCATAGAAAACTTAGAAGCTTACTACTAATTATTCCACGAGTAGTCCAATTCATCCAATCTTCGCCATTTCTTAGTTCCATTGCTCTCCTATCTCGTCCAAATTGTTGTGTCCGTATATCTCGTATGAGATAAACTATAGTTTCATCTAACCACTCAATAAAATTATCTGGTTGATCATCAGGGTCTGAAAAAGCTATATCACTTGCACTAATTATTTTAGAGATTATTTGTTGTGCTGATTCTTGTGAAATATCACCACACCATTTTTTAATAAATGGTGAAAAATCAGTAGTATTTAAAATATATATTGCATTTGGTTTGAATTGTTTGTATTCAGCAAATATGCTTCTATCTATTTTTTTTGAATTTTCTGTTATATTCCATAAAAAATGTGCCTTATATAGATCAAATATTGTGTTTGCCACGTCTGACTCATTTGAAATTTCATAAAATTTATCAGTTGATGTGAAAATTGATTTTAAGTTAATATCTGTGTCAAATACTTCTTTAACAGATTTATCTATTTTAATGGTAAATTTAAAATTAGTTCCGCCTGATTGATTATATATTTGTTTTAAAGCTAAATATTTACTTTTATATTTTAAATATTTTAAATACATTGATATATATATATATATACTTTATTTTTTAAGCTTTGAAAATAAAATAGCAAATTTGCATTATCATAATTAGAAAATTGTGTATGATATATTAGTAATTATTAAAAATAATAAAAATTAAAAATTGAAATATTTTATTTTTAAGATTTGTTATTATTTTATAAATGACACCAATGACTAGAAAGCACAAGAGACAATTGGGTATATCTCATTTAGTATCATTAACAGATTTAAATATAAATCTGTTATTAAAAATTACAGATAATAATGCAAAATATATATCAAGATTATGTAGAGTATGTAGATGCTTTAGACATATTACACCTGTGACAAGTATTACATTTAATAATATTAAAACTAGTGATATTATTATACCATCATTACTATTATTTCTTTCTAAAATAACACATATAAAAGAATTTACTTTTAGTGGAAGTTATATGAAAGATAATATATTAGAATTAATTTTACAAAATATGACACAGCTTACTAAAATAAATTTATCATCTAATGATATTGTTCATCCTAAATGGCTTAAAAATATGCCACAACTGACAGAATGTAATATGGCATATAATTTACTAGGTTATATGAATTCAGATATATCATCTATAAGATGTCTATTTAAAGGCAATCCAGGACTAACACGCGTAAATCTAGCAAGCAATTTTCTTAATGCAAAGTGTATAATTGCATTTGCAGATAATCTTAAAGAATTAACTCAACTTACTCATCTTAATCTAAGATGTAATAATATTAGATTTGAGGGTGCATTTGCACTTGCCAATGTGCTTAAAGGTTTAAATCAGCTAGTTTGGATAGATATTAGTGAAAATTATATGACAAATCCAGGTATAAATATAGTTATTGAAAGTATTACACATAATATTGAATATCTTTATATTGCAAATAATGCACTTACAGAAATGCCACATATTGAACATTTATCCAAACTGTTGTTTCTAGATGTATCCTATAATACATCTTTACATACAAGTCCGCTCGCGCATTCACTTATACCTTCTATTACTTTTATCAATTTATCACATATTAGTTATATAAATATATTAGAATTAGTACATATTTTTGAACAGATGCATGGACCTATTACTATAGAACTAAAAAATAATCATATTCCATTAAAAGAAGCAATGAGATTACTATGTGCTCTTAGGAATATAAAAACACATGTAAGTATAAATTTAATAAATAACCAATTAGATTTATCTGATAAAACATATATTGAAAAATTTGTAAGAAATATAAATAAATTATCAAATAATAATTTTACTTTAAATATATAATAATGAGATAGCAACCACTAAACAAAAGTTTCCTGGTCCATATTCCTTCATTGTTTTTAATTTATCAGTTAATTTATTTCTATCATAATCAGGATATTCTTTACGATATGTATTATATGATAAATTAGTAATTGTTAAAAATAATAAATATAATAATTCTTCCGCGGTTCCTACATCTTTGGATGTGTTATCTTCAGAAGATAATTTGCTTTTTAATTGTTTATGTCTCCTATTATAAAAATTATCATCTTTTGTCGCGTCATGTGATGCTATAGCTTCATTAACACCGTAAGAAATAGATAACATATATGACATATATATTATTAATATCATAAACATAATTGTTTTTTGATTGAATGGTCTTGTTAATAATATATAACCAAATAATATAAAATTAGATACATTGTCAGATACACAGTCCAATGCCATACCTACATCAGAACTCATTGAATATTTCCTAGCCATCCGACCATCTACACAATCTAATAAATAACCTAATAAATAAGATAAGCAAGCATACGCTCGTTTCTCTTGATGTAATAAATATATTGAATACATTGTGAAAAAGGTACTTACTGATGTAACCATATTTGGTGTCATACCTAAATTATACAAAGGGTCAACCAATTGTTTTGCTATTGGTAAAAATACTTGATTATCACTCCATGATTCAAATAGCTCATCATCTCCGTATTTATCTTCTTTTTTATTATCTATATTAGACATATTATATTTAATATAGATTTTATTTTAAAATACTTTTATAAATCGCGTATCATTAATATTTTCATTATCAATGGGGTCAATTATTGTAAATATATCTTTTTGAACTTTTAGTTTAACTGCTTTATCACGTTCATCTTTTGCATCCAGGTCAGGGCCTTTATTAATTTCCATTAACGATGCTTCTAATTTTGATGTAGGGGCAACATCACAACCAAATAATTGAAATCTAATATGATTATCTAATTTTGTATTTTTACATATTTTTTTACTAAGTGCTTCCATAACACCACTCATTAAATTATTAACTGTATTATCCCAATAAAATCTCTTTTCACCTAAATGATTCCTAAAATCTTCTAATGTTAGTGGATTTTTATCATATATAGATCTATCAATATATCCAGTTGTAATATGTTTATTAAATGTCATATCATTTTCATCATAATATTCAGGTGTGTAATATAAGAAACCGTCTTTATGTAAATATCCTTCAATAGTATTATTTTTACATACAATAAGCAAATAATAACGAAAGTTTATTTTATGTTTGCTAATTAAATAAGGGTCATATTTATATTCTTGAACTAAAAACCAACCTTTCTTAATACCATTTATAATTTCATTGTAATCCCGTGTTATTTTTAATCCTTCTTGTCTTTGTTCATAATTTTTAAGAACATACATTTGCTTTGGATTTATTTGTAGTCTTTCCTTAAAATAATGACTAAATCTTTTTAAATCAGCCGGTTTATCTAATAAAAATGACTCGGGCATATACATATTAGCTTTATCACCATAATATTCTTTTAATAATTCCCATAAAGCCATTTTACTTCCAACCTGGTCACATCCATCAATTAAAAATATTTTCTTTTTTGTTGTTTTATTTTCAAATGCTAAAATATCACTTTCACAAGAATTATATGAACATGGTATAAATATATCAAATTCTTTAGTATTCTCTTTCATTTGTCTTTCATTTAATACTTTTTGTAATAATTGTGAATAATTACCACATGGTGATTTATAATTACTAAAGTGTTCAATTTGTGAATTATATTGTAAAACAAAAATTACTATTAATATTAAAAATATTATATATAATTTCATTAATACAGCTAAGAAATTTTATTTATTATAGTTTAAATTTTTTAATCAAATATAAAATCAAACCAAAAATAAGTGTTCTTAATAATAAATTTGGATAAGGACTTTCCATTTTTTGAAATGCAGGAATATAATTATAAATTATTTCAATAACAATTTTGTTATTTAATAGCATAAATAATAATATACTTATAAATATATCTCGATGAGCCATTATACCTTCCGAATATGTATTGGGTATATATTCATTTTTATCTTCATTAAAAGATACACGTGATGTGCCAAGTACAATATCTAACGGTTGCATGTCATGTTTTTTGTGAGAAACTATTGGTAAATTATCTAAATCAGTTTCTAAAGTTCTAATAAAATTATTCATTGGACGATTCATTTGTTTATGTTTTTTTGGTTTATGTTCTTTATACATCATAGAACGTTTAATTTCATAATTAGTATTATTATTTAATATTGGTGTTATATGGCTATTTTCAAAATCACTATGATGTTTGTGATTATTATTATGTTTTTCTAAAGTAGATTTATTTTTTAATTGAGAAATAGGGGTGCTCATATCATCATTTAAATCTAGGTCAAATTCTTCCATTATTATTATTGTAGATTAAAATTTTTTGTAATAATATAAACGGTTATAATTTTTTATGGTTAACCATAATATAAATTAACATTTTAACAGGATAAATAAAAATAAAATTATTTTTCTTTCCGTTGCACTGTAACACCTGTTTAAATTGTGATGTTAGAGTTCGCCGAGTGGCTTTTCTGATGCTTCCTGTGCTTTCAGTGCTTCCCGAGCTACCAGTGCTTTCAGTGCTTCCCGAGCTACCAGTGCTTTTAGAGCTGCCAGAGCTTTCTCAGAAAACGCATGTGCTTCTAACACGAATCTCTCTGCATCTTTTTCCCCCTGCGTTCCTTTCCAAATAGCACATGCATGTGCCTTATTGAGTTCTGCTACCCCTATTATGCCTGCGGCTTCTTTGAGACTTTTCTGGAGAAGATCGAACGAACCCTCCCTTTCGGCGATTTCTAAATGACTAGCTGCGTCACTTAAGAGGAAGGACATTATATCATTCCTCTGTGTTGTCATCTGTTTCGGTGGCGAGGTGGTGAGAATACTAATTTATCTTTAGATTAACCTATTATAAACTAAATATTTCAATTTTTTTAATTTACTATATACCACTTATTATTTTATTTTTTCTAGTGAGATTTAGATATGTTCAATCGCTTAAAATTATTTTGTAATAATATAAACGGTTAATATTGATACTAAACTACATAGTATAGAACCCCATATAGTATCTTTAATTGATTCATTTATACCATATTCTGCAATAGTTGCTTTATTAGTCCCATTATAAATACCATACACAATAAATCCAAATATAGCACCACGAATACCTATATCATTTAATGATTTATTAAGATTATCTTTAATAACAAAATAATAGATACCAAATATTAAACATATATAGGTAAATATAGCAGGAGAAAACATATCATTAACTATTTTATTTCCATTAATTCTTAATAGTTGTTTATTGTACATTTCATAATTAATTTTTGTTATCATTGGAATATCAATAATTAATAATAAAAATGAAATAATAATTAATAATTTAATTTCTTGATTCATTAATTATTATTAGAAAAATTTTATTTAGATTTATTCTAAATTGTCATATGATCTAAATCTCATCTTTTATAAAAGGTCCGTAAAATAACTGTTTAGACTTTCACTGTGTTCTATAAAAGATTTTTATAAAATTTGTTAGAAATCATTCAAACGATTATAATATGCACCCATTGCTATTAGTTTTTCATTATTTCTACTAATTAAATTACTTGTCCCATTATCTCGAGTAAAAATATATAATTCAGCAGTTTTATAAGGTTTAATAGAAAAAGTAATAGTTCCATCTCCAAATGTATACTCAAATTCCCCAACTTTATTTGTATCTATATAGTTATTTAATGCTTCTTTTTGATAATCTCTTGCAGGCGTAGATACAAACCTAGAAGGATCGCCCTTATCAATCAATATATATACATCGTCATTTGGCGCCCCACCTGACAAATTTTTTAATTTTAAATACTTTTTTTTGTATTTAAGATACTTAAATTCAAAAGACATTTTATATATAATTAGTATTAGAAAAACTTTGTTTAGAATTATTAATATAATATCTAAAAATTTGTTTAGAATTATTAATATAATATCTAAAATTTTATTTAGATTTATTATAATAGATTAAAAATATAATTTTTTACATGTGCTAATAAGTTATAAAATAAATGATAATTAACCATTATATAAATTAACATTTTAACATGAAAATAAAAATAAAATTATTTTTTTCTCATGTAAAATACAGTGACTGTGTGTTCACGATCGGTGTAGTCTAGTGCGCACTAGTGCAACCGTCGCAATTTCTCTATCCACCAGGGCGATCTCGGCATTCAATGCCGCTATCACGCGCTCTCCACACTGGATCTCGTGCATTTTTTCACACCCGTTGAGCAGGATGGCTTTGTAATAAGTCAATGCATCACCTAACTTATTAAGATTGCCCAACGAGGGGGTCTCTTTGTATTTCGCGCGGTCGAGTTCGACATCTTCTGCCGTATTGTATACCTCTTCGGCGAGCAGCGATATGTCCATTTTGCAGTGGATTCTTACAAAGATTTTTCTATTAAGCACCACTATAAAGTTATTATTTCAATTTTTTTATTTACTATAACTGGTAATAAATAAACAATTAAGCACTTAATTTAGATTTATTATACATAAGATCTAAAACTTTATATTTAGTATAAATTATTTTTCTACCTAAATGATCAGTTGATTGTTCTATATATTCGGCTGGTGTTTTATAATCAGTTAATATTTTTGATAAATAAATAATTTTATTAACTTCATCTAATGATAAATGTCCTTTATATTCTGTTGATTTCATAGTAAACCAAATACATTTTTCAATATAACCTTTAACAATATTACCACCAATTTCTTGTCCAACCAATTTAGTGTTATCTATACAATACCATATATTAATATTATGATGTAGAAAACCAATTTCTATTTTTTTATAAGACTCATCATCAAAGAAAGTTTTTGCATAGTCTTCCATATTTTCAATTATAATTTCTTCACGCCATTCATCATCCCAAATAACTACTTTTGTTTCTTTACGATTTTGTAATATTTGTGCTATATCAGCTTTTTCAACATCACATAAACTCATAGAGTTTGAACCAATTGGTATATAATTTTTAAATAATAATGCATTTGAATAAATTTTATCATTATTAATATTTAATAAACTAGCAACTTCATTTTCAATTGTTTGATGTTGTGGTTCTTGTAATAAATCAACATATAATAGTTCATAAGTATAATTATGTTCTTCACATATAATTTCATTTTTAACATGTATATTTTTAATATCTGCATATTTATTAATATCAAAACTTTTTGATACTAATTCACTAAAATTATCTTTATTTATTAATACTGTATCAAACACATCTAAATCAATTATTTGTTTGGTATAATTAGGGTCTTTCCAAAATAAATGTTCAATAGATGAATGTTTAATAACTAATACCTTGTATAAATTATTATTCTCTGCTACTATATCAGCCTTATACCGATCTAAGTCCATATTATATATATTTATATTTATATATAAAATATTAAACACAACATAATCAAGTGCGTATTTATAATATTATCTTATTTAATTAATTTATAATAATAATAAAATATAATTAATTAAATTAAAAAAAATGTTAAGTAATTATAATGAGCACTAAATACGAAATAAATTCTTCTACATTTACACAATCTATTAAAAATTCAAAATATACTTATACGACACAAAATATAACACCAAATATATATATATTTGAATTGGAACTAATAGATAAATATAATAATAATAATACAATTAGATGTATGAAAACATGCAATCAAGGTACGCTTATTTCTTTTAAAGATAATATTAGATATAAAAAAATTAAAAATTTTAATTTATCAATTATAGATATTAATTATCCTGATAATATTATTAATATCCAAAATACTTTAGACCATTCACTTACATCAAATATTTTTATTAAAAATAATATTCATCTAGAAATTAGTTATAATAAAAATAAATTAATGTATTTTGATTATCATATAATATTTTAAATAATATTTTTATCCATTATTATTTAATGGTTAATGATAAAACTAAAAATATACAAAAAACTATAAATGCCGCTTATATTGCCTCAACATCTACTAATAATATTAATTCATTAGATGGCAAATCAGATGATTTAGCAGATAAGATTATTATTTCTACAGATTTAAATACCCCTTCAGAAACAATTATAACAAATGAAAAACAAAGTAATTCAAATGAATGTAATGATAATATAAATAATTGGACAAAATTATTTACATATTATTGTGATTGCGAAAAAATATGTACAGATAATTTAAATGTAATTGGTGAAATTAAAAATAATTTAAAAAAATTATTAGGTAATCAAAAAAAAGACGATATAATATTTTATAAAGCAATAATTGAAAATAGTTATTATTATTTATCTAATTGTTTAAAAATAAGAAAAATAAAATTTTTAAAAGATATAAATTATATATGGTCAATTATTGATACTCAAAAACAAATTGATGAAATTAATAAACATAATTTTACAACCTTAATGAAAGATTATAATAAAATGGTAGATGATATTAATGCTAGTAAAAAAAATAATACAGTATTAACATGGGTTAAAAATGATACGGTTGAAAATTTGCACGATTTAGAAAAAGATATTTATGAAATATTAGAATATCATTTTAAATTAATTAAATCATTATCAGAAATAATAGAACTTGAAAAATTATTTTATCATGGCAAATAATTAAATATAATATTAAAAATTATTTTATCACAACAAATAATATATGGAAGAAAAACCTCAAGTTAATAATAATTCTTTAGAAAAAGATTATGAATGGCGCAATGAACAAGAAAATATTCTTAAAAAGTGGGCCGATAGGTCTTTATGTTTTAAAATAATGCATGAAAGGTCTTATAAAAAATATTGGTGTTTAAATGCATGGTATAATATTCCTGTTATTATAATATCTACTATAACAGGCACTGGTAATTTTGCATCAGGTAGTTTTGGTCCAAATAATGAATATATTATTTTCATTTTAGGAGCCTTTAATATTTTTGCAGGTATACTTGCAACTATTGCTACATATACTGCAGTTGCTAGAAAAGTGGAAGAACATCGGTTTGCAAGTGTTGCATGGGATAAGTTTGCTAGACGATTACAAATTGAATTAGCAAAAACTCGTGCTAATCGTGTTAGAGCAAAAGAATTTGTTAAATCATCTGCTGAAGAATATGATAGATTAATTGAAATGTCGCCAATATTACCAAATGATATTATTCGGTGGTTTACTAATATGATTAACACAGGTGAAATGGAAGAAGATATAGGTAATTGTGCAACATGTTGTTATGAATGTTTTTGTTTCCCCTATGGTTGTAGTTTTTGCTCTTGTTTTTCATTATTATGTTGTAGATGTTTAAGTAATAATAGAACAATAGAAGAAGAAATGGAAGATAAACAAATTGATCATGAAGTAAAACAATTATGGAAAAAAATTGAATTACCTGAATCAATTGGTCGTTTAAAACCAACTGAAATTGCAATAGAACCTGAACCACTAACACCGCCACCACTAGTTATGGTTGAAAATACGCAAATAACTGAAAAAAAAAATACAGAAAATGAGTATGATATATATAATATAGAGACCGCATCTAATTATGTTTAAAATAAATATGTTTTATTACATTTATATTTTTGTAATAAATTTGAACACATACCACATGATGCACAATGATTTATTTTGTTATTTACTATTTTACCAATATAAATTTTGCATTTTGATAAGATACATTTATTTTTAATTTTCATAATTGCATCTTTCTCTGCATGAATTGTATATTTATTAATTATATAAGAACACTGTTTGCATAAATAATTTGTAATATAATAATTATAACCAGTTGCAATAATTTTATTACGATATAATATTATACAACCATATTGTCTATCGCACGGACTTTTCTGTGCAATATCATGCAACATTATTGATATATCCATTAGTTATTAGTTGTTTATTATTTATTAATTATTATTTATAAATAATAAAATCAATTTTTTAAATATTTAAAATTAGAAGCATTTCCATAATTACTTTTCATATTATTTCCATAATTATTATTTCTCATATTATTATTCATATTATATCCCATATTATTATTCATATTATATCCCATATTATTATTCATATTATTATTCATATTATTATTCATATTATATCCATAATTATTATTTCTCATATTATTTCCTATTTTTTTATTTTTTAAATAAATATATCCACCTACACCTGCACCTATTAATAATATTAATACTATAACTATAATAATTATAGTTTCTAAAGACATACCTTCATCTGCTGCAGCTGGTTTTGCGGCTGCAGGTGTTGCAGGTGAAGGTGTTGTTTTGGGTGGGTCTGGTTTCTTTGTAGTGTCTGATTTTGGAGGATCTAATTTTTTAAAAGCAACTTTATCAGCATCAATTTTATCTGATTCCTTTATTTTTGATGTATCTGCAGGATCTGTAGTCTTATTACCAGCATTAGCCGATTCTGATATAACTGGTGTTTTAGATGGGTCTGAATTACCTGCTGCACCTATAACTTTTTCTGCTCCTGCAGCAGCTAGTAAATCAGCTAATTTCATTTTTTCATCTACCCATGCCTGACCTTTTTCAGCTCCTTTTTTCTCAATTGCATCATAAATTTGATTATATTTTTTAGCTACTTTTGTAACCATTTTATTTGCAATATCACTAACATTTTTTTGGTCAAATACACATGTCATATATAATTTACCAACTGCTTGTTGCTCAATATCTGATATCTCTAAACGACCTCTTTTTGCTTTACTAAGTGGCTTATCAGTGTCATCTAGTTGTTTTGCTTTATTCATTGCAGCCATTGAATCACATGTAATATCTTGTAATACAATTTGATTACTTGCGGATGCACTTGCAGAACATGATGCAAAATTTGCTTGTTCTAATTTTGTTTTAATATCTGTTGATATATCATCTGTATCATTAATTTTAAATGATTCGTCTAAATCCAATGCGTTTTTAACAGATGCATCTAGTTCATATGAACTATTTACGGCACATGAATTTCCTAATGAAAACAATCCTCCGCCAGGACATTCACCTGCTAATTTTAATGCTTTATTTGGATCATAACCAGGCGTTGCTTTCATAAATTCATTTAATTTTTTAGTATTCTCTCCTTCAATAGCTGCAACATCAGTGCTACCTACTTTTTCAATTGTTTTATCAATTGAAGTTGATATATCATTTGAAATTTTACTTTGATTTGATTGTGATGATTTCATACTTGTTTGACTAATTGCTTGAGCATTCTGTCGCACACCTGATATTACTACATCATCACATTTAACATTTGATAACCATAATGTATTTGATGCACCAACTGCAGATGCGGCAGTTGCACTATTTTTTTGAACTACATCAGATGATACATTATTAACTAATTTAGTAACAGATTCAACTAACATTGATCTGTCTATTTTATTATTAGTTTCAAATGATTTTTTAATTTTTGTACTATCATTAATTGATGTATTATCAAATGCAAAGTGTTCTTTAATATTAAAATAATTATTTAAATTAATTATATTATCAAACATTATATATATTAATAGATAAAAAAAATCTATTTATTAATATATATATATGAATTTTGATAGTATAATTAAAATAGTTTTCCTTTTTGGTATACTTTATTTATTTTTTAATTCTGCTTTAGAAAAATTTGCTAATAATTTTGATTCAACTAAACCTGCAAAATTTGCTTTAAAAGCTCCTGATGATAAATTATATTATCTTGTTAGTTATTTTGACTTAAATGATACTTATAAAAAAATAGTTTTAAATAATTACATAACTCAGCTGGCATTAGATAAAACAAATAAGACAAATATATTAGAAGCATCATTCTTATCTGATGAAAATCAAATTAATTTAACTAATGATAAAGCACTATCTATTACCTCTGCTGATTTTAATAAAACACCTGTTTTTATTATTTCAGCAGATGATTTAACTACATATACAAAATCAATATTAACATTTTCAATTTTACCTGAACAAGGATATACTATATTTACACCAGTTAGTGATCAATATTTATTTTATAATCCAAAACGTAATATATTATATTATTCACTAAAAGATATTGATAATGGTGGAATACATATTAAAACACCCGGGACAATTCCAGCAACTGGAGAAATTGCGGAGGTTCAAACCGATAAACCTATTACCAATTTAACACCTGCTCAAATTGATGTATTTAAATATTATACTTTAAATACTGCTACACCGGGAAGTTATAAATGGATATTATCCAATTAAAATAATTATCTAATTAAAATAATTATTTAATTAAAATAATTTTTTAATTAAAATAATTTTATATAGTAATTATATAAATGAATATAGGTATTCCAGGAATGAATTTAGGTATTACAGGAATTAGCACAGGAATTAATACATTTGCTATGAAAGAAGAATTTTTTAAAAAATGCAAAGTAGATAATATTTTATATCCAAATTTAGATGGATTAGGCAATCAAAATTTTAACACATTATGGCCATTTATAGTAACAATAATTGGTATTATAATAACAGTATTTACATTTATAAAAACAAAACCTATAATTGATGGCACAGAAAAAGAAAAAGAAAAACAAAGACCCTATTATATTTTTAGTTTAATAGTATTAACTGCATTAACTGCATTATTTGGCTTTTATGGAATTTATTTATATATTTTTACATATTTGCCTGAATCTAATAAATGGCTAAATAGTTTATCTCCAGACTGTCAAACTAAACGTGAGTCAATTGTAGTTGCACAAGCAATGCAAAATGCACAGGATGAGTTATTAAGAGAACGTATACGTGTATAATTATCCAATTTATATAGAAATTAAAAATAAAATATATAATTACAAAAATAAATTATATAATTACAAAAATATATTATATAATTTATTATATATGGGAAATTCAATTACTAAAACAGATGTTGATAAACGGTTTAATGATTCTTTGTTAGCTCAAGAAATTAAAAAAATAATGATGGAATATAGTTATTCAGATGCCGACAAAACTAATGACCCGTTTAATCCTACGTATAAAAATATTAGACCTCATTTAGCAAAAGCATGTTGTAAAGAAGTTATAGCTCCTGGTATATCTTCAAAACCAACCAGTTTTGTATCCATTCCATTTCCAAAACCAGGAGATCTTACAAGCACTAGATGTAAAACAGATGGTGTTTGTTTTGATACTGAATACTATGGTCTTCAAATAGATGATGCACGTGATAAATATTGTGGTGGAACAGGAACTGCAGTTGGTTTAGCTGGTTATAATTTTAGTACTAGTCGTGATGGATTGGGAAATTCAATATGTGATAATTATATGTTAGATTATTGTGCTAAAAGTTTATATGATCAAGGATGTCTTAGTGTAAAAAAAAATAGTGCTGGTAAATTAGTATCGCAAATTACAGACTCTAAAACTAATCCAATGTGTTTAAATGTTGATAAAAAAATACATTATGGACCTCCTGAATGCGAGTGCTTAAATTCTATGTTTGGACCTAATTTAAATACTCCGCCTGCTAGGCTAATCGGTGATAATTCGAATAATCCATATGGTTTAGAGGGTTCAAATACAGTTACTAGTAATGATTATACTAAATATTCACTATCCGTTTTTAAACAAGGTAAAAACCTTCAAAAACCAAGGTCTCTGGATGTTAGATGCACAGAAGGGGCAGAACGCGGGGGTACTGTCAAGGCATCCGCCTATACATTATTTGGAGATAGCACTGCAGGATTAACAATATGTTTGAATCAAATAAATATAAATGATTCTAATATAGGTAATGCAAATCTTGAAGATGTTAAACAATCTAATAATTGCGGTGGAGGTGCTCAAGAACCTGCAAAAGAAGATATACCTGCAGTAATTAATCCAGCAATGAAAGAAGAGGCACTTGCAAAAGCTGATGTAGCTGCAGATGTTGCCAAAGCCAAAGCTAAAGAAGAAACAGCAGAAGCTGCCAAACCTAAACCAACTGCAACAACTACACCTGCAACAGATACATCCGCTGCATCCGCAGCACTAGCTGCACAACAAAAAGCCGAAGCCGCTGCTAGAATTGAAGCAGCTGCTAAAATAGAGGCAGAAAGGAAAGCTAAAGCAGATGCAGATGCAAAAGCTAAAGCAGATGCAGATGCAAAAGCTAAAGCAGATGCAGACGCCGCAGATTTAAGAAATAAAATAATAATAGGTGTAATTATACTTGCTGTTGTAATTATAATTATAATTATAATTGTTGTAATAAGTTCAAAAAGTGATTCACGAGAACAACAATATCAACCAATACAAATGCAAATGCAACCAATGCAACAATATCAATACCGGAAATAAATTATAATTATTACACCCTACCGGAAATAAATTATAATTATTACACCCTACCGGAAATAAATTATAATTATTACACCCTACCGGAAATAAATTATAATTATTACACCCTACCGGAAATAAATTATAATTATTACACCCTACCGGA